CGTGAAGCTTCGCCAGCTGCCACCACCCACGATCTTCTTCACCACCGTCGGTGAGCGCCTTGTGGACGTAGGCGACAATCGCGGCTGCCGTATCACCAGGCTCCTTCGGCGTGAGTGGTCCACCGAACGCGGTGTACAGGATGCAGTCGTACTTCATGCATCCTGTCGGCTTGTGCTCTTCGTGCGGGCCTGCGATCACGGTCACCATACGAGACGGACGCGGAGGTAACGAGACCGTCCGTGACGGATACGTGCGGTTCCCACGCAACGAGAGGCGCGAACGATCCGCCATCGATACGTCGCCCATGAGCGGACCGTAGAGACCACACGGCACGGTCCCCAATTCATCGGGCAGCTCGAACGTATCGATGAAGAACGCAGTGCGATCGGCGTAGCGTTCGAGGATGTGCGCCATCTGTGCATCGGTGATGCCGTGGTCGCGATGAGACTCTGCGTGCAGTGTCAACATGTGCCTGTTCCTTGTCTGGATGAGTGGTTGCTCTGGCAGTAGGTTGTGATCCGCCGCCCCTATATCGTGCGTGGTTGCGCCTCCGTACCAGAACGTCCATCCGGCGCTCGGCTTCTTGAACATACGGATCTGCACCATGAGATTGGCTTTGACCCACACGCTGAAGTCTCTCCCCTGCATCACTCCCCCATGAGGGCTAGACGTCCACGCCGCTCTTTTCTGACAGTCAATCGACCGTGAACGGCAGCAGCTCGACCGAGAGGTTCCACCGCGCGATCTCGCTATCGATGTCCATGTAGTTCTTGATGAGGAACGATGGCAGCGGCTTGCCCGCTTCGAGATCCTTCGACGCTTCTTCGAGGCGCTGACACAGCGAACGAAGCTCGCCAGCGAGGCGACGCTTCGCCGCATCACGTTCGGTACGCAGACGGCTCGCCATCATGCGCAAACGAAATTCGGGCTTCACGTCTTCGTCAGGGCTCGTTGGCAGCCAGCGCACCACGACCTCACGATCGGAGATGTCGACGTGCGTGTCAGCGGGACGTACCTGTTCTGCATCTACACGTTGAGGGGCGCCAGGCGGCAGCGGCCCTTTGCACCACGGCATGCCTCGTCCGCGACGCATCACGTAGACCGCGCCGTCGGGCAAGTCTTTCCACTGAACGACGTCTCCGACCTTCATTTCTTGGCCTTCGCTTTCTTCAACGCTTTCGCGTTGCGCTTGCCGCTACGTGCCTTCCAGATGGCGTCGACGAGCTTCACCTTGCCACCAGGCAGCTTCGAGGCGCCGACGATGTGCAACCACGAGGCGTAGGCACGCAGGTCGTCCATCGACATTTCGAGCAAGCCTCCCACCGTCTTCGTGTTGAGGCGACGCATGCGATCGTTCTTGCGCTTGTTCGCGAGACGCGATGCCGCCGCTACCCGAGCGTCATCGGGTGCGGGCACGGCGGGCGAGAAGTCGGCGTCATCGTCGTCCTCGTCCTCGTCCTCGTCGTCGTCATCGTCGTCGAGGTCATCGTCATCTTCATCGAGATCGACGTCGTCGTCCCCGTCGTCCTCGTCTTCGTCATCCGCATCGAGCGGGCTGAAGTCGACGACGGCTGTCGGACGCCCCTCATCGACGCCACCCTCGTCCTCGTCCTCGTCCTCGTCCATCTTCGTGTACGAGGTGTCAACCGTCGTGCTAGGCATCGGAGCCGAGTGGAACCCGACGACCGTGTACTCGCAGACGCGGATCTTTTGCGCCGAGTGATCCTTCGGGACGCTCACGACGTTCATCGGATCGACGCGGCAGATCAAGATGCGCTTGCCGTAGTCATCGTTCGAAGAAGTCCCGAAGCTATCCACGTACGCGAGCGCACCCACGTGGAAACCCTCGTCACAGGCGACGTCGGAGTCGTCACTGATCTGATTGCGGGGCATCTTGAGCACCTTGCCCGGCGAGTTGTCGAACGTGGCCGAGTGGAAGTCGAGCAGGTCGGGACGCACGCTCTTATACGTGAGGATGTGCCCGTCGTCTTCGATGGGGATGTGGCGGTGCTGCATGAAGTTGAAGAGCTGCTGCACCGAGCGGTAGCTCGGATTCAGCGCAAGACGCTCGAAGAAGCGCAGGTAGGGCTGCGGGCTCTCCCCGCTGTTCGCGCTGCGCCAGATGCGCTCTTGCAGCGACGGCGGCACGGCAGTACCGCGATAGAGAATCGTGTGCCCGTTTTCACCGACGGTGAATTCGGTGCCGCTGATCCACTTGCGCAGCGCGCCGGACGTGGAGGTCAACTCGCGCACGTCGTCCCACGAGCCTTGTCCGAGCTGTGCCTTGAGGATGGCTTCGGCGAGCTGGTTGTACTGCAGCGTGCCAGCTTGTGCGGTGAAGGTCTTGCCGTCAATGACGACGAGAATGCTCTGTTGCGTGTACGTGAATGGGATTGCAGTCGACATGAGATCCTCCTAGGCCGAAGCCTGTTGCGTGTCGTCTTCGACGTCTTCTTCTGCAGGTACGTTGCTGAGAGCCACGTCCATCATCTTGATGTAGACGCGCCATGCCTTCCGCTTTGCGGCGGCTTCTGCCTTGTCCTCGCGCCAGTACCCCTGCTCCCACAGCGCTTCGAGGCCGTAGTGTTTGAAGAGGGGATACATGCGCATGATCGAATTCTGCGCGTGCCACGCGTCTGACTCGGCGTTGGGGAGTAACCCGAGGCGTGCAGCAACCGCAGTGACTGCATCACGCTTGGCGCCCGACGGCAGCTCCTTCGAAGCCGTGCGTGCCATCGAGAGGTAGTCGATGAGCGGATGCTTCGCGCCGAGTTGCTTCGCGAGCCCAGTGACGATGGTATCGGTGATCGAATCGCCCTTCGCGATCGTGATCCATCGAAGCCATTGCACAAGCCCCACCATTTCAGGTGTGCGTAGCGTTTCGAGCATCTGCTTACGCCACTCTCGATACTCGGTGCCCGTGCACTGCGACTCCTCGACGGGCTTCTTCTCCGTCGACTTGTACGCGTACACCGCCGGCATGCCGCCGACTCCCAGCAGATTGAAAATTGCGGCGTCGCTCTTGTAGTCCTCGAAGAAGCCGCTGTACGGCTCGAACTTCTCGATCACCACGAACACGTCGGTGTCCTCGGGAACGCGTGTGACGACGTCCCAGTTCGCCGAGTAGCCGCCTCGCGTACGCTTGCGAATGCTGTGACCGTTGTACTGAAACATCGTCGCGCGATGCTTGTTGTTGTACGTGCCCGTGCGTGAGCCCGGCTGGCGTGGGTTGCTCCACGACAGTTGCGAGAGCTTCTTCGTCGGTATGCCGTCTAGCTGCACCGCATCGAGGGCAGCCTTGAGCTGCGCTTCGAGCCGCGCTAGCTCGATGTCGTTGAGTGGCGTCTTCGACGGCTTCAGGTACGCCTTCTCGTCGTAGTCGACGTTGTCCATGTCCGTCATCGAAGCGACGAGGTTGCGGTTGTAGCGAACGACGTAATCGTGCGGACTCAGCTCATAGCCCTTGAGCGCTTTGCCTGTGTCGTCAATGAGCAAACGAATATCACCGGTCACCGTGACATCGTTGGTCACGCTGCCGTCGCGCACGAAGTAGAGCTGCGACGCACGCACATCGCCGAACACCGTCACGTGCGCCTTCGTCAGAGCTTCCCACTCGCCAGGCAAGTCGAAGCCGATCTTGTGCAGCTGGCGTGCTTTGCAGCGACGAAGAAACCCGAGGGACGTGTTCGACTCCAGCAGCTTGATCGCGTGAATCACGTAGTCGTCGATCAACGCAGTGAACTTCGCAACGATCGCGTCCTTCGTTTGCTTGGAGTAGCGCAGCTCCTCACGCGAGGCGCTGATTTGCAGCTCGCCGATGTTGAAGGGCAGCACACCCGAGAGGTTCGAGAGGCAACGGTGAACACCCTTGTCCTCGACATCGAGCGGCAGCTGATCGAGACGAATGCGATAGGGGACGCACCCCATGACCGCGTACCACGTGCCAGCCTGATACGCATAGGCTGCCGTCTCGCTGACGAAATCGACGAAGCCGTTTGGCAGCACCGTGCGTTCAGCAGGCGGAGGGGGAAGCTCCACGTTCAACGTGGGGCGAGGAATCATGTGAACAAAGAGACGCTGCGCCTTCTCGACAAACTCGTCGACGTCCGACGGACGCACCGCGATCTTGACCTCGATGCCTGTCTCGTCGTCACACGGCTCGGTGTGCATGTGTTGCATCCGACCCTTGTCGGTCTCGTCGAGGCTCGCGATGTAGACACGACGTTCGCCACCATGACAGCTCGTGATCGTGAACTGATCGGCGTACGCGAAGGCCGACTTGCAGCCGATACCGAGCATGCCCACCGCGTTGTTGTCGAAGCGCTTGGTGCTCTTGCCGTACTGCGTGTAGACGCGGAACACGTCCTCGTGGGAGAGCCCAGGGCCGTAGTCACGAATCGTGAGCGACAGGTTGTCCTCCGTCGGCAGCTGAACGAGGATCGGCAGGTCGTGCTTGCCGGCCATACGATGCGCATCCCATGCGTTCGCGCTGTACTCGCGCAGCACCGCTAGAATGCGGTCCGAGTAGATCTGCTCGCGCAGGATCGACATGATGTGGCTGCTGTCGTCGACGGAGATGCCAAAATCGGCAGTCTCGGTGACGCCGCCGGTAGTGAGCGAACGGTCTGCGTAGTTGGGCTGCATGACGAGTTCCTTGTTCGAGTTGTCGTTGATGGGGCTGACAGTCAGGAGAGCGCTTTGAGCGCGACGAGCACACGAGTGGCGCGTTCTTCGTCGAGCACGAGCGTGATGCCGCCCTGCGTGACGTCACGGCGGTCGATCGTTGCCGACACCGAGAGCTTGCGGGCCTTGAAGGCTTCGTCGCCACCGAGTAGCTCGTACAGCTGAGCCGCGACATCGTTGAGGCGATCCTTGGTGGCAGCCATGTACGCGCGGGCTGCTTTCATCTCGTCGGTGATCCACGCGAACGTCAGTGCATCACCGATGCGCTCGACCTCGCCTGTCTCTACGAGATGCAGCAAGAACTGCTTGACGCGCGTACGTTGGCCCGACGTCGGCTCTGTGAGCTTCGCCCCGTCCCAGCTGAGCGCGTCGACGGCGGCGGTTCGCATCGCGTTGCGGCGATCCCACGGCGTGTTGGGATCAGGGTCGTAGCCGTGAATCATCAGCACGATGGTATCGATCTGCATACGAGCGCCGACCGTCGGGTCGCGCACATCTGCCATCTTCGCGCTCTTGCGCATGGCTTCACGAACCATCTCTACCGTGATGTCAGCGGGCTTCATGGCGGGTCCTCCGTGTTGATCAGAGATAGTCCTCGGGCTCGAACGCGTCCATGACTGCGTTGAAGCCGTCGACATCGTCGTGCGCGTAGTGCCAATCAGAGATGATATCGATCCCGTTGCCGGAGATGAGCCGCACCGGATGAATCGGACCGTCCGTTGGGCCGTCTTTGCTGAAGTACAGCCAGCAGTCGTCGAGGTTGAAGATCAGCTCCATCGCGCTCTTGGTATCGTGCACCTTCGTCTCGCGATCGAGATCGTTGAGGAGCGCGGGAGACCATCCGTGCTGAGCCATGTGCGCGCACAATGCCGCAACGATGCGACGCTCGATACGTCCGTTGACGTCGACCTTGCTGCCCCACTTGGCCAGCATCATCGCGTCGTGCTCCAGCTCGGGCACGTCTACTTGCTTACGCAGCTGCATCGTCCTTCCCCTCATCGGTGGTTTCACGCATATCGCCGTAGATCATCGGCGCGAGCGCCTTCAGCTCACACACGATCGCGTAGCGAGCGTGGTTGCTGTCGACGAGCATGGGATCGTTCAACGCGCGCCCCGTAGCCGCGATGCAATCCCAGTGATCGCACTCGTGACGGCACGGAAACACGTCGCCGCACTTCGTGCACTTCTCGTTCGAGCTACCACGCTTCATTGGTTGGTAGTCGTGCTCGCGGATGCGGCACTTCGCATGGAGTCGGCGCATGGCTAGCCTTTCTGGGCGCGTGCGTTGAGCATGGTTGCGCAACGTGCACGAGCCCTTGCACGTTCCGCCGGATCCTGCGGATCGAAATCCCAGCGGAGTGGGTCGCCGTACGTTGTTTTGTCGGGCAACGGCTCCCCCAGGGCGATACGACACAAGAAGTCCGCGACGCCGCGCGGCTTGCTCGTGCGCGCGCTGTAGTTCGCGGATTTGCTCGTCGGTGATCGTGTCGCCGGTCAGCATCAGAAACCCTCCTCGGCTGCGATCCACGGCGGCGCCAAACGCGCGTCTAGCTCGCGTACCGTCGGTCCGTGCATGCTATCGACGTGCTCGGGTACCGGCAGCGGCGACATCGGATCGGTGATGACCTCACGCTGCGTGCGCAAAGACCACTGAACCTGTCGTGCGCCTTCGATGCCCATGAACGGATGCATCAGTGCGAACGCCGGCAGCGGCCCAAACGCGTTCGCCCACGAGTAGTGGAAGAGCACCGTCGGCCGCTTCGTGTGCGGCAGCGTCAACACGTAGCCACGCGTGTGTGGTTTGCGCTCCGTGACTTCCTTGCTGATGAAGGAATCCGGCGAGGCGAACCAACGTGCGACGTCGCGATCCTCGCTCCACGAGAGGAACTTGTACTCGTACTGGTGCTTGAATTCCTCGCGAGGGTCGAGCAGCAGGCCCCGGTACAGCTCACTGTTGGGCAGCGGGAAGCGCTTGGACAGCTCGTATGCGACGAAGTAGATGTCACTCGCGGCGGCGCAGAAAATTGCGTCCGCGTCTGACAGACGACCAAGCACTGCGTTCAACGCGAAATTGATGTACATGCTCTGAGCTTCACCGATGCGCATGGCGGCTCCTTGTTCAGTTGTTGGTTGCTGCATCGAAGGCACGAATCGTTCGTGCCCTTGAGGCAACAGCCGTTGTCCTTGGCTGTTGAGGTGAACCTATTTTCGATGGCGTTCGCAGACACTCGACCGGGACTGCATCGAGTGCGGCCCATTGCTGGGCTCGGTGCGCATGATGTCCTCCTGCGGGGCTTCCGCGTGGCTACAGCAACTCAGCCGTCACGGTCAGACGGACCATGACTGACCATTCATGTTCGTCAGCACCATCGTCGGTGGCGTGGTACATGCCGATCTTCAGCGGCTCGTTGAACGTCGGGTAGCTCAAGTAGTGGCGATTGGTGCGAAGGTCTCGCGTAATCACCTCACCACACGCTGGGCACTTCGACTTGATCACGATCGGCAGCTGCGTACGTTTGCAGTCGAGCCCGAACGGCTCCATCGTGACGTTCTCCACGATAGTGGTCACGACGCGCTCTCGTAGACGATCGTCACCCGATCGTCGTCGGCAGTCGCATCGAATTCGACGAGCGCCACCGAGTAGGGGAGCCCTTCGAGATGCGAGTCAGCCCACGCACATGCTTCGTCGAGGGCGTCGTAGCATCCGCGAGTGAGCACCGCGAACGGCCCCACGTTCGTCGTGGGGTGGTACTTCGTCGAGCGCTCGTGAACGTAGGGAATTTTGACCGTGTAGTACGGCTTCAGCTCCGGGTGCAGCATTAGAAACCGACCTCCTCAGCGAGCGTTGGTTGGTGTTTGGGCTCGGGGACGATTGCACCGAGGTACTCGACGTACGGGCAGCCCTTGACGTGAGGATTGCTCTCGCAGCTATGGCAGAGGCGAGGCGGTTCGGTCGGCGGCTCGTAGCCCGGCGCGAAGCGAAGCACGCCACACACCGCGCACTCCTGCACGTTCTTGTTCACGTACGCCGGATCGCGGTGCCCGCACGCCCACGGCTGCTCGAACCACTCCGTCGTCTGCGTGGTCGTCGTCTGCGTGGTCGTCATCTGCGGCTGCGCTTTGCAGCGCGACAGAATCGTCTGCGACACGCCGCGATACAGCTCGTGCTTCTTCACCGTGCCGGTGAGCACCACTGCATCGCCAACGTCGAGCCGCTCGCTCGATGCGCGCCACATGAACACGTGCCCGGTGGCGGGCGCCTTGAACAGGTGCAGACGAATGGAGCCGTACTGCCCTTGCAGGTCGACCGTCTTGGTCACCACGACGGGCACCGCCACCTTCTGGCCGATCGCACCGTAGAACCCAGCGTCGACGTGAGGCAGCTGCTGCTGCGGCATCGGCGGAATCCCGCCCTGCACGACCGAGACGGCACCGAAGTGCTCGCGTGCGGTCGACTCGACCCACGCAAGCGTCACGCCTGCGTACGCATCGAAGGCCCAGCTGCGCGACTGCCCATCCCACTGTGCACGCCCCTGCCGACGACACTGTCGGGCGACGGCGGCGAAGTTGTCGTTGTACGGCCCGCGCACGTGAATGTAGCGCCCGCCGCCCGTGAAGAAGATCGTTGCTGCGTTGGTCATGACGTGTGGTCCTTGTTCCGTTGGTTGGTTAGCAAGGGTCGACGCCTTGAAGGCGGGCGACCAGGTTGATCTCGTCGGCTACCTGCTCACGAGTGAACGGCTCGATGCTGGCCACGCGAGCGCACACGCTCATCGCGCCCGTGACATGACTGATGAGACGCTGGCGATCGTGACGGAGCCACCGCACCAGCACATCCTGCGCCGCTTGACTGCCCGTGCCGAGGCCCGGCGCGATGCTCGTCGCCAGCTCCTGCGAGACGAACCAGCGCAGGTACATCTTGCGTGCGTGCTTCTCGTCGAGCCCTTCGGCACGACTCTCAGCCTCGAACGCGAGCCACGTGCCGCGAGGGTCGTAGGGGTCGAGCGTGCCCGGCATGGCTAGTCGACCTCCAGCTCGATCTCGCCGCTGTCGTCCGCATACGGGGACGCGGTGTACTCGCCGCTGTCCTCGTCGCTGGCGTCCTCGTCCTCGTCGAGTTCGAGGTTCGCCATCATGACTGCGGTGTCATCGAGGAACTGCTCGCAGTACTCGCGGTGCGCCTTGATCTGCATGGCAAGCTGCGCCTTCTCTTCGTCGGCGAGCAGCTCCATGTAGCCCGCGACCACGACCTCGACCTTGCGCAGATCCTTGAGGCGGTTGCGTGCGACCTCGTCGGTGAGACGGGCTTGCCGTGCGGCAATGTCCTGCCCTTGCGTATCGAGCCCCGCTGCAATCGCCTTCTCGCGAGCGCGGTTCTGCGCGGTCACCATCGCGGCTTCGATGCTCTTGCCGACCTTGCGAACCTCGGCAGACAGTGCCGTGGACACGCCGCGCGACCACTTCTTGCCCGTGGTCGTCTCGCCGATGCCGATCTCGCGACCGGCGACCTCACGCACAGCCGTGAGCAGCTCCTCCAGCTCGCTCGTGTGCTCACGCGTACCGGGGACGAGCCAGAAGCCGCCCCAGCGCAGCGCCTTGTACGCATTGGTCAGAACGTCCGTCTTGAGCCAGCGGTACAGGTCGCCGACATCGAGCATGGCGGCATCCTTGCGCTCGGTGAAGGCCTCCAGCACCTTCGTGCGCATCTCCGCCGAACCACCGACGAAGCGCACCTCGTAGTGCTTCTTGCCGTTGGCGTCGGCGACGCGGACGAGATCCGCGATCAGTTCCTTGTCGCCCGACTTGGTAAGGTCGGTAGACATGTCGAGACGCTGCACGATCCAGCGGCTCTTGACCTCAGAGGGCCACTCGGTGGCGTTCTGGCGCTTCGCAGCGAACGCGTACAGCCCGCCTGACTTGAAGCCGGACATGATGCGGCCGAAGAGCGCTTCGTCCGTCTTGAGGCCCGGCACGAGCCCGCGCTGCTGGAACTTCTCGGGCATGTGCTTGACGAATTCGATCAGCGGCACCTTGTAGCCGTCCCACGCCGTGCCGGGCGAGACGATCAGGCCCTCACGCGAGTTGACGAGGCCCGCGATCAGAATGCGCTCTGCTTCAGCGTCGCGTGCGTTCTGCTCGTCCTGCGCCACCTTCTTGGCGAGCGCCTCCGCTTCGGCCTTCGACTTCTTGGCGAGTGCGGCAGGGCTGTTCGCACGGCGCCATGCCGTTGCCTCACGCGGCGTCATGCCCTGCGTGGCGTCGACGGTACCACCCGCGCCGAAGGCTGCCGGGGCGACGTTGTCGTTCAACAGCGTGACCGTGAGGGCCGCGATCTGCGCCTGCGTGTACTTGAAGCGAACGACGAGGATGCGAAGGTACTCGTCGGCGGTCGCCTTCTTCACACCGTTTGCGAGGGCAGTCACGTAGCCCTCGGCGTTGCGCCAGCCCACACCGAGCATTTCGCCCGTGGCCATCGAGCCGATACCTGCGCCCGCTGCGTTGTTCGCCGCTTCGGTGCTCGCGTTGGTGAGCGCACCGACGAGCGTACCCGCGTTCTCGATGGACAGCGTGGCAGGCTCCTCGGTGACGACAGCGGGCGCCGCCTGAGCAGCCTGGCGCTGCGTGATGGCGCTCGACAGCGAGCCCCAGATGAGGGGCCACGCGGCACGAACCTGTGCGAGCACGAAGTGATCGCGACGTGCACGCCACATCAGGCGCACCTCGTTAGCGGTCGCCTCGGGCAGCGCCTTGAACCAGGCGCCCGCTGCCGTGTTCGCGTCGTTGAGGCGCCCAGCGAGCGCCTGCAGCTCGGACAGCATCGTGCAGCCACCGACGAGATCGCGAGCCTGCTCCAGCGGCGTGCGCTGCGGCTGCGTGGTGGTGATCGCGGGGCCGACCGTGACCACCGTGGTAGTGGTCGGGGCGACCGTCGCGACCGGCTCCAGGTCCAGTTCGAGAAGGTCAGCGGCATCGTCGGCGGTGTCGGGTCCGTAGTTGCGAGACATGGTGTGCTCCTTGTTCCGTGGTTGGTTGCGGTCAGACGTTCGCGGCGTCCTACGCGGTGTGCTGCGCGAGTGTTCGTCGCGCGCAGCTGCAGGCTGCGCACCGTGTAGAACGCCGCCAGCGTCAGAGACGCTCTGCGGGTTACTGGTTGTCCGTGATGTAGCGAGCGAGCGCCGACAGCCGCGCTCGCGCCTTGGGCGTCTGCGCCCTGAGGGCGAGTGCATCGCAGCGTGCGGCCGCGTCCAGGTACGACCGACGGCCGAAGCCTTTCCAGGCCCACGCCGTCGCGGCACGCCGTGCGCGACGCTGACGCTCGGTACGGCTTTCGTACGTGAGCTGCTTGTTCGTCGGCTTCGTCGACACAGGTTCGCCAGCTACCTCACGCCCGTCACACACCACCGCGTTGGTCCATGTTCCAGACCAATCCGTGAAGCGACGTTGCACGAGATGCAAACCTGTGGCGCCAGGCGTGCCACACGCAGCACACGTCGTCACTGCAGCACCACCCTTCCGTTGCGAACGTCCGCGACCTCGACGACGTCGTCGAGCGTTGCCTGCATCGCCTCGGGCGCATGCTTGCGGCACGCCGTGCAGTAGCCATCGAGCCCGTCGACGGTCCAGTGCGAAGGCGTGCGCCTGCAGTCGAGATCGAAGCAGGTCTCGTCGAGCGCGGTCGTGATGAAGCGCAGCGAGAGTGCCTCGCCGCGAAATTCGAGTGTGAGCGCCACGGCTAGCCCGCCTTCGCTGCGGTGCGGCCCGCGATCAGCTCTTCGACTGCGATCGACACGTCGGTGAGCGCCGTGTTCACCATGATGAGGGCGTGCTCGCTATCGCCGACGCCGAGGCTATCGGCGAGCTGATACGCGTGCCCGGCCTTCGTGATGATTTCGGCCGCTTCCGTCGAGGGGTACTGCTTGAACAGCACGACGGCGGCGTCGAGCAGGTTGCTTGCCGTGCCCAGAGCGATCTCGATTGCTTTCTTGGTGACCGTGATACGAGCCATGGTGTGCTCCTTGTTCCGTTGTGCGCCTGTTACCGGGTGCGGGTTGCGTTCGTCGTCGCGTAGCTCGCGGAATGCGAGGCAATCGCGCCGAACATGACTGCGGCGTAGACCCACGCGTTGCCCTTGCTCAGGGCGTGACGCTTGAGGACGTCGCGGTAGTATTTCTGCTGTTCCATGAGGTGACCTTGCCTTGGAGTGGAGTGGTCTGCATTGCGTGGCCGGGGCCTGCGTTACCTCGCGTCGCAAGGGAAGGCGCGGCGATGCCACGTAAAAATTGTGCCCTCCGGTAGCAGCGTGCTTGCCGCTGCTATCGCAAGGCACACACGGCGCGAGATCCTGCGGGGACTCGTCGTGACGAGGGGCGTGCGTTGTGGTCGTTGGTCTGGGTCGTTCCAGCTTCAACCGCCCGACACGCTCTGCTCGTCGACGATAAGGCGCATGAATGCTCGTGTCTTGCTATCGACTTGCCGTTGTGTGCTTCTCAGGTGCCCCCCTTCCCTCGACTCACACGCGCTGTACGCCCCGGGTTTCTAGCCGTGGTCGTGCTTGTCCGCGCAGAGGCTGTTCCCAACGTCCCGGGCGTACGCCAAGGGTTGGAGCTGTGCGGCGGCAGAGGCGCACTGTGCTGGTCGCGGAAGAGACCGCACCGTGCGAGCGCTCGTGAGTGCCTTGCCCTAGCTGCCGGACTCGAACCGGCCAGCCACCACCGCGTCTATCGCAGTGCCGCACGTGGGACCGCGCTGGGGCGCGGGGTACCGATGCGGGGCATCAGAGGAGAGGGCTATTCGGTTGTCAGAGCAGCGCGAGGGGGAGCCAGGTTCCGGCCGGGCGCCTCGCCGCGCCTTCCGAGGAGACCCTATTGCTTGCCGCATGCCAGCATTACACCGGTTTACACCAGCATCGTAACTAGGCTATTTTATTGGATAAACTCGGATGATCGGCGCAGATCCCCCTCATGGCACTCGGATCGACTGTGGTGACTTGGTTACACCCGATCCCGGATCCCGTATACGAAACGCCACATCCGAGTCAACCGCTATCGGATCTCGGGGGCTAAGTACCGATTCTATTTGGATAAATCCGGGGATCCTTTCGGTTGAGCCCGAGCCTAAAGCCCTGTATACATGGACTCGGATCCGTATCCGGATCCCGTTCGGATCGCGCTCGGATCGCGCTCGGATGTCGTCCGATTGCCGTCCGACTCGCGATCCGAGCGCCCCGCCTGCCCTGCCCCCTACTACCGCCCCGGCTACCGGGGATCGCGCGCGGTTCCGATCAGCGTTCGGAGGTTGTCCAAATGGCCGAGTTGACCCACAAGCCCGTTTGTTTGCGGCTACAGGCCGATCTGGAGGCGTTCGTGCGAGACATCGCAGCGTCGCAAGGCATCACCGTATCCGAGTGGATCCGGTTGCTGATCTCGAATGCGGTGTATGGCCAAGCGCCCGACGTCGACGCTGGCTACAACCAAGGCCGTGCCTTCGGTCTCAAGCTTGCGCACGAAATGATCCGCAAGGCGGCAGAGCTGATGCCGCAGACGCACGAGGAAGCCGTCGTCTACTTCGGTCTCGCAGGTCCCGGCCGAGGACACCACGGCTAGTCAACAACGAGATCGAGATACGCCGCGCCTGCACCACTCGTGTAGACGATGAGCAGCGGACGACCTTGATCGTCGACGCTGGCATCGATCGCAAATGTCGCGAACCCCGATCGTCGTGCGATCGTCGCTCGCGCAGTCGGAAGCCCGACGACACCTCCGAGCAGCAGGGCTCGTGCGTGCTCGGGCGCCATGTACCCGACGGGAACGGACCCATAGCCATCGAGCCCAGCGCGTACGATGCGCTTGAGCGGACCCGCGACCGTATCAACGAGAAGGTCCGGCGAAGCGCCGCCGATCGTAGTGATCGTGACGCTTGCCGGACCTTCCGTCGCTTCGATCAAGTAGCGCAGACGACGATTGCCGACGAAGACAAGCGTCGCACGCACTGCTTACTGACCGATGCCACCCGGCATGTAGATGTCGAGGTACACCGAGCCCGCGCCCGAGAACGTGATGTTGAACGTCGGGTTGCCGCCCGAGACGTTCAGATCGAGGTTCGCGGTGATCGCCGAGCGCGGCGTGATCGTCGAGATCGCGAGCGGCATGTTCGTGCCGACGAGGTTCGTCGGATCATCCGATGCCCACAGCGCGCGTGCCTGCGCCTGGTTCAACGCGCCAGCGGCAAGCTTGCCGTAGCCGTTCGCGACCGTCTTCGAGATGGTCTTGAGCTGACCACCGGGCGCGTCGGTCTGGACGTCGGGCGTTGCAGCGCCCGAGCAGGTGAGGACGCCCGTCTCGGCGCCCGTGGCGGTCGCGAGGTAGCGCATGTGGTTGGGGCTGGCTTTGACGATCGAGAAAGTAACGGCCATGGGTCAGTTCTCCTTTGTGGCTCTACTTAGCCACGAAATGATTAAGAGATCAAACGACATGAGAGCTAACTCGCGATCTGATCAATCGCTACTCGCTATCTCTGCGTCAAGCGACACGTCGACGTTCGCTGGTGCTGATCAATTGCTTGACCGGATCGTAGGCCTTCTTGTCGACGAGCACGCGAATGTGCGCGACGAGATCGATGATGTGGCCGTCACAGAACGGGCACGGCATGCCTGCTCTTGCGATACCACCGATCTCGATATGGCACTCGATGCATACGAGCACGGGCTCCACCGCCCGTCGGGGGCTGCTATCGAAGTTCGGCGCGGCTGCGTGCGTCCCCTCGCAATCGAGCTGCCCACACAGTGAGCATCTACGATACGAGCGCTTCGTCAACGTCGATGAGAACATCAGTACTTCACGCCCTTCTGTCGTGGATCCCACTCTTCGGGAATCGGGCGCCCATCGTCGAGCACCGTCGTCGGCGCTGTGCCGACACCATCCGCTTCGGCAGCGGGAATCACGACGCCGCTGTAGAGATCGAAGCCAGGATCACCTGGCCGCGTCGCACTCGATTGACGATGCGCGACGTAGACGTTGATGCGAGCACCACGTGCGTTCGCGTCTTCTTTGATCCAGTGCGCGACATCGATACACGTCTGCTTCAGCTCGGGCGTGACGATGTTGGGCGGCTTCTTGTTCCACGTCGTACCGTTGCGCTGTCCGGGAAAGTTTCCCGAGACCTCGATCGAGACAGTGCCGTTGTTCCAGCCGTTCGCGAATGCGCCGCGCACGTCCCAGTCGTGGAGCCAGATGACCTGGCAGTCGAGTGTCACGCAGACGTGTGCACCGACGGAATCGTAACGCGCCGGGTTCTCACCGAGGTCGACGCCAGCTTGGTGCCAGCACTCGCCGGTCACGTCCTTCATCAGACGCGACCTGACCTTCCATTCGCGCTGCGGGCCATGTGCCTTCATCGACATCTTGCGACGATCGTGGAAGGCCTTGCCCGGAAGCACGATGCCCTGTGGCGTAGAGAAGCGCAGCTTCTCGACAGCACGAAGGATGGGGGTGAGCATCACGGCTTGGGCTCGCCTTCGATGCCGAACTTCTCGCGAAGCTTGTTGAGCTTGCGCTCGTCCATGGTGCGGACGGTGTCGTGCATCTCTTGCAGCTCCAGGTTCACCGTCGCAGCGGGAACCTTGCCTTCGAAGCCTTCGCGCAGCACGTGTACGACCTGCGCGATCGTCGCGAGCGCTTGATCCGCGCGATCACCGCCGAGCTTGGTCAAATCGTGGATGACCTCCAAACCCTGGACGACGTTGCCGAGCATCTTGAGGCCGTTTTTCGCGATGTCCCATGCCGACATGTTCACTGCCCTTTCTTCTGGAAGGCGTTCAGCTGCTTGTGCAGCTCTGCCGCGAGGCGTGCGACCTCACGTGCTGATTTCTCGTCGAAGTCGGCCTCGTACGCTGCCATGACTGCTTCGAGGAACGTTTCGAAGAGTGCGATGATCTTGTCGCGCTGCTTCCAGTGCGCCTGAAGCGCGATGAACCCTTCATCGAAGGTCTTCGCCTTCTCGATGATCTCGTCCTGCTTCTGATCATCGTAGGCATGGAAGCCAACGCGTAGCGTGCTCACAGCAGCACGCGTTGCTTTGACCGCACGCTCGTTCGCTGCCGCGCCGCACGCCGCGAGCGCACCGAAGGCCAGTAGCAGCGACATGATCAACACAAGGACGTAGACGCCCTCGTACCGTGGATGAAGCCGCGAGCGCATCACGCGACAGGCTCCCCGCTGGGCATCGGCTTGGGCTCCGCGTCCTTGCCGCGTGCGAGGACTTCAGCGACACCCGTCGCCGACTTGCCCGCCGTGTAGCCGGTGATGATCCACTTGAGCAGCGATTCCCACTGATCAGCGGTGATGTTTCCGAGTTGGAACATCGTGGTCACCAGCGCAAGGCCGACGATCGCTACGATGCCGCGTTCAGACTTCCAGAGATCCGAGATAGCACCCATATGCGAGGGAGCCTATCACGTACTCATGACAACGCTGTCGGGCTCTACGCCCCTGCGGACTTGCGCTTCATCTTGCCGATCGCGACGAGCAGACCGAGACCGAAGACAGCCCCACTCGCGACCTTGCCCCACGTCGGCATCTTGCGCCAGAAGTCGCCGACGCTCGCCGCAACACCGCCGCCGCTGCCTGGCAGTGCCCACTTCGACGTGTCGATGGCGGGCGTACTCGTGTAACCACCACCACCGCCGCCACCGCCGCCACCAGAGGCGACTGCAGGCTGCGGGGCAACCGGAAGCCCGACGGCGTTGGCATTCTGGTTCAGGTACGTCGCCAATCCAGAGGCAGACGTACGCATCTGTTCGAGGTTGTACGAGCCCGTTTCGAGCACGAGCCGTGCGGTCAAGCCGCTCGCAGTCTCCGATGCACCAGGCACGTTATTCGCGACCCATGCCAGCGCTTTGAGGAGCGCGGAAGCTGTGAAGGTTCCGAGCTGCCCGTCGATACCGATGGCCGCGAAGCCAGCGTGAGCCGCAAAGCGGTTGATCGCGTTCTGAAGACTGACGACGTTGGGATCTGCGGCCATGCGGGCAGTGTACCAACACTGAATGTAGGATTCAGCTACTGGTCGATCAGCTCCGCAAACGGGCACTTTTTACGGTGCCGGTAGGGCTTCACGTCGATCCAGCCGCCCTTACCGCAGTCCTCGCACCACCATACGCGTCCGGCGTGGAAGAACCCGGCGATGCATAGGATCGCGCGGATCTCCAACTTCGACGGCATTACCGTGGAGCAGACGTCGGCAGCGTCCCACCGAGGGGCGGCGGAACAATCGGCGCCGTGCTGGATCCCGGCTTGATCGCACGAAGCTGTGCGACCCAGTCGATCACGACGTTCCACTCGTGATTCATGCGGCGCTGTTGCACCTCGGGCGCGAGCGCATTGAATTCGTTGGGCACCGTCGGCACAGCGTTGACGGCCCAATCGCTCTTCACTCCGTAGTGGTCGAGCTTGTTCATCTTGCGCCACTCGGCCGCGAGGTAGAGGAACGTCTCCGCGACGAAGAACCGCCGATGCGTCGGATCTTGGAAGCCACGGTTGCTACGCCCGTTCGGCACGACGCACGTCATCCAGCCGTCGGGAACGATGATGCGATGGCACTCGTCGAAGAAGCGGAACATCAGATCGACGCCCTCGCCGTACGGTACCGGATTGCCATCGTGATCGACCTCGATCATCGGGATGTGTTCGAGGAAGTGCGAGCAGTTCAGCTCAGCGACGGAGCTGTCCTCGAACGGCCACGGGAACTTGAACAGGTTGACGACGTGCTGCGCGCCCGACCAGCGATCGACGCACTCGAACCCCTCACGTGGGTTTTGCCCACCCGCGAGATCGAGCTTGCGCGTGATGACGGGACCGGCGAGCGTCGGCATGATCGGCGCAGGCGTCGCGGCACCATGGCACTCCGCGAATGGCTTGGCGCTACCACACGGGCATGCCGCTGGCGTTGGTTGCTGGATGGGCTTCTTCGAGGGCTTGTTCTTGTGCTTGGCCATGTTCTTCTCGTGTGTCTCTGGTGTACGCGCTGGGGCTGACGTTCATGTTCAAAGCCCGAGCCACTTCGGGTTGGCGAGGTACCACTTCACGGTCTTTTCGAGCGACTGCTCGATGCCCATCGGTCGCTTCCAGCCCAGATCGCGGATGCGCCGATCCTGCATCGCGTAGCGCAGATCGTGACCTGGGCGCGAGCTGTGGAAATCGACCAGCTCGTAGTGCAACGGCTTGCCGACGAAACCCGCGAGCATCTGTGCAAGGTCGAGGTTCGAGATCTCGCGCTCGCCGCAAACGTGCAGCTTGAGCGGCAGCGTAGAATTCGGGAGCGAGAGCGTACCAAGATCCCCCGGGGCAAACGCCTCACCATCCCGTCGGATCAGAAAGCCCAGAGCATCGGCATACGTGCGGCAGTGCAGGTAGAAGCGTGTTCCGCTGAACGTCTTCGTCGGATCGGCGTGAATCAAAACCTTCTCACCGAGGAGCGCACGACGAATCACCATCGGGACGAACTTCTCGTGGTGCTGCCGCTCGCCTACGAGATTCATCGTGTTGACGATCGTGATCGGCAGCTTGTACGTGTTCGCATATGCAAACGCGACCATCTCGCTGCCCGCTTTCGCTGCTGCATACGGGTTCGCCGGACGATACGTCGCTTCTTCGTCGAAGCCCGCCACGTCTTCACCGAACTGCGCCGGTCCATAGACCTCATCGGTCGACACGAGGAAGATGCGTTTGAGGTTCTTGAGGCCACGTGCCCACCACAGCAGGTGATGTGTACCGATCACGTTGCTCTTGAGGAACGGCATCGGGTCGACGATCGAGTTGTCGACGTGAGTCTCTGCAGCGGCGTGGATGATGTAGTCGACGTCGCCGACTTCCTGCCCCACCCCGTCTGGGACCGGTTGCGTAAGATCACAGCCGATGATCTTCACCCGTGGATGCGTCGTCGCATCGTTGATCCCAGAATTAGTTCGAATGTCGCGAAGGCGATCGTAGCCAGCCGACGCGTAGCTGAGCTTGTCGAGGATGACAATGTTGTGCGCCGTGTTCTTGAGCAAGTGCTCGACGATGTGCGAGCCAAGGAAACCGCAGCCGCCCGTGATGAGAATTCGCATCGACTACGGGTGTAAACGATGGGGCTGACAGTCAGGTTTACCGTCGAGGAACGGTGTAGTCATGGACGACGCCGCTGTTCGATGGCGGCGCAAACCAGCCCTGCACCGTGATCACCATCCACACGAGCACGCGCATCTTTTCGAGGCGATGCATCAGTAGTTGCTCTCAGCGGCACGCACCATCTTCGTGATCGTCGATTCGATCAGCTTGTTCGCCGCATCGGTGGTGATGTGCTTCTTGACGGCTTCGGCGATGGCGGCATCGAGCTGCTCCGCAAACATCTCGCGGAGCATGCGCTCGGCAACACCAAGGACGTATCGCTTGATCGCGTCGTCGATCGGATTGTTGTATCCGCTTTGCAGCGTCTTCTGTACAGCTTCCGAGATGACCTTGCCGAGGCCAGCCTTGATCAGCTCGTCTTGTACGAGCCGCTCGATGTCTTGTGCGTTGATGTTGATCTGCATCAGTTCTTCGTCCCTTTCATGAAGACTTCGAAGGCCTCGATGCACGTGTCACAGAGATCCTTCGGCCACTTCCCCTTCAATCGGCCGAAATTGGCCAGGCGATCCCACTTCGGGGGCCACTTCGGGTCGGCCTGCCCTTCGCTGTCGACCAGCTCGGTCTTACCGCACCGATCGCACTGCACTTCCATCTTGGGCTTGAACCCCATCAGTACATCGTCCCTGTCTGCAGGTCGAGGTGCCCGACCTTCACGCGCATGTCGACGCCGAACCGCTTGCCACGCTCCTTGGCGTTCTTGCAGAAGTAGAGATCCTGCGTGAAGCCTTGCGTACCTTTGCCTTCGACGATGTCTGCGACCGTGACGAACCACGGTGCGGCAAGCTCCTTGAACAGCTCCATGCGATAGAGTGAACACCCCATCGCGATGCCGTTGACCTCCATGATTTGGCCCTTCATGAGCGCCTCACGAATGTCGCGCGGACGGAAGTCGAGGACACCGGTCCGACGGAATTCGTCTGCGTCACCGTACGCCATCGGCATGTTGACCTCACCCTTCGTGAAGTAGATGCCGCTGACCGCGTCGAAACGGATGTTCGTGCCCACGCCTTCGATCGCTTCGAGAAGGCGTACGTGCGCATCGGGTGGCGGCACGTTGTCCGATTCCAGCGTCATGATGTACTTCCACGTGCTCAGCTCGGGATTGGCCAAGATGTGTCGGATCATGTTGTCGTACGCGACGCCAACCTCGTCACCGATGCAGAAGAGGAACGCACGCTTCTGGTTCATCGGCGTGATGAGGCTCTGCCACGACTGCACGACACGGTGATGAAACTTCGGATCACGCGACGGAACGATCACGATCGTCGAGTTGTCCTTGTACGTGCTACCGGGCAGCATGAACACGCGTTCGTAGCCGAGCCCGGTTTGCTTGATGTCTCGGAGGCGCTTGGCGACTTCGTCAGCTGAAACGTCCATCGCTTCGTGTGTACACGATGGGGCTGACGTTCATGCGATGATCTGAAAGTAGGGCACGTTCAGCTGAACACCAAGCAGCGGTGGGAGTGGTGTCGTGCTGACCCACTGTATCGTCTGTCGAATGTCCGAGATATGCACCGACGACGTCGGTAGCGTCGCTGCCGTGAACGTGCCGTCTGCCCAGTAGTGCGCATAGGTAGCGCCACCCGGGGCGCCCATGTATGTTGCGTCAGGCGCGGTCCACCCAGCGACACGTGTCTCAGCCGTACCTGCGATCGTGAACGTGCGGCTTGCTGAGCTGACAAGATTGGCTGTAGATCCTGTCATCGTATAGATCCCGACGGCGATGGTGCTGCTCGCCGTTGCGAGGCCGAACATGTACTGCCCAGGCGTGATGCTCCACGTCCCTAGCGCACACGAGACAATTTTTTTGGCGTCTGTAGCACCACCAAACACCAGCTCCAACCGTGTTGCAGCGATCGGCGCACCGATCTCGACGCGTTGAAACAAAGCCCCGATAGGAAGCGTCTGTGAGTTTGCTGTGCTCGTGTACTCACTGCCTGCCGCGCATGGACCAGGAAACCAACGACTGTTGTCCCAGAACGTGATCGGCACGAACTGCGCCGAGATACTGTTGCCGGTGATCCCGAACGAAATTCCACCGCCACTGTTCAAGACGACTGTTCCAGACGTAATGCGTGTAGTACCGGCGCTGATCGATTGGATGCCTGTCGTTGCGCCCGCCGCCGAGGCTGTCACGACATACGACCCGCCCGACGTTTGCATCCCAAATGAGACAGCACCGTTGATCAGCGCTACCGTGCCACTGATCGCACGTGTCGTGCTGACGGATACGTTGATGCCTAGTCGAGGCTGCTGCCGGAAGTCACCCATCAGAACGTTCCTGCAAGCTGCACAAAGGGTTGCATGCCATTGGTGATGATACCGTCGGCTACGATCTGCCCCTGAATCTGGCTGGGAACCACGCTCGTCGGAAGCGATGGGGTGCCAGTGGTGTAGTACCCGTACCCGAAATAATCGAGCGCGGTTGTTCCTCCACTATCGTACATGTTGTAGCGACCCGCCAAGGTCAGGTTACCCGTCGTACCTGCAACGCCGGAAATCGATCCCATCATGCCCAACAGATACTGTCCCGGCGTGATGTTCCACGTGCCGAGCGCTATCGATCGAAAGCGCGTCCCACTCTGCCCGGCGTACTGACTTGTTGCGCTCGTTGCAGTACCGCTGCTCCACGTAACCGCCGCTGTTGCCGAGCTGACGAGTGATGCAGTAGATCCACTCATCGTGTACAGCGCCATCGACAGCGTGAAGCTGCCAGCCGTCGAGCCACCAACAGATAGGTGCCCGAGCACATCAGCTCGGGTGGCTGTCAACGGGCGCCAAAAAATCACGGGCTGAAAGCTCATGTTGAGCACGGTGCTTTCACGTGCAATGCGCAGCACGGCACCATCCCCGGGGTAGTTGCTCCAGTAGCTCGTGTTGACGAAACCTGCTGTCAACGTCTGCCCATTCACTCCAAACGCGATGCCGTTTGAATTCGAAAACACGGCCTCGCCCGTCGAGATCAACGCTGTTCCCGCACTCAGCGCGATCGCTGCACCAACGACGGCGTTCCCCGTAACGTTCCACGAGCTGCTCCCAAAGCTCATCCCAAACGACACACTGTTCGAATTGGAAAGGACAACCGTGCCCGTGTTCGCCTGTAGCGTGCCTGCCGATACGTTTACGCCAACTTTCGCCATCAGAATGTCCCCGCAAGCCGGATGGTGGGGCGGATGTTCGTGAGCCCAGTACGCGTCTGGTTGATAGCGGTCAAATGCACAGAAGAGGGGAGCACAGAAGAGGCCGCTGAATAAATGCCGCCCGCAAAGTAGGGCGTGTGGTCACCACCGCCCGGCTCAAGCAACGTTCTAAAGAACGTCTGCCCACCGAAGCTGATCGATGCCGTGGCGCCACCCGTCGCAGAGACGAGGTAGCCAATGAGGTAATCGCCTGGAGTAATGCTCCACGTGCCGAGCGGCACCGAGCGGTAACGCCAGTTCGATTGACCTCCGTATGCCGACACTTGATTCGTCTGCGTCCCGTTCGAAAACGTCACTCCTACGCTAGCTGTGCTAGCAAGAGATGCCGTCGACCCGGCGAAGGTGTAGAGCCCCAACGAAATTGTATAGGACCCCGTGGCTGCAGCTGTCCCGGCCCAGTACATGTAGAAGTCAGCGCGCGTCGCGTCGATCGGAAACATGAACGCTTCACGAATCAACGTGACGTTCAATGTCGTGCTTTGCGATGCGATGCTATTGGGTCCGGGATACACCCCGTTGTGCCAGTAGTTCATCTTCGGCTGGCTCGCCGTCACCGTCTGGCCGTTGATGCCGAATTGAAGCGCACCGTTGTTCGAGAACGACGCCGTCGTATTGCTTACGTTGCTCGTGCCGACAGCGAGCGCAAGCTTCGCCGCTGCAGACGCAGACATAGTCAGAACGTACGAGCTAGCTGATGTCGCCATCCCGAACGTGACGTTGTTGCTATTCGAAAACACAACGGTGCCGGTTTCCGCTAGCAGCGTGCCAGCAGAAAGCGCAAGACCTTGCCGAACGTTCGCAAACGCATTCGTCAGTGATGCGTTGGTGACGAAACTCTGGCCCATCGTCTACGTCCGTCCGAGGCGGAACCACGCATTGACTGGATCTTGTGACCCAGACAGTCCGTGAAACAGCTGGCTATCCGCTACCGAATTTGGCAACGACGCCGACGTTGTCGAGTACACCCCGTTGAATTGATATCCGAGCGTAGAAAGCTGACTCGTCGCGGTCGACACGTTATTCGCGCCTTGAAACACGGCACCTAGACCATCAGCCTGCGATACGCCTCGAATCGAATAGTTCATCGAAGCTGTACCACCGAGCGTGTGGAAATGCAGTCCAAGCACATATGGCCCAGGAGTCAGCGCCGACATAGCCGTGGCGACACCAGTGATGAGGAATTGCCGGATGCCACTGACCGACGCTGTCGCGGTATTCGAGAAGCTTGCTGAGAAGCTGCCGAGCAAACTCATCGTCTGCGAATCGACAAGCGTATAGATCCCGACCGTCATCGAGAACGAGTTGGACCCCGATGTCGAACGACTACCCTCCCACGCGAAGCGATTCCACGCGAGGTAGTAGGGCAGGTGAAAGGGAATGAAGAACGGACGCTCGCTGAGCGCCGTCAGGTTCGTGACGTTCGAGATCGCGTGATAGCTGATGTTTTCGAAGTCAGGGTACGTGTATCCAACAGATGCCGTGAGTGTTTGTCCGTTGAGGCCGAAGCTCACACCGTTTGCGTTCGAAAACGATACCGTTCCCGTCGACGCTACGGCCGTACCCGCGCTGATAGCTACACCCGGATTCGTAGCGGATGCCGTGATCACGAACGACCCACCCGTCGTCGTTGCCATCCCAAACGTGACGTTGTTGCTGTTGGAGAGTACGACTGTGCCCGTCCTGGCTGTACCGGTACCGGCACCGAGGTTGATGCCGATCCGTTGGTTCGGAAATCCTTGCCCCATGACTAAGTGATCGTCATTCCGCTTGCGCTGAAGGTGGTATTGCCATCGGCAGACTCCACAACAATGAAGTCACCTGCCTCCAGAATGACCGGCGCGTTCATCATGTACGGATCGCCGAAGTCGAGGACGAGGTTTTGAATGATCGCGTTGTTGTCCTGCGCTGTGCCGCCGCTAGGAACAAGCCACACGTTGATGTTGTCGTCGTTGTTGGTGTCTACGTTGCAAGCAATGAGCGTTACGAGCAGCGTCTGCGTTGCAACCGGCGCAACCGGCGACGTATAGAGCGTCGTCGGGGTTGCCGCAGCTGGTTTGCTTCGCCCTAGGAATGCATACGCCTGTGCCACACGAAGACGCTATCACGTGGGGGTGACGATGCTGCTACACACCTACAAGCTGCATCACGAACACGTAATCCATTGATCCGCCACCTGTACCGCCCGCCGCACTTGCGGTGATCGTAGATCCGTTGATGCCGAAGCTCACCGTAGGGGAGTTCGAGAACACCAGCTGACCGTTCGAGAAACGCGTCGTACCTGCGCTAAGCGCCGTGATGAGCCCCATCGTTCCGTTCGCATCAGGCATGCTGATCGAACGCGTCGCCGTTGGGTTGGCGTAGAGGTGCTGCGCACCACCTGTATTTGCGAACACGACGGACTTCGCACCCGCAGCTGAACCGACAACAAACTGCTCGCCGTAAAACACGAGCGAGGCGCTCGTGAGTACGACGACATCTTGAAAATTCGATTCGGGCATTTAAGCCCCTTCCTTAGAAGGAGCCGACGAGGATGACACCCGGCTGACGCAACGCGGGCAGGCCCGTACGAACGTAGTTCGTGTTCGTGGCCACGATGCTGGCGGGCATCGCCGAGTTGAAGCTCGACGTCGAGTAGCCATCGATGAAGTATCCAGTTTCGAAGCCATCGTAGGTGCCGACGATGTTGACAGCCTGCCGCCCCATCACGCGCCACTTGTCGATGTTCGCGGTCTGGAAGTGGTATGCGATCAAGTAGTCGCCGGGGGTGATGTTCAGGTTGATACCGATCGTACGATAGCGCGTGCCACTGACACCGCCGTAACGCGAGCTGGCGCTCGTCTCGCTACCCGACGTCCACGAGATGACGCGAGAGCCCGAGCTGGCGAGTGATGCCGTCGAGCCCGCAAGCGTGTACACGCCCATGCTGACCGTGAGCGCACCCGTTGATTGCGATCCAGTCGCACCGGCATTCAGGTCCATCATGATCGCGGCTTGCGTTGCCGAGATCGAGACCGGTGACGAAACCTTCTGCAACAACAGCGAACCATGCGAGATGCTCGCGTTGGTGCCGAATTCGGCCCACTGGCTGAACGCGGTGACACGGACGCCCGCTGCGACGCTTGCCGTGATCGTCGCGCCGTTCGCGCCGAAGCTGACACCGTTGCTGTTCGAGAACACGATCTGGTTGCCCGTCGCGTTCGTCGTACCGGCCGAGATCGAGCGGACGTAGTCTGCCGTCGCCGTGATCTGCGTCGAACCCGACATGCCGAAGCTGATGCCGTTCGAGTTGTTGAAGAAGAACGTGCCGCTCGTGCCCGTCTGCGTGCCTGCCGCGAGCGCCGCAGGACCCGTCGACTGCGTAGCCGAGATGTTGATCGTCGCGAGCGAGCCTGCAGCCGTTGACTGTGACAGCGTGACAATACCGAGACCCGCAAACACGACCGTGCCTTGCGTCGTGCCGGTGTTGCCCAACGTGTTGCCGCCCGTCGAGACACCGATGGCCGTGACACCCGGCTGCGTGCTCTGCGCGAAGCTTGCCGTGAGCGTGTTGCCGTTGAGCCCGAACGAGATGTTGTTCGAGTTCGAAAACACGACCTGGCCATTCGAGGCGAGCGTGGTTCCGGCGCTGAGGGCCGTGATGAGACCCACGGTGCCGTTGGCGTCCGGCAGGTTGACCGTTCGGTTACCTGCGCCGGTCGCGTTGCCTGCGAAGTGGATCGCACCGACGTCGTTGCTCAGGACGAGAGACTTCGCCCCCGCGTCTGATCCAAGCGCAATCTGCTGGCCAAGGACACTCAGCGTGGCGTCATTGAGTACAACTACGTCCTGAAAGTTCGATTGCGGCATTGATTTACCTTACGTGGTGCCGAAGAGAATCCAGCCCGGTTGTTGACGCGCAGAGAGACCCGTACGGACATAGCCCGTGTCGGTCGCAACAACCGACAAAGGAAACGCCGCTGTGGTCACCGCAGAGACGCCATCGAGGAAATAGTTCGCATCGGCACTAGCGAACATACCAACGATGTTAACGCCCTGTCGGCCAAAGATGCGCACCGTTCCGTCATTTGCGGTAGTGAGCGACAAAGCAACTAGATAGTCGCCGGGGGTCATGCTGACACCCCATGCAAAGTCGCGATACCGCGTACCGCTGACTCCACCGTAGAGGCTGCTCGCCGTCGTTTCGCTGCCGCTGGACCACGTGAACGCCCCAGATGCTGTCGTCACTGCGCTCGCGGTTTGGCCTGAGATCGCATACGCCGCGAAGCCAAACGTCACGCCACCGGAGCTGTTTGAATGCCCGGACAGATCCATCACGACTACGCCATTGGCTGCCGAGATCGGCATCGGCAACGAGACCTTCTGGTATGACACCACGCCAGCCGTCACCGTGTAGTTCGTGTCGAACTGCGCCCACTGACTGAACACCGAAATCGGCGTCGTCATCACGCTCGCCGTCGCTGCGATGCTCGCCGTGATCGTGTTGCCGTTGATGCCCCACGTCACGCCATTGGCGTTGGCGAACGACACGCCCTCACCGGTCGCGTACGTCGTGCCACCCGAGATCGATCGGATTGCGGGGACGAAGAGAGGCATGATGGCCTAGGGCAGGTACTCGTCGACCATCGCCGCGCCCGTCGCAGCGGGGTCCCACACGCCGAACACGTCACCGACGAAGCGAAACGGGTCTTCGTAGTAGCCGTGCGGCGGGAGGGCGACGGTATGAAACGTCGGCGAGACAGCGCCGACGGTGGTGCTTGCCTTGACGTAAAGCCAATCGGTATCAGAAGAGTTGCGGATCGAGAACCCTAGGCGATTGGCGTTGGCCGCAAGAAGCAACACCGGCACCAACGACGCCGGGATAGCGGTGAGGCCGCTCGTCGTCGACGGCTCAGGGATAACCGTCGACGGTCCAATTGGACGGACGACAAGGCCCTGCTCGTCAGGAGCGGGCGGGCTGTCGCGGGTTGCGGCCTCGGAGACCGTTGACCCCGAGAAGGTCAGATCGCTCACGCAAGCTGCCTCGCTGTGTACGAGACGACAACGCCATTGGTGCTGCCGCGCGCAAAGAGGTAGTCGCCCGCTTCGAGATCGATGAAGTGCGAATCACCCGCCGGGATGACGATCGATGATGGCCCAGCTTCGGCGCCAGACGTCTGATCAACATCCGTCGAGAAGATCGCGTAAGCACCCGGAGGACCCACGGTACGCGCCTGCACCGCCCAGCGCCGACCGCCCGATGCACGCATCAAACGATTGGCTGCGGTGGCAGAGAGTGTCACCGTCGACATCTTGTTCTTGAGCCCAGGATCCGGAGACGCATCCATCACGGATCCCATCGGAGGAAGCGCAAGCTGCTGCGGCGCCGAAGGTAGCTGTGCGCCACTACCAACGTTCCAGATGTTGATAGGCCCGTTCAGAGCCTGACCATTCCGGCGTTCGCGCAGCAAAAACACAGCGACCGCGCCGACCCCAATGGCAACGCCGCACAGCAGCCCGAACCACACGAGCATGCGCCACGACGGGCGGTCGTCTTCGTCACGTTCGGCTGCCACCCCTACACGCTACCACGAGCTGAATCAGGGGCGTGGTACGTTTGGCGCAGCATGAACGTCACAGGCCATCGCGTGCTCATCGTCGGCGACAGCCTCTCGTTTCCGGGGGCGACACCGAAGGAGATCACGCAAGGATCGACCCGACGCAGCGCTGCACCCGGTGATCTCCTGGGCTCGATGCTCCTTGAAGCCGGGGCTTCAGCCGTGCGTGTCAACGCGAAAGTCGGCCGTAGTGCAGTGTCGTATCTGACGAACGAAAGCGCACTCATCACGAGTGACCTTGCGTGGCGCCCCACGCGAATCGTGATCATGCTCGGAACCAACGACACGCAACGTGATTTCAAAGCGACCGCCGCAGCCTTCAAAGAACTGCACGCCGACTACAAGATGAGCGGCGCCGAGGTTTGGGCGGTAGGCCCTATGGCTTACGTCGGATCGGGCGCACGTCTCACAGCACCTGCGCTGTCGATCGTTGACATCATGCAGAAAGAGTTTGGTCCCAAATTCATCGACGCACGTCCACTGTCGGCTACCGACGGTCGCGCAAGTGATGGCATCCACTTCACAGCGACGAGCGCACCACCGACCGCAGCCGCCATCGCGAAGGCTTTGCTGTCGAAGCGCACGATCCCAACGTCGACGTGGATCTTCGGGCTTGCAGGCATCGGCCTAGCCTTCGCTGCGTGGTTCGGGACGAAGGTCATCGCTCGCCGTATTGCCCTGCGGTAGCGTAGGGCATGGCGACTGTCGATTGCTGGCCCTGGTTTTCCCCTCAATACCGCGCGTTCGAGAATGAACCGTGGGCAAAGATCGTCGTCAAAGCGGGTGCGGCCGTCGACGGTAACGGCAACATTCCGATCGCACCCGAGACGCTACGAGCCAACGCCGAGCGCTTTCTCGCGCAGAACATCCCGCAGGCCCTCGCAATGATGGGCGGACGCCTCTCGCTGGAGACGTACACATACGCGCGCTACATGGCGAGCGAAGCGATGGGTAACTCCAGCACCGTTGAAGAACGTGTCGCCGTTGGTGAGGCCCTCAAGCACCGCACGAGCTTCGGCCGGTCCATCTACAAGCTCCTCACACCAAGCGGCTACTACGGTCCGATTCATGGACCCTCGGGCGTAGACTCGGCCCCATATGGACGCTGGGCCGCAACGACCCGCGATCCGAACGTGCTGACTATTCTGCTCGCGCACCTCGTCACGAGTGGCGCGAGCGGCAACTTCTCGCGGGGAGCCGATGATCAGGCCAACATGCTCGCGCGGGGGCTGGCGTACGGTCAGAGCTGGGTCAAGAACCACGCCGCCCGAGGCAACTTCTGGGTCGGGCATCTGCCAGGCGTCGATCACCGAAAGACATTCCTCTACTTCACAGCTGATCCGATGACACGGGCCCTCAAGGGCAAAGAGCTGCTCGCGCGTGGGCTCGCTGCGCTCGAACAACAGCCCATCTGGCCCCCGACGGAGAACATCTGCAACAAGCCCCCGAAGAGCGGTACGGTCCTAGCGATTGCGTCGACAGTCGGGATTTTCGTCGGCGGATTCATCGCTGATCGCCTGGCACGTTAGGCTGCCGTCGTGCCTGACGATCCTCCGTTTTTGACGAGTGCCCTCATGGTCACTGTCATACTGGCCCTCTGCCTCGTAGTCGTGCTGTCCAGCAATTGGCCCAGGAAACCAAAAAGCTGATAAGCTCAACGTCTATGGGCCCCAACAAGCCAAAGGCACCGCCGAAGTCGTGTTGCACACGGCCGGTGGTGCGCCCTGTCCAGCCTGCGCGACCGGTGACGCGTCCTGTGACGCCGCGTGGCGCACAAACTGTCCGCCCCCGCTAGCTCGAAAGGAAATGTGTCATGGCAAAGTGCAAGCGTCAGAAGGTCGTCATCAAGAAGGGCCGCAAGGTCATCGCCGAATTCATGGGCCGCAAGGGCTCGGACTGCGGTCCGCGCAAGAAGCCGTCCACCGCGCACCTCCGCATGTTCAAGGACGTGATGAAGGACGCCGCGCCGAGCTGCAAGCGTGGCGCTCGCGGTAACGTGAAGGCGTACCGCAAGTGCATCGGCGCTGCGGTTCGTCAAGCTGCTCGCGGCTAGTCCACTTTCCAGTTTCGGCCGTTTTCCGTCGCAGGAAAATCAGCCGAAACTGGAAACCTCTCCCGCGCGCTGAGTAAGCGCGAGAGCGCGGCGCTCGACGAAGTTCCCCTTCCTCGCATCGAGTGCAGTCGAGCGCCGCGTGTCCTCCTGACACGAAAGAAGGCGCTCTGATGTGCTGCGACGAAAGCTCAAACTTCGATCCTGAAACTGGTAGCGGCAATCGGCAGACGTTTCGTTACGTCGCCGCCGGTGGTGAGGTATCGCCACTGACGATCACGTTGCCAGCGGCGCGGCTCAACGCCAACTACAACGTAACGTTGACGATGGCACGTACGGCTGCGGGCGCGACCGCCTTCAAGGAGGTGTGGCCGCTCGTCAACACGTTCACCACGACGGACTTCGATGTCGAGCCAGCCGTCGCCCTCGAACTTGGTGACATCCTCCTATTTACCGTCGAGGATCTTACATGAGGCATTCCATGCGCAGCTCCCATTTCAATTCGATCCTGATCGCTATCGTCGCGATCTCCGCTGTCGTCACCGTCTCACAGCGTGACCATGTCGAGCCTTTCTCGACGACGAGGGTCAACAACCTCGAAATCACCGGCACGACACAGGCCACGGGCCTCATCACCGCGACGGCTGGCGTCACTTCGCCGTCCGACCTGAACGGCGATGAGGTGCATGGCAACCTCGTCACGAGCGCAGGCGACGTCACAGCCGCCGAAGACCTTACTGGCGAGACCGTACAGGTCTCCGAGGTTGGCAACGCCGCTTTCGCGAGCTTCGGGCCTGGGCAATCGGCTGCGGTGAGCGGCGCGAGTGCGGGACGCATTCGCTATAACGCCTCGACACAGAAATTTCAGGTCAGCGAGAACGGTGGAGCATATGCAAACGTCTCCACGAGTACGGCAGGCGCTGGCCTCTATGCACCGATCATGGGCACCATCCCTACGGCCGCGAACACGGGATTCAGCAACTCTTGGTACCTGTGGACGGGCGGAACGTACACCGACGGCGAGCTAGGGCCCCTCCTCGTGGTCCCGACGACGAGCGGCAACTTCAGGTACAGCGCACGTGGCAAAGCGGCCCCAGCCACTCCTTACACGATCACGCTTCTGCTCGCAGCCAGCTTCCCCGTCGCATCGGTCAGCATCTCGGGTGGCCTCTATGTGGGCTGGGGCGAAGCAGCCACTGGCGCTGCGAACAAGGGCGATTTTGCGGTGTCCTACCCGGGACAGTCGTCGCAGATGTATCGCGATCAAATGACCAACGCGACTACAAACTCTGCGCATACGACGCTCTCAGCAGCCATCACGTCGCATCCGTGGGTGAGCTGGTGGCGGCTCCGCGATGACGGGACGACAGCGACCATCAGCATCTCGACGAGCGGCGATGACGCTTCGTTTTTGCCTGTGTACACGGTGACCAAGGCAGGCAGCTTCCTCGGGGCAACCGGATACAACTACGTCCTGTGGGGCTGCAACGCATCTGCTGGCTCGGGCACGTGTCAACTAATGGCCTACGAGCTGAACTGATGCGCGGCCTACGTGACTTGCTCTCGTCAGAGCGCGGCGCATGGTGCGCAGTCGTGTTGATCATATCGATCGTGTTCATGCTAACGCGGCAGCTGACCAGTGAGAGTTGGATCGACCTCATCAAGTTCTTGACGATGGTGCTAGTCGCCAGCAAGACCGTGACGACCGCTGTCGAGACCCGCACGCTCAAGGAACCGCAGATTCCTCCCGCGCGTGTAGTCGAACGCTAGCCGCCGAAGACGCTCTTCAAGAGAAGGGCGACACCTGCGCCACCGCTACCAACGAGCGCGGACACAATCGCGACCTTCGCTTTCAGCGTAAGCACGAAGTCTTCGAGGGCACGAATGCGCGTTTCCTTCTGCGCAATGTCGGCCTTGAGCTGTGTCTCGCGCTTCTCCCAATCGGCGCGCAGCTCGATCATGCTGGCACGCGCATGCGCGAATTGCTCATCGCTACGCTTGATGTATTCATCGACGTTGCGTTCGAGACGATCGACGTCTTTCTCGATGCGTCCCATATGCTGCCCGATGTTCTCCAGCGTCTTGAGCGCGGTGGGCCACTCGTGAGACCAGAAGCGATCTTGGCGAGTGCTGTTCGCGACGTTTGCTCGCTCGATCACGTCGACGCGCCCCAGAAGCGTCTTGACCGCAGGCATCATGAAGTCACGTGTCAGCGCGACTAGCTCGGTGACGTCCTTGCCAAGCGTGACAACGTTCTCGTGGAGGTTACGTGCCTCCCATACGCGTGCGATGGCCGCTGCGTGCTCCTGAGCGCCCGCCCGCAGCACCTCGACTTGCTCCTCGATGGACAACGACGCGATGAATTCAGGCGGAGGCGCAGGAGGAGGCGTCATCTCCGGATCGATCTCGACCTCAGGAATGGCGAACCTCGGGTTGGTCTTCGTACGTGCACCTTGAGAGGCACGCTCGACATCACCTGCGATACTTCCGGCTCGTCTCTTGTCGGTCATTGGCAGAGGCTCCGGTGCAGGGAAACCACATCATCTGCACGCCACACTCTGCCGTTGAGTCTACACGAATCGATTGCGCCGATCGCCGGTTAGCTATCGTCCGGCGGTAGCTGCCTCTACCAACACGTCGTAAATCTCGCCGTCATCGAGGCTTCCCTCATGTTTCGAGGATCCTCGTCCACGTGTGATCAGCACCGTCGTTGGCATTCCACTCACACCATATTGGTCGGCGAGCGCTTGAATCCCTTGATCTGTACTCGTGGCATCGTAGATGAGGACGGGGATCGTCTTCGGGGCAATCGGCTTGCCAGTAGAATGGTAGACGAAGCGATGACCCAGACGTTGGAAGCCCTCCAGCTGACGCTGGAATCGCGGTAGGTAATCTTCACAGGCGCCACATCCTGGCATCGCGAAGACGATCAGCACTGCGTTGACGCGCGACAGGTCGCTCATGCTGCAGTCGTATCAGATTCGGGCAACGAGAGGAGTGGTTTGCCATCACGATGGCGCTGCCACAGCTTCCAAGCGACGATCGCCCCGAACCCCGCGAGAACGGTGAAACCCGTCCATTGCAGAAGCCCCCACGTACCGTTGGCTTCCCACGACGTCTTGATGTTGGGCTTGTCGATGAGCTTGGCGCAGCGATCGAGGCAGACCTCATTGGTGCCACCCTGTTGCACACAGGTCTGATAGCAAGCAAGCCGTGACGCCGTGTAATTCGCGAAGGCATCGGCCTGCAGCTTCACCTGCTTGACGTTGGCCTCCTGAATCGCATTGGTCTCCAGATACTTCAAGATCGCAGAGACGACCGCACCGACGACAACGATGCTGATTACCGCGATCACGATGAGCACACCCGCGCCAATCCCGAGACCCGCGATCTGCTGCTGCTTCTCGTTCTCGCGATGTGCTTGCAGCTCCATCAGCATCTTGAAGCTCGGGGCAGACTCTGGGTTGTACACCCACTGATCTGTCGTCGAGATATCGATGTCGTTCGTCGACAAGTACTGCGTGTTCTCGTCGGGACCGCGCAGCGCCGTGCCCATGAGGCCCGACAGTGGCTGGTTCTGCCCATCGCAGTTGATCTTCCAGGCCTCAGAACCTTGGATACCCTTCCACGTGAACAACGTCGGCATCGGGGGCTCCGACGGAACATTCTGCCCCGCCGCCTTGAGTGTCGACAGCATGCCGCGTTGCGCATTCCAGATCATCAACGCGAACACGTTGTAGGTCTTGACCTCAGCACACGTCGCGCGTCCGAGCTGCAAGAGCCCGCTGATCTGTGCCGCTGACTTCCGCAGGCTCTCGTACGTCTGCTGCAGTGCGTCCGCGATATTTTTCAAACGTTGCTCTTCACTCGTCGCCATGCCTGAAGTCTAAACTAAATGAATGTCCTTGGAGTGGCGTGCTTTGCGGAGCTTCACGTAGGAGTGCCGCAGCTGGCCAAGCGTTGCGTCGCAGCGCCAGACAGTGGCTTGCCAGGCCCGACAGTGCTTCGCATCGTAGTGCGGCTATAGCACAACAAAAACAAGGCGTGCTACAAGCGCCGTCCGCTATGCCCGTGACCCCCGAAGAGAAGACCGAACGCGCTCTCTGCACCCTCGCCGATTGGGCCTTCGAGTGTCGAGATCTGCTCGAAGCAAAGCCCGCCGTGAGGGTCGAATCTCTCGACGTGTTGCTTCGGCCGGGTGTGCTTCGGAGGCGTCGTGACGAGCGCGAGCGCTAGTCTTCGAGACCGACGGTCCAACCGCTGATACGACCGTTGCCACTGGTTTCTGCGTACAGCATGAGATACGCCGCCGCTGGATTGCAGATGTGGAACCGGACACTCGCCAAGCCACCGGCATCTGCCGTCTCGGTTCGCTCACCGACAGTCTCTTCCTGTACGGTGGCGCTGTAGTTCATCGTCCGCAGAACTGCTGCACGGAACGTGAACGTGTCGCCACCTGCTGCGTTGTTGCCGCGCATTTTGACGACAACATTCTTGCGCCCGTAGATCGGCACCTGCTGAATCAGCACTTCACCGAGACCTGCTAGCGCCGTCGTCGCATTGTCGACGTTGCCGAAGATCTGCGGCATGCGTTTGGTAGAAACCAAAATGTCCGGGCGCAGCAACAGACGCAGCTGCAACGTCGGTGGAATCCACTTGGCATTGATACCCGGTGGGATCGGGTTCAACGTGACAACGGTGCCATCCTCCTTCAGATACGAAGGCGGCACTTCCGTCGACGTGATATTCGACGCGCCTTGCCGCTGGATGTTCGCGACCACATACATGAGCCCCTGCGACTGCGCGAGCCACGGGTTGTTCACGTTGGTGGGAGTGTATGGCGAGATCGTATTCGAAAGGGACGGAGCCCTCTTCGCGGCCTGCGTGAACAGCAAAGGCTGTTCAACACTGATCCCGCGCACGAGATCGGCCGTACGGTTCAGCTGCGCGACATCCTTGCTCGGGTTTGTCGAGATCCAGCAACGATCGACCATGCTCTCGGGACCGATGGCAATACCGGCCAACGAGTTCGGCAACCCGGGCTGGGTGAAGTACGGGTACGAATCGATGCCGAGCAACGAAGGCAGGTTGTTGACGTCGATGCGTGTGCCCCAGTAGTGCACCCACACGTCGTAAACGTCTGCCTGACGCGCGATCGCGTCCTGGAGGCTCAGCGACGGTGTTTCGATAATTGCCATGGCCTAGGACTCCATCTGCCCCTGAGACAGCGCCTCAGAGACCGCGATCGAGGCGAACCCGCCAGCGCCGATACACGCCGCGTAAATGCCCTGCTTCGGCATCAGCACGAAGACCTCGGAGGCGCCCGCTGGCAGGCGGAAGCATCCTGCCAACGGGTTGTCGTTCTGCAGCACCGTTGTCTCGTGTGCGATGATCATCAGCGCACCACCCGAATTGCGCACGACGATACGCATCGGAACGTCATTCGCCTTGAACAAGGTGGCCGGATCATTGCCTTGCGCAGGCACGAGCAGCGTGTTGATGAAGCTATCGGTCGGCTTACGCATGACTGTCACCCCCAGCGCTTACGGTGAAGGTGTTAGCGGCTCTCCGACGCGGGGGCCACGACGATGAGGAACCCTTGGAACGAGATCTCCAGCCGCAGCCCGTTCAGATCATCGATCGGCGCGGGATTCACCGGGAACGTCAGCGCATCAGCGACGATCTGGATCAGCTCGGTGCGGATGAGGTAGTAGGGTTCGGCCCACTCCCACGTACGCTCGCTCGAACCCTTCGTGAGCAGGTTCAGGAGCGTCGGCGACTTCGTGAGTGGCGTGTTCTTGCCGAGGTCGGTGATCGCCACGCGCAGCAACGACTGCATGAGATCCTGATCCGGCTGCGTGGCCAGCGCGACACCCGTGCTGTCGAGCGCCGTGACGCGCGGGATCATGCGATGGATCTCGAACGGCTTGTCGATGTTGTTCGCGAAGGTCGCGTCCGGGAACTGCTGTCCCGTTGCACCCGACGTCAGCGTCAGCTCCCCGTCCATCTCGTAGGGGATGCGCATCGTGATGAGCTTTTCAGCCCAGTGGCTTGGCAGACGACCCATTGTGTAGCTCCTGTCGCCGTTTGAACTTGATGGCGACGGAAGTGAGCGTACCAGAAGCGAAACCCAACGTCATGATTTGCACACACCCCACTACGCAAGCACCGAACATGAGCAGCGGAGTCTCTTACACAGCCCCGACAATCGGTCCGAAGGTCTACGTCACGCGTGGCCCCTCAGGCTGGCCCGAGACCTTTCAGCGCAAGGAAGCCGATGCCAAGCTGCTCGACTTCGTAGGGCCCGTACCGCTCGAAGACCTCATCTTGACGTTCATCCGGCAGCGCACCCTCGCGGACGAACCCGAGCCGACAACGTGGGCGCACATCACGCACTACCTCGCTCGCAACCTCAGCGTCCCTGTCACCACAATCCCTGATGCGGTAGGCGTCGCTTTCTGGGCGCACGTCGTCACGGCAATGGCCGCACACGGCCAGGCGTTGAACTAATGTCAAAGTTTTGGATCGAGGCGATTGGCATCGCTGCGTTCGCCACGAACGTCTGGGCCAACATTCTCATCGCGCGAAAGAGCGAGACCGGCTGGGTCGTCCGCTTGGTCTCGAATGCCTTCTGGCTTGCCTTCGGCATCGTCGCATTCAGCTTTGCTAACATCCTCAACGCAGTCGTGTTCGCGGGAATCAACGTCTACGGCCTACTTCGTTGGCGAAAGGAACGACTGATGCCGAAAAAGTGCGACGATCATTTTCGAATCGACTGCCGCTTCTGTAGCAACATCGTGAAGCAATGTGGCTGCCACATTGGTACGGACAAGCCGATCACACACGACGGCGTTTGTGGCCCGTGTGGGCGACAGATGCCGCCTATTCGACGTTGAGCACGTTCTTGAGGATCGTCTTCACCGCAGCATCGTCCGTCTCGTAGTGATCCGCGAGCGCCGTGAAGATCGAACGCTCCGTACCTGCGACGATGATCCAACGATCAGCCTCGGATGGAATCGGCGCACCCTGCGAGCGCATCTGCTCGACGAATGCCTGCATCGCGAGGATGTAGCCGAATTCGACGGGCGCCCCGTCGGTGTACACACCCTTCGGCGGCAGCAGATAAAGGAAGATCGACGACTGCGAGACCTCGTGCAGATCGACTGCCGACCACATCGCACGTTGATCACGATCCGCTGTCATCAGGTTCGCGTCACCGACCTTCCTGATCACGTCGACCCACGTCGATGTCACGAGCATGCCGTTCGCGCGTAGCTGCGCCATTACAGCTTCGGCACGATCGATTTCACGTGATGCCGCCGCGACATAGATCGCACGAGGAAAGTCATTGGGCGAGACTTGCTTGAGCTGCGGCACCTTGACGTCGTTGCTGGGTTCTTTGTTGACGAGACCAAACATTACTTTTTCTCCTGGGTAGCGATGAGCAAACGTTCATGCGTTTCGTCTAGGATTCGTGTGAGCACGTCGCGCAACGCACGGGTTCGATTCAAATCGAGATGCTGTGATGCCAGCAAACGATCGCCGCTTTCGAGCACCATGATTTGCGTGCCACCGTCAGCGGGAAACAACCGCAACATGCCTTCGTTGTCGCCGCACTCTGTGATCACATCAGCACGCTTCAAGTGCCCCGTCTTGTCGCAGACGTTTTGCAAAACGATGATCTTCGCCATCCAGCGGAACCTAACCGCTGGGGATGACAGTCATGCACCTGCAAGACACTCCCATGTGGTACGCCCGACCCATGTCGCTACTACTCTTCCTGTGGGCTCTCGTCGGCACCGACGCCATCTACGCCAATAACGTGCATGCCCTCGTGCCGCACATCGATCGCTCTGTCGTCGATGATCACGTGCGTGCCGCACGCCTCGCCGCCACAGAGCATGGCTTCGATGTGGAGCTGCTCCTTGCTGTCGCGTACGTCGAAAGCCGCTTCGAGGGGAATGCCATCGGCCGCATGGAGGATGGGCGTCGTCGTGGTGGGGCGTGGATCCACGAACACGCGCCTGGCACCGGTCCTCGTTTCTGCGGCGTCATGCAGGTGGGCACGCGTCACGATTGGAAGGCTTGCGCCGCCCTGCGAGACCTGACGGCGGGCTATGCGGCGGGGGCTCGCCTGCTCAAAGACTGGCTCAAGCTCAGCCGTGGCGACGTCTCAGACGCGTTGAACGGGTACGGTTGCGGGATGTGGGGGCTCAAGAACGGCTGCAAGCGTTACGCGAACCGCGTACTGGCCTACAGGCGCCACATCGCACGTACATCGAGCTGATCACGTTCCCCGGCTTGAGGTCGCGATCGGCAACGTCAGCCCCAGCGCCTAAGGTCGAGCCCATGGCCCACAACCTCGAACCTACTTCGTTCCAACTCACCATCGTGTCGCAAAGCCCTGCAGTCGATGACCTGAGCGTCATGTTCGACCGCATCTTCGTACCGCCCGCTGATCACGCTATGCCATGGCAAGCGCAGATGATGGTTGCTGTGCGTGCGAAGACGCCTGCCGATACCAAGGCGCTTCTCGTCAGGCGGCTACGCGAAGTGGCCGACGACATCGAGCATGCGGAGATCGTGGGCCCATGAGCGCCAAAGAAGCGAACGACCTCTACAAGCGCCTCGTCCGTGAGGCAGCAGCTGCCAAGAACATCCCCACTGAAAAGATCGCGATCATTGAATGGGGCATCGATGAGGTCGTCGCGATTCAAGGGCTGCCGATCGACAAAAGCAGCAAGCGCATCCTCGAAGTTGCCGTAGCGATCGAAGCCTTACGGCGCGCAACAGGACTGTCCCACATCACGTACGAAGATGTTCGCGAACACATCCTCAACGGGCGCTTTACGTTCTTGAGCCCATTCGTCGACGAGAAGGCATAGCCTCCCGAAAACGGCGAAAGCCGCCCGAAGGCGGCTCTCGTTGACGAACCAGCGCGTTTCGCGCTGCGTGACTGCTTAGGTCACGTTACGGCGGACGAGGCCGTAGAGGTACGTCTTGCAGTCGGCGAACGTGAGGGCGGTCGAGCCGTCCGACGCAACCTGGTTGATCACCAGGGCGGCTTCGGGCGAGAACGCCATCTTGTAGCCGAGGTTCTCGCGCAGCCAGATCGGCAGCACGAGCGCGTTGCGATCACGCGGCGACGGGACGCCGTTCTGCGCCAGCTCGAAGTTCGAGTTGGTCGAGAACACGTTGAAGCCGTGACCCTGCGGGTAGTCCTGCATCACGCCGAACGTGTAGCGCTTCGCGTTGTACTCGAAGAACAGGAACGTCACGCGGTCGATGTTGAACAGCGTGCGGAGCGTCGGCGGATCCGACAGCGCGCCCGAGCCGTCCGCGAGGACCGGCTGCGACGCACCCGTCGCCGGGCGACACGCACGCGTGATCTTCACGCCGATGCCGTAGATGTACATCTCCCACGACATCGGGAGACCCGTGTCACCGTTGCGGGGGACGTTCGTATCCACGTTCGTCATCGTGCGCGTGCCACCGGGGATCTGCTGCGAGCGACCGGCGGTGAACGCCTCGACCGGCGTGGTCTGGCCGTTCGCGAACTGCACCGTCGAGTACAGCTTGTCGTCGATCCAGTCCTCGATCGCGATCGTCTGACCGCTCGGGAGCGTGAGAGTGGAAGTACCAGGAGCAACACCAACAGTTCCAGCCATTGTCTTTTCCTTGCGAGGGTTGTCGTTTTGCTCTTGGTCGGGGTCGTCCCCAGTCCGCGAGCGGTGATGGAATCAAGGCGCGATCACCGCGCCGGGAAGAGAGTGAGGGTTAGCGACCGCCGCCGAGCAGCGTGGCACCGTACGAAGCCGAGAGGCCGTGGACCTGCGGACCGCCCATGCCGAGCAGCTGCGCCGCCATCGGACCCGGGTTGCCGAGCAGGCTCACCGGAGGACCGGAGAGGTGGCCAGCCATGCCGACCTGGTTGCCGGCGACACCCGGGATCGTGCCGACGGGCGGACGAACCTGGTTGATCGACGGAACACCGAGGCTGACACCACTGAGCGAGCGGATCTGCGGCATGCCGAGACCACCGTTCAGATCACGGATCTGCGGGATGCCCATGCCCGAGACGCCTGCTGCGGCCTTGCCGCCGAAGAGCAGCCCCTCGACCCAGCGGAGACCCGCTGCGATGAGTGCACCGAACGCAACGCCCGCCGCCGCATGACGCGTCGACTTCATCGCGTAGAAGGTGCCGGCGGTCGCGAGACCGAGACCGAGACCGATCAGCTCGCGGTGCTTCGCCTGCGACGTATGAGCCGCCGCGAGCGAACCAACGAACGAGACGCCACCACCGATGAGAGCACCAGTGAGAGGGGAGATGCCGCCACCGAAGTCGCTGAGACCGAGGAGGTCGACCTTGCCGAGCATGCCGCGCTTACGAGCCATTTTCTTGTTCTCCGTTGAGGAAGGGGGTTATCGGCGGCAGAGCCCGTGAAGGTCCTTCTTGAAGGCCTTACCGCTTCGAGATTGCGAGCGAGGAACGGTGCAGAGGAGGACGGACTTCTTCGTGCGCGGGTTGTAGACGCACTTGCATTCGTCCGTTGCGCCGAGCGAGCGGCGCTCCTTGGCCGAACCGGCGAGCGTCATGATCTGCGCCATGCGTTAGCCCGCCCAGTAGAGGGACGCCGCGCGACGCGCCGCCATCACATCCGCTGCCTCGCGGATCGTGTAGTCACGGCGCATGCCGGGGTTGCCGACGAGCATGAACACGGCCTTCGCACGACCCGCCATCTCGGGCGAGAGCACGCCTGCGGCTGCAGACGCCGTCGGGCCTGGGGCCTGCGCGATCGGCGGGCCCGACACCGGAGCCGCCGACGCCATGAACTTCGCCGCCTTCTTTGCCGCGATGCGCGCCTTGAGCGTCGCCCACCACTGCGAGAGACGACCACCGCTCGCGCCGAGACCGGACAGCTGCATGCCACTCGGGGGACCGAGTGTGAATGCGGCAGCAACGGCCTGCACGTCTGCCTGCGGCTGATAGCCGACGATCGACGTGAGGACGCCCGTGCGATAAACGCGATCGGGCCGAACAACGTGCGCTTCGCCGCCGTGACGCAGGATGGTTGTCATGGAAAGAACGATGCACCACGTAGGCATTGTTCGTCAACGATTCTAAATACTTAGACACTACAGCGAAGATCGACACCTGCAAGATCCTGATTAGTAACCAACTGGCGATCTGCCGAATTGATCAATTCAGATCAGGAAGTGCTAGTGTCTTCGCAGAGCTGGGGGCAGCTCGAACCGAAATCGCTGCCCATCTATGCTCATCGTCTCCCCTTCAACCGCATCTGCTCTCGCGCCACACGCGGCCGAGCGATCGTGGGTGATGTTCGTGCAGGTCAATCCGCCCGGCGGCGGACAGGGACCGATCAAGATCGAAGCGGTGAAGGGATCGCAGATCGGTACACGCCTCGCGACACTCGCGCGCGAGAACGCCTTCGATCCGATGCTCATCGGTTTGATCGAATCACCGACGCCACTCGAACACGCACAAGCGATCATCGAGCAGTACGCCGCTGGCCATCTTCATCACGATTGGTACGCGCCGAGCGCAGATCTGCTCGCATACATTCAACACGTCGCTCAAGGTCCGATCCAAGCGCTACTCGCTGAAACGCATCCTGGCGGACTCTCCGAGGAGAGCGTCGAGATCGAAGAGATGGCCGACATCCTCAACGTGTCGGTGCCGACAGTGCGCCGCATGATCAAACAAGAGGTCATTCCGTACCTCAAGTTCGGCCGCATCTACCGCTTCGTTCCTGCCGACGTCATCGCCTCGCTTGCTCGACGAACACGATAGTCAGCCCCGGCGAGTAGTCTCAGAAGCACGATGAATATTCGGCTCTGCGACTACTGCATGAAAGCCATCAACGAGAACGACACGTTGATGATCACGGTGAGCATCACGCCCAAGCTAGTGCGTGGTTTCGGCGGCGGTGTCCTCGATGCTCCATTCAATAGTGTCGACGTCGTTCCGCTCCCGTTTCCCATGCCGCTGTCACGAACCGAGAGCAAGCATTTCGATATGTGTATCGAGTGCGCTAAAGGCAAAGGGCTCGTCGAGACCGAGACGACAGTGAAAGCTATCGTTGGGCAGCTCACTCCCGAGGAGATCGAGAAGATCGAAAAAGGCACGTTCTGATAGGCTGCGGGCGTGAGCTGCAAGCACAACAACGTCGTCGCCGTGTTCACGCAAAGTGCAATCTGCGTCGATTGTGGGACGCCTGTGTGCCGCATTTGTCGAGGACAAACCGCGAAACCGACTTTGCCCTCGAATGAGATCTGCAACGTGTTTTCGTGGCAACACGCCCTCGAAACGAACACATGGCAGGGGCGTGCACTCAGCTACGAAGATGCGGCGCGTGCCTTGGGCAGCGCGCAGCTTCTATGCCGATACCGATCCCGTGATCTACGGGACGTGCTCGTCAACAATTGACCGGCTAGCAGGCCTTCTGCTATAGCCGGTGTAACAGAGTTACTTGGGTGTCCCAAGGACTACTACAAAGGGAAAGGGAAGAAGATGAGGACAATTTTGAACTGTTTGGTACTCGCATACGCTCTGCTGGCAACGACTACGGTGGCGCATGCCACGGATGTTCCTGCGTACCGCACGCACGTAACTGCCGTCGGAAACAGTCCGACGGTGCAGATTGCTGCAGAAGCCGGTGACCTGATCGTCGTGCTCGGGATGTACAACGGTCACCTGACCAGTAGCCAGCTGCCGCAGATGTTCTCGTACAGCGACGGCGCGGGTGGGGCCTACAACGATCCGTACTGCGGTGCGCAGTGGAACCAGGGCCAGGTCTTCGTTCCAGCCGGCCACGGTAAGCCCGGTAGCGGCACGTGGTACTACACGTACGCGAAGTGGCACGCCAAGATGCGGACGCAACTCGTATCGTCGACGGGAACGCTGACGATTTCGGTGAACACCAGTGGTCGTATCGGCACCGTCGCGGTCATCGCAATCAGCGGCCTGACGGCAATCAATGGCTACCCGCCGATCAACGGCTGCGGCACGCTCAACACGCAACTTGCGACCGTACGTCAGGTGAAGGCGAACCTGTACTGCGCAAACTGCGGCAACGTGAATCCGATCCTCGCCGGAACAACGCCGCTGGTCCCCAAGAGCACGACCACGCAGCAGCAGGCGTTCCTGTCGTCGAGCCTGATCATTGCTGTCGCAATGAATGACGAAGCAGCGCCATCGCCGGCTGCACCGTCAGGATGGACGCAGCGCTTCACTGTCGGGACTACGGCCAACTCCGATACCTTCGGAATGACCGTATCGACAAGGGACGCCGGATTCTCCGGCACCACCGTCACATGGTCATCGACCACGCCGACGGATGGCAACGCAGCTGCGATCGAAATCCAAGCGATCCAGTAAGGATCAGCGGCGACCGCAGCGGCCGACGACCTTGGTGCTCTTCGCGCCTCGGGTCATGCCCTTGGCCCACTCGATCGCCAGCTCTTTCGACGGAGCCTCGATACAGAGGCTCTGCGAGCCCTTGAGCTTGCGATGCCGCACCGACACGCGGTAACCCGCGAGCCCGTTCATCGCCGAGGGCGGGGGCGTCTTCGACAGCTTCTTGCGGATCGTGCCTGCTGCGAGTAGGCCGGCACCGACGAGAACAGCGCCGACGATCCACTTGCCGTAGCCCTTGGCCACGCTCTTCGCGTTCGTCACGATGCGCACGGGCAGCGGGCCATCATCGAGTGCCTGTAGCACTGGAATGAGGTCGTCTTCGGTCTTGTCGAAGGCTGCCGCATACGCAACTGATTCATCCGCGACGGCTTCGTTGTACGCCTCTTCGAGAAGCTCACGATTGCCGAACGGAATCGTCTCTGCATTGACACCGCTCGGGCCGAACGTCACCAGGACGTAGGTCCAGTCGGAGTTGTGCGAGCGCCGTGCGGCCTCGGTCTTGTAGTCGAAAGCTTCGCCGAGCGAACGAATGTTCATCATCGCAGCACCTTCCCGATGATCACGAGTGCGCCAATTCCGAGGACGCCGACGGCACTGAGCGCGATCGGCTTGCGGTTACGCCACCACCACGAATCGAACGGGTTGTTCGTCAGGAGGTCGGGCAGATCGACAAGTCCGAAGGGGCGCGGCCCCCAGAGCTGATCGGCCATCGTATGTTGACGCATGAGCATCATGGCTCGTTACTTCTTCACCTTCCGCTTGCCGAAGCCCTGCGAGAAGGCGACGACCGGCGTCACGATGGGTGCGATGCTACCGAAGAAGCCCCACACGAGAGCCCAACCGATGGACTCGTTACGCTTGTAGCCATGATACGTGCTGAGCGCGCCCGACACGATGCTGAGCGCCGCCCAGATCTTCGACGCCACGCTCGACTCCCCGAGGCCGTTCAAGCCGTTCATGCCCGAGAAGTACGGCCCGAGAGGCTGCACCGTCGTCTGGAAGACGCCCTCAGGGAACTTCACGAATGGGTTGATCTTCGGATTGACGGCAGGATCCATCGAGAACTGCCACGACGGGATCAGTCCGAGACCTGCGATACCCGCCGGCTTGGCGGAGTTGCGTGCGATCATCATGTGCTATTTCTCCTCGGCAAAGCCTTGCGCGACCATGATCGCGCTGGTGAACACGGGGAAGACGGTTCCACAGGCGAACCAAATCATCCCCCACAAGATTGAAGTGTTGCGGCGATAGCCGTGGTACGCGGCGAACGCTGCTGCAGTGAGTGTGAGTGCACCCTTGATCTGCGAGCCGCTGAGCTTGCCTGCCGTATCGATCCACGACAACGCACCCGCGACCGCCGATGCTGCAACGCCACGCTCGATGAGCCGTTGTGCGGCTTCGGTACGTTCGGCGCCGTACACCTGAAGGAACGGCACGATCTCCGTGCTCGTTGGCTTCGGCGTCTTGAGCAGGAAAGCGTCGACGGCGCGATCGAGATCATCGCCGGTCGCGCCGAGGCTGAAGACATGCGCGTTCATCGTTACGCCGGGAAGTCCAGGGTGTCAGCCGCAGGAACCTCGACACCGAACTTGTCGTTGCCCGGTAGTGTCGTATCGAGCGCGATGAACTTCTCGCCGCCGAACTTCGGCAGGAGCGCGCCCGGATAGATGTGGCTCCAGTCGTCCCGCTTGCGCTCCTTCATCACACGCAGGCGTGGCGTGATGCCGTTGAGCGCGAGCAGCGTCGCCGTCAGAATCGACTGGTCGTCGCAGTCGCCGCCGCCGAATTCGAGCGTGCGAGAGCCCATCTGGTAGAGGTCGACACCTTCGACAGTGCCGTCCTCCCACGCGATCGGCGCGATGTCGCCCGTGTAGCGGACATTCTGCTTCACGTAGTCGTAGATCGCCTTCGCTTCGCAAAGGCCGTCACGCTCCGGGCAGTTACGCGTGATGTCGAGCGCGAGCTTGCGCATGCGCCCGTCCTGCACACCCTCGCGAACGTAGCGCTGGATCGTCGCCAGTCGCTGCTCGATCGGCATGTCGTCCGCCTTGCGCAGCTGCGTGCGAAATCCGCCCGCGTTGCGCTCGCTGATGACGGGCGCTTCAGGTACCTGCTTCAGCGAGAGTCGGCCGAGTGCGCCTTGCTTTTGCTGGCGTCGAAAGAGGATCGCACCACCGATGACCAAGCCCACGCCAGTGAGGCCGGTGAGCAACATAAGGCGATTGGTCTGCACGCCTGTCAGCATACACGAAGTGATAGGCTGACTCTGTGCTGACCTTCGGTCGTAAATTCTTCGGACTCGGTGCATTGGCACCTACGCGCTCCACGGAGCCCAGCAAAACATCGCTCTTTACGACGACAACGCCAACCAATACGACTCCAGTGCCAGTCGTTGGCATGTGTACACCAGATGGAAAGTACATTTGGAGTGGCAGCGGTTGGGCAGCAAAGCGCGCCGCCCAAACGTGTCAGGGCACGTTTGATCCGAACATCAAGGTGCCCGCACCGACGGCTGCTCCGAGCTATTCGTGCTCGCCCGATGGATTGGAGTACGTCTACGACGGTGCTGCAGGCGTGTGGCAACCGACAGGCCGCACGTGCACGCCGACGGCAACCCCGACGACACCGCCAGCATCGGTGAACACGCCGACGAATCCGTACAGCGCAACGAACCTGCCGACGAGCAGCGGTGGCGGCATCACGGTCACCGAACGTCCAAGCCTGCGCACGGTTCTTGGGAAGCGAGACGCGCTTGTCTCGAAACTCAACATCGATGCGATCGCGGAATTGATCGCGCTCGCACCGACTCTACCCGCGTGCCCAGAATCGTCTCTCGGTACCGACGGAGATTGCTACAGCCAGACACCACATCCTTCGCTTCCTTCGATGACCTTGCCGCCAGGTTCATTCGAATACTTCGGCGTGGTGTTCCACGTCAGCGAGATTCAGGCGGGCGGACGGTTCGAGAAGAACTTCTTCGTGCCCGACGCGAATCAGAAGCTGCTGATGGATGCCGCGCTCCTCGAAGCTTCACATCGAGTCTACGCGAGCTACGACGACATCTCATTTTCGGTGAAGGCTGCATCACAGAATCGACCGGATGATTTCCGGACGGCTGTGGATGGCTTCGCGCTCAATCCCGTGCAGCCCACTGAGGAGGAGATGACTACGGGTGGCGGCTACGCACGGTGGCGGGCTCGTGGCGGATACCCCCTCTCGTTGGAGATTCTGCGTGGAGCAAAGCGCGTCAATGAAACTGGCGTGAGCTTTCCAATCTGCGCGTCCATCAAATGCGCGTGTCCCCAGGACAACGCGAAATACGATGCATGGCGCGGCGTCGGGTACATCGCGCCCGACCAGCAAGTCGTGCAGTGGCCTCGCTGCATTGGCGGTGTGATCTCAGCCAAAGGGCTTCAGACAGGCATCGGCACGGACCCGATCAGCTGGGACGTGTTCATCGCGATCGACGAGTCCAACCCGTCGCAGTACTCGATGCACCTCGTCGCGCAAAAAGACAGCTGGGTGGAAAAGGTCGGCGAGTTCATGGCCGAACAGCTGCAGAAACTGGCCGGTGTGTTCTGCGCGGCCGCGCCCTCGGTCAAGGAGCAGCTCACGACAAGCGTCTCCGAGAAGTGCGTCGACAAGCAGCAGAAGTCTTGTACGAAAGGCGCGCCTGGCTGCACATGCGTGAAGCCGACAACGTCGGCGCAGGTTGGTGTTCACGCGTTCAACGCGTGGGCATCGTATTGGTGCGGCGCATGGATGCAGGAAAATACGGCCCCCATGCACGAGGAGCCGATGCCGCAGGTACCGCCTGAAATGCAAGCTGCGCCTTCGATGCCATGGTGGCAGTGGGGCCTTGTCGCCGCTGGTGGCGTTGGTGTCGGCGCCATGCTCTTCAATCGGAGGAAGTGATGTTGACTGCTGTGGTGCTGCCGACAACGTTCGTGCAGAAACGAGCAACAGATGCACTCGCACCGAACGTCGGAGACCGAGCGGCACTGCTAGTGGCAACGCCGACGCCGACACCAGTGGCGACGCCGACGGCATCGAGCCTGAAGTGGTGGCACTGGGCAGCTGTGATCGGTGGTGGCGCCATTCTCGGGGCATTCCTGCTTCCTCGCAGAACGATGCTCGCCGGCACGTCCATGCTGACAACGATTGCCCAGGAAGCGCGATCGCCTGAAGAATTCGCGCGTCGCGCGGAAGCATGGAACGCGGCCGAAGCACAGCCTTTGTCGATCACGCGTCTCGTGAAGGCGTATCGTGGCGCAAGCCCGGGAACGACAGCACGCCTGATCCGTGAAGCCCGTGAAGCACGTCTCGTGAAGCGCGAGCGGCTGTGGTCGGGTATGTCTAAGGGCTTGCGATAGCGCGCTCGCGCAGCGCAAACGATAGATGGTAGGCTCAGCAGCAATGCTGATCCCCGTCGTGCTTTCTGGTCCGCCCGCGCATCTCATGGGGTCGGCAGCTATCGAACAGCTGCAGACCGCACTGACGAGCCTCGCGAAGGTTCGTAATCGTCCCGCGATCAATCCCGGTGGTGTGACCGGCGAGCTGAACGATCAGACGATGGTCGCGCTCAACGCTGCTCTCGGCATTCTCGCCGAAGAACTTCCGAGCTGGCTCTACCTCGCACTGCAGGGTGCATTCATCGCGGGCGGCACGTCCGACACCGCGAAGAAGTACACCGCGCAATACGCGCCACAGCTCACGATTGCCATCAACACGGCAGTCACGAAGTACCGCATGAGTCATCCGACGGCGCCCGTTGTCGTCGCGGATCCTGTGGTCGCTGTGAGTCCATGGGACGGCTGGTACAAGAAGCCGTGGGGCATCGGTCTCATCGTCATCGGCGTGCTCGGAGTGGGTTACTTCATGTTCTCGCCCAAGAAGGCAGCTGCGTAAGCTCGTCCCATGTTCTTCGGTGTCATCGAAGACGTTCAGGCGATCGTCCACAAGGCAGGTCCGTACCTGAACACGATCGTCAAGGTCGTCAACGACCCGGCGCTTCCGCAGTTCATTGCGCGAGTCGAAGCGATCGACGCGCTCGATTCAGGCGGGAGTCCGAGTAGCTCGTCGACCGCAAATGCTGATCGCAGTGGCGTCGGGCTCAAGAATTTCTTGATGCCTCTCGACGCATACATCTACGTTCGAAAGAATCCGTGGGTGCCGTGGGCGCTCGGTGGCGCGTTTGTGCTCCTCGTCGGCGGAATCGGGTATGGCATCGGAAAACGAAGGGCCGTACGATAGCCGCATGCATACTGTCGGCGTCGCGCCTGGAACCATCACGATGCAGCTCGGGCAGTGCCCGGCCGACCCGCCGTGGCAGTACTTCACGCCGCCGTATCCAGGCTACGGCATGAAGCGGCCCGTTGCTGCGGCCGGTCCGACGGTCAAGCCGATCGAAACGACGTTCGAGCCCTACGGCACGGAGAGCAAGCTAATGGGGTTGCGCGCCGCCGATCCGCTGGCGACGCGCTGGGACATCGTCGCTATGGCAGCCGGCGGTACGCTGCTCGCGGCCGTCGTACTTGCAGCCATTGCTACGCGATGAGCACGCCGCCCATTACGGCGCTCCTGTGTGAGCGCTGCGGGCGAGACGGCAACGCGAACGCCGTGGCAAACGCCGAAGAGTACGCAAAGCAAGCATCGACACCGAAGCAGGCTGCGGAACGCTTCAGAGGCTACATTCGGCGGCATCCGTACCTGCAACGATGTGGTAAGTGCTCGACGGTGTACTGCACCCGAGAAGGCTGCACGTGCCGATGCTAGTGCTATGCATGGGCTGATTGAGGTCGTGGTAGCGTAGTGTCCATGAGCCTCGGCATCATCCTCACGCCCTACGGCCAGATTCCTGGCGCGTACCCGTCGGCGATCAACTACAGCTACGGCGGCAACGGGCAGTATCTTTGCCCGCCCGATCCGCAGTTCAACACGCGTGGCGAGCAGGGGCTCTACTTCGACACGCAGCTCGGCAACGGTCAGAAGCTATCGTTCTGGCAGCGAATGAAGCTGCGCCGTCAGCTCGGACAGATCCCGACTGACGCCGAGTTGTCGACGGTGTATCAGTACACGCCTGTCGCTTCGGGATGGGTTGCCTCGAAGGAGGCCTACTACCCGAACCCGTGGCTGCCGCCGAATGGGTGGAATCAGGCCGGAGCATACGGCCCGCAGCCGCAGCTACGTGGTCTTGCCGAGGGCGAGGTCTCTGCTGATGCACACGATGTCATCGCGGCGCTTAATGCCCACAATGCACGCGTGTTCGCGCTGACGTTGGTGTCGACGGCAGCCGTCGCGATCTCGGCGACTCTTGGCGCGTACCGCACGCTCAAGCTACTGCGCGAACGCAAGAAGTAGTGTTCTCCGAGGACGAATATCGAACAGACACTGAGCGCGTGATCGCATACGCGATCGCTACTGGTCGAGCAGTTGTCACGAGAGCCGATGGGACACCGAGAGTTGTTATCTTGATCCCGAAAGTAGAAATCCCCGCCCCGAGAGAATTCTCAGGACGGGGGATTGTCGACGAGTAATTCGGCGTGAACCCCGTCGACGAAACTACGTCTTCTCGATGATGACCTCTTCGCCGCCTGCGTAGAGGATAGAGAACGGGCGCGAGAGATGCGCGGTCCGCACGCGGCCGTCGACGAGGATCTTGCCGCCTTCTTCCTTCACCTTGTGACAGAAGTATAGATCCTCGCTCAGCTCGTCGGTGAACTTGAAGTTCAGGTGGCCTGCCTTCTTGATGTTCACCGCGAAGATCGCTGTCGCGAGCGCGTCACACGATGTGAGCTTGCGTGGAAGCTCGCTCGGCGCCAATGCGACGAGCTTGCCTTCGGCAGGCGTAGCTTCGTGTTCGCCATATCCCGCATAGGCGATGCCTGCCGGTTTGGTTTCGTGCCAGTCGTAGACCATCAGCTCCGACGTCGGAGGCTTGAAACGATCGTGCCCGCTGTAGCGACGGATCACGGGAGCACCGACGATCGTCGCTCCTTCTTTGTCGGCTTGCGAGATCATGCGCAGCAGTTGCACGCCCGCGTCCTCGTCACCGTTATTCACGGCCCACGTATCGGCGTCGATCATCAGGAGCCAATCGGCGCCCGCATCGAGCGCTTCACGCAGTAGCCGATTGCGTGCCTTCTCGATGCCGCAATTGTCGATCATGAACCATCCTGCAAGCTGGAAGCGTTCGTGACTCAGGGCCAGCGTGTGACCCAATTCGAGGAACATGAGAGTGTGTTCGGCAGAGACCTTGCCGCCGTACGCGGGCAGCCCGAAGGCGATTTTAAGGATGCTCACAGGTGTCCTTGGTTGAGGGCCCAGACAGCAATCGTTGCCGTCAGAAGCGTCAGGAAGAGGCAGACAGCAAGGATCAGGCGCCAATACTCACCGTTGTCATCGATGTGATCACCGACGAGCACGAGGGCCATGAGAGTCAAAAAGCCGAGAAAGATGATCATTGGATTCAACCTTGGTAGGCTCGATGCATGGCCGAGGCCCGTCTCCCGACGTACAAGACTGCCGCAAGCGTTCTCGAACGAGACAAGGGCTCGGGCCTACGCCTCGCCGGATGGACGGTCGCACGCACGCTGCTGATCGCACCGCCAATGATGGTTGTCGGCGTTCCAGCGCGGCAGGCATTCATGGGTGCCGGCATTGCGTCGTTCTTCATCTCGATGCTCACGGTGCTTCGCGTGTTCGATGCGAGGTCTACGAACCTTGCCGGATTGAAGTACGGGAAGCGGCAGCACGCGCTCGCCGCTGGCCGACGCCCCAAGCGACGATAATCGGCAGCGCCGGCCATAGTGCGCCGAGAAGCGCCCCAGAACCCGCCGCGATCGCGAGATCGCGCCATGCAAACCCATGCACGCCTTCGTCCACGTCGAGGTCTTGCTTGCCAGGCACTGCCAGCAGACAGCCTGTGATAACCATCGCTGCGAGCACGGCGCCGATGATGTAGACGTCGACACCAAGGAACCACGCACTACCGAGCGATAGTGCGATGGAGAAGATGAGCTGCACGATGAACGTGATCACAGGCGCTCCTTGCAGACCGGATGCGTGTACTGCCAGTGCTTGGAGTCCGCCGGACGGTACTGCCACCGTCCGATGCGCTCGTTAACCGAACGGATCACGATCCGACGCATTTTGCCGTCGCGTCCTCTGGTCGAACGACGCCGGCACTTACAGCGAAGACATTTCGCTGGACGTCCAGATCGGATCAACCCGTACTTGTGCGTACGGTAATACTTGAATCCGTCGTGTGCGTGGTCACCTTCGCGATCGCCCTCGTCGATATCACTCACGGTTCTTCAGCTCCTGTTCAGCGGTTTCCATCGCCGCATTCAATTCACTCGCGCGAGCATCACTGCCGCCGACATCTGGATGCGCTTCGGCGATCAAGATCCGATGACGAGCTTTCGCGACAGCGAGTAGCTCTGACGGTTCGAGGCCTTCCGGCCATGCACGCCCGCATGAAAGCACCGTGCGCCAATCGCTATGTGGCTGTTGCGGTACGATCTCTTGCCCACTACCGGGCGGGAGCGCAGCGAAGCCGGCAAACGCTTGCTCGACGGTAACCGCACCCCAGCGTTCCATGCCTCGCATCGCGTTGATCGACAGTGCGATCGCGTGGAGGTTGTCGGCAATGGAGTTGTACTTGTCGCAAGGAATGCAGTACGGCACGTGCATCCACCTGCCGCCGCGTTTCTCTTGTCGCGTCCAGTACACGGCGACGCCCGGATCTCCGTTGGGCGCTACGCCCTGCCGCGCGTAAGGGGCAGAGTTGTCGCCATTCAGTGCCAGGTTCGACGAGATGACGATCGTCTTGGCTCCTGCCAAACGCAGCTCGTTGCGAATGCGCTCGTATTCGGTCACCACCGAAGGCTTATCGAATGCGCTGACACGCCGGTATCGTGTGCGAACGACGCCTTGTGGCCACGTCAGTGGGTGCGCGCTCTTGGGTACGATGATCGACACGCAAGCGTTGTACGCGCTGGGGCTGACGATGCCGTCAACTGGCCGAAAAAATTCGAGGCCGTCATCCTGCGCACGATGACGGCCCCGACGGTGTTTCTCGTGATGTGGTGGCGCTAGTGTGTCACAGGCCGCTTGCCGTTGCGAGCGTTTCGCGCAGGCGGCGGCTGCATCTGAACGACCTTGCCGTCGTTTTCGTCGTTCTCCGGATCGGCGTCGTCGTTGTCGTCATCCTCGTCGTCGTCGTCGTCATCATCGTCGTCATCATCAGGCGACGTGTTACCGGGCTTGCTCTGTCCGACGGCCGGCTTGTCGATACCGATCGTCTTCAGCTTGGCGATGACTGCCGTAACGACATCATCACGGAAGGCCTGCGTCGCATCGGGAAGCAGGACATCCATGAAGTCTGCGTAGCGCTGCTGGTTGAGCAAATCGACCATCGCCGGAATCGGCAGGTTCTGCTGCATGACGATCTGCATCGCGGTCACGACGCCCGTCGCAGCCGTATCGACATCGATGCCTTGTTCGATTGGCGGCTCCTGGCGCAGACCGATGAGGTATGCCGTCGTGCCTTCACGCAGCTGCATCACTTCGCCGAGGAGGGGGCCGAACCATTCGAAGTCGGTACGCCCGAAACGCTTGGGCGAAAGCGGATCGGAATTGTCGACTGCCGGTGTCTGTGCGGCTGCGTTGCGCTTCCGCCGACGTCCGACGGGCGGGCCTGCGAGCTGTGCTTCGACGCGTGGAGGGGGCGGTGCATGCGTCTGTGCCTGCGGGTTGCGCATGGCTGCCTCGACCTCCATCGCGCGCACCTGCTGCTTGGTCATCTCGACCTGAGCCTGTGCGGCGACGGTGGCCTTCGCCTGCTGCGCGCCAACGTAGCGTTCCGCGAGATCCTTGATGCCGGTCATGCCGTCACGGATCAGCTCGGCCGCGCCGCCGCCCTGCGGCTGCAGCTGAAGCGCCTGCTCCATCACGCGCGTCTGCATGTCGAGCACACCCGTCATATGACGGCTCATGCGCTCGGTGACCTGATCGACGGAGCTTTGTGACTCCTTCGTCAGCATCAGCAGATCGGTGGGCTTCATCATGAGGCCTTGCATGCGCTCGGCCTGCAGTTGGTGCTGATGCGCCAGATCCTTCTGAGACTGCGTCGTCTGCGCGATGATCTCCTTCACGAGAGTGAAGGCCGGATCAGGGCCACGAGTCTCCGACGCCTTCGCGAGCGCCCCAAGCTGCGCTTCGAGACGACGATCGAGCGCCTCCATCTGACGCTTCGTGTCTTCTTGCTGCGCCTTGATCATGTCCCGAAGCGCTTGGTCACGGCGCTCCGATTCACGCTCACGACGCTCCTGCTCGCGCTCGCGCTGCTCGCGTTCGAGACGTGCCTCGGTCTGGCGCTGCTGCTCACGCAGGGCTTCCAGCTCGGGGTTCTTGGCCGACTGCGAGGCCTGCGCCGTCTGCGCCGTCGCCATGTTGGCGATCATCTGACGCAGCTCGGTCATCTGATTCTCGAACGTCTTGATCTTCTCGTTCGAGGCCGAACGCTCGCGTTCGAGCTGAGCCTCGTACTCGCGGCGCATGGCAGCTTCACGTGCAGCCTGCAGCTCGGCTTCGAGCTTGCGCTGACGTTCTTCCATCGCCTTCTTTTCGTCCTCGGCCTTCCGCCGCTCGTCTTCGGTACGACGACGCTCGGCCTCGGCCTGCCATGCCTGTGCAGACTGCTGCGCCTGCTGGGCCTGGCCGTAGCCGCCTCCGTATACATTCGCGCCACCGCCGTAATACGGCGGGTAGGCTCCACCGCCGAAGAAGGCCTGCGGGGAGGGCGCCGGCTGCGCGGCCGGTTGAGGAGGGAGGCCGGGCGGGAATCCGCCGGGGAACGCGGGCGTGGTCATCTGGCGCACCTGAGGGGGGCTGGGGGTGGGGGTAGGGCGAGATTGGGATGCCGCCGCTTCAGCGAGCGGCGGAGGAGTCTTCTCGGGGTACTCGGTGGGATTCCAGAACGGCTCCCACTTCATCACGATCGCAGGCGTCGACGAATCGGTGACGGTGACCTCGTAGTAGCCACCACCCGCCCATTCGTTGACGAGCCATTGTTCGAGCCCGCGCACGTCCTCTTGCGTGAGGCCTGTGCCGGGCGGGCGCCCATCATCCGAGGGCGGCATTGGAATCGGCGTGCGTGTCGATCCCTTCCGCTTCTCGATGCGGACGGTAAGGGGCTCCGTCATGGAACCCAGTTTGGCGTCGTCGAACGTGCGTGCACCTTGCGGGGAGGGTCGGCCGGCCATTGGCGACATACTGATCACTTATTGGATGGTCGGCAACAAATCCGTATACCAAGTCGCAACTCGTGGATAAGCGGGATCACTTTTCGCCGGATTATTTGACCGATCGGATTGTAGGGATTAGTGATCAACGACATGGGGAATCCACCAAACCACGACAACGACGACCCCGATAAGGTCGCGCTGTTCGATGGCCGCACCTTCGAGCGCACCCAAGGGTGCTGGAACTGCAAGCACTGGAGCGTCAAAGGTGCCGTCGATCGCTGGAGCGATCAGCGTCAGATGAACCTTCAGCGAGCGCTCACGATCGCGCTCGAATCACCGCAGGGTGAAGACGACGAACGCGTCAAGAATATCAAGGGCATGGTCAACAAGCTCGACCACGAGATCGCGCGTGGATCGGCGGGAACGTGCTCGGGAGGCGGCAAGACCGCTAACAACGACCCCGTCGGCGAGTACGTCGTCCACAACTTCCTTTGCGGGCAGTGGTCCGGCGCGTCCGGCGCATCGATCGCACGTGGGGGTGCCAAAGCCGACAAGCTCCCCGAGGAGTTGCAGGAGCGGCTGGATGGTCCGAGGTCGACCAACAACACCAAGATGCCTCTCATCCCCGGCGGCTCTCTCGTACGAAAGGGTGTGAGCTGATGGCCACTACAGGCACCCCAACCACCGACGAACACCCTGACGGCCCACGCTGGTCGGCTACCCCAGAAACCGGTTGGCTCATCGAGCTGAACGATCCGAGCGGTAGTCCAGGCGCATTATGGTGGAAGCCCGGCTGCTGGACCGCCGACTCCACAATCGCCGTGCGTTTCTCGCGCAAGTGCGACGCTGAAGCAGTCATTCGCGGCATGGGCTTCAAGAAAGCCATCGCAACGGAGCACCAATGGGGGTGAGCGAACGTTTCACGTGGAGCCACGTAAGCCCAAACTGCGACAACAACTGCGATTGCTACGAAAAAGCAGCAGCAGCTGCGAGAGCACGTGAAGCCCTCAAGCAGATGACGAAGAAAGATCGCGCCGCTCGTGATGTTCGTCGCCCCAGGAGCCCACGCCGATGACAATTCTGCTGCTCTACCCCCTTCTCACGGCCGCGCTGTATTACCTCGGTAGTCGCGCGAAGATCACTTCGTGGTTATGGTCCAAGTATCCGCCTGCGTTGGCGTCTTTCATGGACTGTGCGGCCTGCACGGGTTTCTGGTACGGCTTCCTCGTCGAGTGTGTATACGGCGGGGCTGAGCCGATGTTCGCGCCCTACGCGTTGACCGAACCCTTCCGCGTCGGGTTGTCGGCGATCACCGTCGGCCTCTGCTCGTTAGTGCTGACACCAATCGTCGCAAACGTCATGCAGAACAGCCTGTTCATGCTCGGAACACCCTTACCCGAGACCCCTGGCGACACGACTGTCAGCCCCAGCGGTGATGGTACGAATCCATGAGCATCACAGGTGGCAGCATCACCCTCACGATCGACGATTACAACGGGCTGCAAAACGCGAAGAGCACGGCCGAGAACGAAGCTGCCAGCCTGAAGCGGCAGCTGATCGAGACGCGTCTCAATGCCGATCCTGCCGGGACCATTCGTGCTCTCACGGCAAGCCAGCGCCGCATGCTGCACATCATTCGCTTCGCAGTCGGCAACCTGCCGCCCGAGAGCGTTCGCGGCTGGCCGACAGACGTACTCACGCAGGTGAGTGCAGACATCCTTCAGCTCGCAGACGCGACGACTGACGATGCCGCGTTTGCTGCTGAACTTCTCGTGTTCGTCGAGGACTGCAAGAAGGTCGATCGTTTTCGCGCCGCGCGCGACGCAACCAAGCAGGTCGAAATCGTCGACATGCGTGCCGCTAAGCTGGAGAGTCCGACATGAGCATGGTCGCCGGAGTCGAAACCATTCGTGGGTTCTGTCCGATTCGTTGGGTCGGACGCAAAGGCCTCAGCGTCAAAGCGATCACCTACTGCAACGACGAAGTGAACGTTGCCGACGGTGTTCTTCAGGTGCCAGCGACGCTGCTCAAAGAAGGCGTCACAGCGTCGGTGCGCGATCACGGCAAGCTGATCAGCTGTTGCCCGAAATGCAAACAAGGGCTGCCTGCAGCGATGACGTAGCTGCGCAGAAAATTTGATCCGCAGAAACGCATCGTGGTACGACAACATCAAGATCGCGAGCTGACCCGACCGGCAGACGATCCTAGGCACCCTCCTCCTTGCCCCCAAGTCGTAGGAGGGTGCCCCACTACCTTTCAAATCGGGTAGCATCGTGGCGTGAGTTTCCCAAACGCAGGCCCACAGCTTCCCTCGCCGCAGCTTCCCGTCGGTCCGACGCCTGACGTGATGACGATGCCCCCTGCCGTCGCAAATCTCGGCTGCATGGGTTGCGGCCCAACGCTGCCGATGCTCGGTGAAGTCGTGAAACCGCCGATGCCGTTGTGGCTCAAGATCTTCGGCGTCATGCTCTTCTTCGGTGGCGTGTTCGGCCTCATGGCGATCACGAGCCGCAAGCAGCCTCGGTTCCCCACGCGCCCATGAAGTACGGCGAATCCAAATTCTCCGTCGGTGTCGGAAGCCAAGCCTTCCGCGATAACTACGAACGCATGTTCGGCACCGATCCGACGACTGATCTAGAACGCAATCTCATCAGAGCTGGCGTACGCACGCGCACCGAGGAATTCGCGCTGTGGGCGACGTTCGCGCAGCGCGTGTCGCTGACGTTTCCATTTCAGGTCGACGTGCTTGTTTCCGAGAGCGATCGCGATCGCGTGAAGATGGGCGTCCAGTTGCACGTTCTCGATCGCGACACACGCGAACCGATTACGGTACTCACACAACGTCACTGCGCTGCGTGGACGAACGACGCCGATGCGATCGAGATGCTGCGTGACCTCTTGGAGATCGCGCTCAAGCACGAGACGAATGAATCACTCCGTCTCGACGGCAAGCTCGTCAATGACGTACACAGCATGCGTTAGTTCGTCTGACGCCGGTTGGCTTCCGTCTCGTGGTGCGCATCGGCGATGATCGATTCGAGTGCACTACGAATCAGCTCGTCGGGTAGACCATCCTCGATGCACATCTGCACGCCAAGACCGAACGTCGCCTCAGAGAGTAACGTGACGACGAAGTCGGCTGCGAGATCAGGTGGCACCGATGCCGGTACGCGTGCGAGTAGCTCGTCGATCAACTCTTTGTGAGCCGCTTTGAGGCGCGTCGTGATGATCGCTGAGAGCTTCGCGATTTCTTCGAGAGCTGCCATTTCTAGTCGCCCCCAAAGATTTCATCCGCTGCTGCATCATCGATTCCGATCGGTTTGGGCTCCGCATTCCTCGTCGGAGCGACGGGCGTCGTGACCTCGTGCCTGGATAGCGCGAAGATCTCATCGTAGGTGCCGGCGTTGAGCGCGTGCTTCTTGATCTCCTCGATGAGCTGCGCATCGGTGCCCTTGAACGGCGTACCAAGCTCACCTTTGCGCCAGCGCTCCATCTCGATCTCCAGCTCGCCGTACGGCAGCCCATTGCTGAGGTAGTGCTCGCGACGACGCCACGCGGCCTCCTCAGCCGACGGGAACGTGCCGATCGAATGCATGCTCTCGCCGCTGGTCACCATCGCGCGGAAGCCCTTGCCGTTGGCGTACACGCCGACGAAACCGCTCTTCGTTTTGGTGCTGCGGTGCAGGAGGCTGAGGTTGATCGGCTTGGCCTCGTTGAGCATGCCGAAGTTCTTCTCTCGCGCGCTCGTGACAGCACGTTCGAAGTCGCCCGAGAGGAACCCAACGTCGAACTTGAGGATCCGCTGATCCACCTGAAGGAGGAGCATTCGGAAGGCGACCTCGGGCTTCACCCCCAAATCGGAAGCGAGCTGGACGCAGACCTTCCACGTAGCAAGTGGAACGTCCACTCGAAGGGCTACCGAACCACTAGGAAGTGAGGTCAGCCGGGGGGCTTTGGGCATGCTTTACGTTAACAATCGACCCTTACACTTACTAGAGGATCGCCCCGAACAATGGGCTAGATTACCGATCCGCAAGGCGTCTCCGAAAGTGGATCCGCCAAACGTAGCCCATCACACGTTAGACCCCCTTACTCCGCCGAAAATTTTTGTGAGATTCCGACGTTTCCCGTGTACAGCGCGGCTATATTCTTTTTAGGACATAGCGTTTGTACTTCTTGATATCAAGAAGTTCAAAAGGGGTAAGGGTCTAAAGAATAGAACAGTTGCTTATCACCGTTTTCCGGAAGATAAGTCAGGCCCCTTACGTTTGAAGGAGCGTTCAGTCTAGACGCCTAACCGCGCGAAAGATCTTCAGCTGCCCGTTGTCGACCGTTTGTGCGCGGCCGCGCCGAACATGATGCCGATCGCGCCCGCACTCAGGAGATCGCCGCGCTTGTACCACCGCTTCGCCGGGGGCGACGACATTGGCCATGTCCCGCCGGCCACATCGTAGGCCATGAGCGTGTTGGTGGTCTGGTCCTTGATGATCTGCAGGCAGCGCGCGATCGCTTGGTCGGAGAGCGCAGAGAGCGTGACACGCGTTGCCCAGTCCCAACCCGAGACGGGCAGCTCGGCCTTGAGCTTGAAGATGGCTCCGTCTTGCGCGCGATCAGCGCCAGGAACGGCGCCAGGTGCCCCTAGGAGCACGTCAAGCCAGATGACGGGGATGGCGAGGTCTCGCACGATTTTGAGCGCGGCTGCGCGGACGTATGGATGGCCGTCGTTGCCGATGGCATGGGCAAGCCCACCACCACCGAGCGTCGATCCGATCAACGTTGCTTGCAGCCACGACGCGATACCTGATGGATCAGAGGCGCTGAAGAAACCACCCGTTGCTGCCTTGTGGATGCCTTCGAGCATGATCAGGCGTGGTGGCTTGTTGTCGAACTTGCTGAACATGGCCTGCGCCGTCGCGCTGATCACGTTGTTGCCCAGCTGACCCGAATTCTTGAGCAGCCAATCGGTGTAGCCCGTCGACTCGTTGAACAGCGCTCGCGAGAAAATGGGCGACTCCGCCCATACCGTCTGCCGCGTGTATGGGTTCGCCGCGCATTGCGCGACCAATTCGGTCATCGCCATCGCAGCCGTGTACAGCCGCCGTGGCCCCTCGCCTGCGCGATATACCGCGTTGTCACGGTACTTGTTCGCATGGTCCCAGTAGGCGAGGAGGGTCTGAACATTCTCGGCAGGCGTTGCCATGCCTCCGAGCCTATCAGGTTCGCATTACGCCAGCGTTGCGATGATCAAATCCTTCGCGGCGTCGACGAGAAGACCGTCCGTTTTCGACTGATCCTTGAAGACAACCTGGAGGCGAATCAACCCTTCCGGATCGGCTTTCGTTCCATCTGTATCCATCTGGACGATGCACTGTCCTTTGTCGCTGATGACAAACAATGCCCGAAGCAAATCGTCGTCGTGCGTGACCTTGAACACCTTGAGACTGGAGATCGGCCCGAGCCAATCGTAGCGCAGCACAGCAAGCTCGCTATGAAGCGCCACTGCATCAAGCTCTGCCGGATCGATCTCGGCTTCTTCGCGAGTCTTGCCGGCAGGACGTCCCCAGAGATCAGGGATTTGCCTGTGGTCTTGCTCGAACGACGTCGGCTTCTGATTTTGAAGCATAGGCGTTACGCGTTGAACGACGCGCTCGGCGACGACATCGACAATCTTGTCGAGGAAATCACCGACGATCTTTCCGATCGTTTCGACCTCTTTTTTCACGTCGCCTTCGACGACGAAGTTCGCGCCCGCCGCCTTGGTCGCGCTCTCGTTATGCAACGGGCAAAATCCTTTGCCGCCTGAGCACGGACCGCAAAGCTGTTGCGTGCCCGGTAGTGTTGTTGCTGGTTGGCCCGGCGGCAAAATCACCGAACCAGCGATGACCGAGGAGCCGTAGGCAGTATCAAACGGGAGACGTGTTCCTTCCATTCCGCGAACAGTAGTCACTTGCCGTTGATATGGGAAGCCCCGCATGAGCAGGGCCCCGTCCAGCGACTCTAGTCGCTGGGGCTGACGCTTACGTTACGGTGTCACGGGGCAGCATTCGAGCTGCACACGAGCCACTACAGAGACGTTCGCGGTGGCAGCGTCCGCTCCCGTGGCGAATTGAATCTGAAGGCCGAGACCACCGGTCGGGTTCGCCGTGATCGTCCACTGTGCAACGGGCGTCGCATGACCGATGATTGACTGCGCACCAGACGCGATGAGAACCGTCGATCCCGCTGTCGTACGCACGATGAATTGACGCTGAATCGCAGCGCTGATCGCACCCGCTGCACCGCCACCGGCAACCGCCGTCACCGTGACGGTGTACGCGCGGTCATCAACGAGGGCGATAGCGGTACTTCCACCACCATCACCAAAGTTGAGCGACGTCGCAGCGATCGGAGCGTTGGAAGGCCCGAGCTTCATGACGATCATGGTGCTCTGCGCATCACCGTCAGCGAGGAAGCGGCCAGACGCGTGAGCACGTTCGCCATCATTGGTGGCGCGTGCACGCACACCCGTGGCACTGGAGAAGCTCGCGCTCGCCGTGTTCGATCCGCCCTCGGCGTGGCTCGCGTAGCCGCTCGCGACCGTGCTGTCACCTTCGGCGTGCGAGCGCTGACCGCTTGCGAGTGTGCCAACGCCTTCAGCGTGCGCTCCCGTAGCAGTCGCCTGCGTGGTCTGCCCCTCCGCGTGAGATGCACTGCCCGACGCTGTCGTGCCGTTACCTTCGGCGTGCGCCGTTTGATTCGAGGCAGTCGTGCTCAGACCTTCGGCGTGCGCGTAGTTCGCGGTGGCCTGCGAGCTTTGGCCTTCGGCGTGCGAGTAGTCACCTTGTGCAACCGTGTTACGGCCTACGGCATGCGCAGCTGCTCCGCTTGCCTGTGCACCATCGCCAGTGGCGAACGCAGCACTGCCTGACGCCACGTTGTCGTAGCCGCCCGGAATCGACGCGCCGTCACCGGACGCCGTGTTGCCGTAGCCGCCCGCAACCGTCGCGTATTCGTCCGTCGCAGCGTTGTCATCGCCGCCGCCGATGGTCGAGTAGTTCGCGGTGGCACCGGGCGCCGCACCGCCCGTATTGCTGCCGAGGTTAGTGATACCCGCCTGAGTGTTGTCGATGGGTGACTGATCCGAAGCACGATCGCTACGGATGTTGACCTTATCGGCTGCGACAGCGTCATCGAAGATGACAGCCGGATCACCGCCGCCGCTACCAGCGCTGCCAGTAGAGGCCGCGAAGGGCACCGGGCTCAGTGTGGCGCTCGTGCTACCGAGCGCACGTTCGACAGAATGCTCGCGCTTGACCCACACACGAATGGTTGCCTGCGCGCCGCTGTTGTTGGTCACACTGACATTCGTCGCGTCAGCTGTGATCCCGAATCCTGCGACGTCGCCCGCAAGATAGTCGGGTGTCGTCGCAGTACCGTTGATGTTGATGTCGTGGGCTTGCGCGACGGTTGCGCCATCTGCAACGTCCGTGAACGTGAGGATCTGAACCAGACGAGTTGCCATGTAGCAACTCTACTAGAATCGATTGCACTGCATCTAACTTTGCGCGCGCTGTCGGATTCGAACCGACGACCCACGGATTATAAAGTCCGCAGCTCTACCGCTGAGCTAAACGCGCATGGTCTTGTGAAAGCCGGTAGTACTCGCTCCGTTGAACGCCTGCCGATGCGTCTGGCGCACTTTCACAAGGTGCAGAAGGATGGGCTCGAACCACCGACCATCGTGCCTTTTGGGCCCGACGCTCTACCACTGAGCTACTTCTGCATGGCGGCGCGGCTGGGTCGCGGGCTCCAGCTAAACGGCCTACGGGGATTCGCGATGATCTCCCCCACCGACGCGCCATAAGCGTTACTTCCGTCGGCCTGCGATCGGCAGGCTCGACAGCACCTTTCTGACCGCAGCACGGTCGGCAGTAGGCTTGGCACCGATCGCGACGAGTTGATCCGTGAACGGACCCGCATCTTCGACGATCGGCACGTGTTGGATGCCGGCAGCTGCGAGAGCTTCGGCGTAGCGCTTCAGCGAGGCCTCATCGGGCACTGCGAGCACCACCATCACCACGGGCGCGTGGCCGACAGCCTCTTGAGCGGCGTGGCCTGTTTGCGCAAGTTGTGCCCCTTCGGGCAAGTCGCTACGCACGAGGACGTAGCAGGTTTCAGCGGGGGATTGCTGGGCGACGGGTGCTTCCCGTTCACCTTATCGAGCTGTGAAGCATGCATGGATGATGTGTCGGCTCTGCGAAGCTGTCAAGGGATTCAGCCGAAGGCGATCACTTCGAAGATCCACAGCGTCTTCCATGGGCGCCACTTGTTGATCGTGAGCTTGTCGTAGGCATCGCGATACACCCAGCATCGTGGACTATTCGCTGCTGAACAGTAGAGGTCGTCACGATCCATTACGGTGACCTTTCATGATGGGTTCGACGGCAACGACGAGCTGTCCTCGTCGATAATGAAACCAGCCGCGATCGTGGATCATCGCGTTGTTGATCAGTGCCTGTGGGGTCGCGTTGACTGCGAACAGATATAGACGTTCCTGTCGCTTTCGTTTCGACTCGTGCATCAGTTCGGGAGCGCCTTGATGACCTTCTTCTGCATCTCGATGCCCTCGTCGGTGAGCATCCATTTGCTACGCGACGGCGAGTAGTGGCCAACCGCACGTACGAGCCCACGCTCGCGCATTGCCGACAGCATTGCCGTCGGGTTTTTCATCTTGAGATGCTCACCGACTTCTTTGGTCGTGTAGCCCTTCGTCTTCGAGAGCAGCAACAGCGTCTGTTTTTGTGCTGCACTGAGGTCTTCGATCTTCGCGCTCATCCTTGCCATCCTCGCTGACAGCCTACAACACGTGCACGATGCACGATCGGACGGAAGCCTCCCGTGCAATACAGCTGATCATCGAGGCGTCGTTGCACGTCGTGCGTCGGTGCAATGAGGGCCGCGATCGCAAGGATCACTGCCACGATCACTACGAAGACGATCTCGATCAACGTGCTCATGCCACGAATCTACTCTTGGACGATTGGAATCGCAGCGTCTTTCAGGAGTGCCAGATCTTCACCGAGCTTATCGATGAACTGCTTCGCTGCGGTGAGTGCGCCAATCCGGGCTTCTTCGAGCGAGAGGATCCTGCCGCTACTCTCCGATGACCGGTACGCACGTTCGTCGCACTTGTCTTCGTCGTCTGGCATCAAGTACCAGTGGAAGAACCCGCCATCGTAATCGTGTTCTTCGATCGCAAGATAGAGCGGCCCAAAGCGTGCCATCCAAAAACGACCGCCCCCATGCCACTTGCCCAGTTCGATTTGACGGTTCCACGCCATTACTTCGAGTCGGTGCCCTTCTTGAAGAGCAGGTTGTACAGCTCGATCGTCGTGCGGCCCTTCGCCATCTCCTCGAATTCCTCCTCGGTGATGTCGTTCGCGACGAGTGGCTTCTCGTTGCGCCAGCGTTCACGTACCTCGGGATCACGTGTCACGGGCAGTGCTGTCGCCTCAGAGGGTGTGAGGTTCTCGGACCTGATCCAGGTGTCGAGGCATGCCTGCGCCTCTTCGGCTGCGCGTGCGAACACGTAGACATCCCAGATGCGGATGACATTGAAGAGCTTGGCGTCGTTCTCGCCGGGGGTGTACTTGGGGGTCGGTTGCTTCTTGTCACTCATGTGATCACCAGGGTCGGTTTTTTGGAGAAGTCGACGGCGCGCGGAAGCGCGTACGCCGCGAGGTAAAGGCCACGGCTCCACGCCGTCTTGAAGGCACGGCGCAAGCGATCATTCGCGTCCTGCCGCATCGTGATGGTGGTGCCGATTGCATCGAGGCATCGCCACTGCATGACGCTGTTCGCAATGGCATCGTTCAGGTGCGCCGTCGACAACGCGCTCTCTAGGATGTCGTTGTACACGGTACCGCCACCAGAGCTGTTCGAGACGAGCACCTGGTAGCAACGCAGCGAAGCCGCGATCATCTTGCGGCCCTGCGTCTCTCCGTGGAGAGAAATCGCAGTGAGATCGTCGACGATCTGCAAGTAGTGCGGCGTGTCCTGCTGTTTCCGATCCTTCAGGATCTTGAAGTAGCGACTGATGCCGCGCTCCAGCTCGAACGCTGTCGCCTCGTAGTGCTCCTGCCAGATCTCGAAAGCAAGCTCGACGGCATTCCACCCGTCACGCCACACAGGAAGGAACCAGCCACGCGAGTTCGTGTCGAGCTGAACTTCGGCGAGGACTTCTGCCAGTTCGTGCAGATCCTCGTCGAGTGGCTTGCGATCAGGCGGTAGAGGCCGCTTGGCACGCCGACGCGGTGGCGTCTTGCATCCGTCGCTTCCTTTGCCCATGGCATGAGGTGTAAGCGATGGGGCTGACGTTCATGTTCAAGAGCCGTGTTCGGCACGAAAGTGCTCACAACCTTCGCAGTCGCATCCGAACGGATGTTTCTGTCCCTCGGGTAATTCGAATTGCTTGCGCTTGGCGGCTTCATCGAGTGCGTAGGCGCACATGAAGCAGACCATGCCGATCCCTGGGAAGTACTTCCAGCGCTTCTCGGGGCGTGTTGCGCTCCGCTGCCCATCGCCTTCGGCTTTGCGCCGCTTCTTTTTGCAGTGCGGGCACCGTGCCTGTTTCATACCCATAGTTCACCGATGCTCGTTGGCATCTCCGCACCAACCACTCTCATGCGTTGATGGACGGCCGCAGCTGCATGCCGGACCTTCCGATGCATTGAGATTGTGTGGCAGAGGCAGGTTGACTTGTTCGGGGCAGGTCTCCCAGAAGTCCATGTGATACGTCATCGGCGTTTTGACGCCGTCGCGGAGTACCTGCACGTGACGTGGGTTGGCACCGAAACCGACAACACGTCCACGTGTATCGGCTTTGTGGGCTCCACGGCTCTTTGCGAAATGTTTGATGCCGACTGGCGTCAGCTTTACGTAACGCCCGACGGAGACTTTGTCGCGAGCGTACATCACGCCTGCCTGTTCCTTGATGTTCATTGCATCTCGAAATCGGAGTCGGGTTGATCACCAACGTCGACCAACTCCAGCCGAGGATCGGTGTGCCGATAGAAGCGGTAGAACTTGTGCCCACCTTCGACGCGTTGGTTGACAACAAACTCACGCTCGATGTGCGGTGAGCGGATCTTCTGCGCGAGTGTGCGAGCCGTGTACTTGAACGGAATGCTGTAGGCCTGTGCCATCGATTCCAGCTCGGCGAGTAGCTCGATGACGTTGACCCAGCGTCCGATCGGCTGCGGGCCGCTCTTGGGCTTGTATGCGATCCACTTGTGCATGATGTCGACGAGCGGATCTTCTTCGTTGATGAACGCATCGCGCTCACCTTGCAGCGCCAGCATGACCTCTTGAATTTCTTCGGGGGCCCAGTTCATGACGCGACCCACGACGCGACCGAGTGCTGCGAAGTCGGCCATACGGTGCACCTCTTCTTCAGCTTCTTGGTCACCGTAGACACGCAGTTCCTCGACGATACGGTTCACGTACCAGATGTACTCTCCGAAGAGCTGCGCACGTTGCGCGAGGATGTCCGCTTTGATCTTCTCGAAGCGTTTGAAACCGCGCCGACGCTCCAGGCGCAGAATGATGCAGCGATCAGCGACGTCTTCTCGACGGAAGCTTGCTGGATTCTTCGACGCGATCGCGATGAATGCGTGCGGTTTGATGATGTGCTCTTCGTCGTTCGCGTAGAGCTTGCGCTTTTTCCACTGTCCGGCGGTCGTGTACGCACAGATCGCGTCGGGGACCCACTCGATGAAGGTATCGGTGTTGTCGAACACGGCAATCGGCGAACGAAGAAGCAGCACGCCGAAGTCGTCCTCTTTGTTTTTCGAGAGGATCATCGGATTTGCGGAACCCATCAACACGTACTGGATCATCTGACAGACCGCGCTCTTGCCTGATCCCTGCGTGCCCTCGACGAGAAGCAACGGTTTAGTAGGCATGAGATCGGGGAACGCGAGCGCGAACATCCAGATGATGAGTGCCTTGCGTTGTTGATCAGGCGTGATGCCTGAGAGGCCTGACTCGGCGAAGTTGATGTTCGTCAGTCGATCGATCAGCACACCATGTGGCCCGACATCGATTTCGACGTGCACGCCACTGTCGTCGTCGGCGAAGTAGACACCATCCTCGCCCGCTGAAACCGTTTGTACGGTACCGCCATCGATGCGATACATCCGACCATTGTAGGCCGACAGGTACGCTGTCTTCGATTTGAGGTCGTACGCGGCAAAGCGACGTAGCTCGACCTGCAGACCTTGCTGAATGCAGTAGTGGCGCAAGGCGTCGTAGAGCCATCGACTCGTGTCTTCGTGCTCGTTGAGGCCGTACATCGCGTTGAAGTACGCGTGCCAGCGATCGCCGCCCTTGCCAGCACTCGGGAGCGCGAACGTTTTTTCGATGGCGCCAAGCGAGACATACAGCGAGTGGTCAGGCACGGTGACGAGGAACTGTGTCCCGAGGGTGATCTCGGTATTGAGGATGTAGTTCCACAGGGCCTGCTTGCGGCCACGCGTTGTCATGCGCTTGTCGTTGAGGATTCGCTGGATAGCGTAGCGGTGCGTTGCCGCAAATCCTGGTGGAAGCGTGAACACGGGGATCGAGCTTATACCCGCTGGGGATGTCTTCCGCGACGTTGAACGTGAGCGTCAGCCCCAGCGAGTAGAGCTAGAGGAATGGCACGCGGTGTTAACACCAGGACTAGGGTGGTCTCCAGGCGCGGACACAAGAACGCGGCAGCGAAACGTAAGGCCACCTACCTTGATAGGTGTGATCCGGCGCAGGTTTCTTTTGGCCTAGGGATGCTCAAGGGCTTCCTGTCCGACGAATTCAAGCGTAACGCAGGATGGGACGAATCCGAGTGCGCTAGGGCTGAAGGAGCCGTCGAACATATCGGACGTGCCGCAAACATCATTCGTCGGTTGCAGCGTGAATTGAAACGATGACGTGGAAGCCGACATACACCAGCAAGGGTGCGGTGCTTTCTGCCGACGGACGGCATCGCTTCGTGCTGCACCGGTCGTGGGTAGGGGAAACCCTTCGCAACGATGTGCTCTACCGCGATCCAATGGCGGACTACCGCGCGCTCATCTTTCTCATGCTGAATCCGTCGAAGGCGGATGCTGAGCGCCCGGATCCGACGTTGAATTCATGCGTACGCATCGCAGGTAGCCATGGATGCGGGCACGCGCTTCTCGGAAACCTGTGGAGTATCCGATCAACGGACTGGAAGACATTGCGCGATGACACGCTCGATCGAAACGTCGCTGAGAGCGACGCGATGCTGATGCAGCTGCTGCTCGATCCGTGCGAGATGTTGTCCATCAACTATCTGTCTGACGTGAAGCTTGTGCTCGCATGGGGCTCGCGAGTCATGGACATCCCAGGCGCTGCGCCACGCATTCGTGCCGTCTGCAATCTGATCTCACGCGCTGAGAAACAGCTCGGACATGATCTCCACGTGTATTGCCTCGGGCAGACACAAAGCGGCAATCCAAACCATCCACTATTCATGGCCGCAACCACGCCGCTTGAGCTGTGGGACGGCATGTGTGAGGCAAAACCATGAGCAAGAACGAAACGTACGTCGGTGTCGAGCTTCCCGAAGGATGGAAGGTCGAGCAGTGGGGATCAGATGGCACTTGTTGGACGATTGTTGCCGGTGCTCTCGGTGGCGTCACGATCGATTGGAAAAAGCGTGGCTATCGTCTTGGGTGGTCATCTCTCGGCCCGCTTTCCTCGACGAAGAAATACGCCGGCACTGGTTGGAAACAGCGCCTGATCCGTGACGCTATTGATCGGCTCAGGGGGCGTAACGGGCGTGGACTGGTTGGATTCGAGACGCGATGAGTACGATCCGTCCGGTTCCAGGGAAGCACGATTGGTTCTTCGCGCCGACGGAGATCGTCAAGCCGATCTTCGGCGCATCTGGCGTGCATGTCGAAGGCGGTCGTTGTCGCATTCATCGCACGCATCTGCCGCTACTCGACATCCCTGAGGCACAGGCCCATCTGTTTACGGGTACGAACGACTCTGCTGTGTGGGCTGCACGCAACGCGCGGACAGAGGCACTCGGGTTCACCCTGCGCACGACGCAGCATCAGGGAATCGATTTCATCGAGCCTCGACGAGGGACGCTCCTCGGCGACGACATGCGCCTGGGCAAAACCCTCACAGGCGCGATGAGCCACGATCCAGCGCGAGGCCCGCTTGTAGTGATCGCACCACTGCAAACACGTGGTGTGTGGCTGGCATGGCTCAAGCGCGTGTTCCCCGACCTCACGATCGGTAAGGTGCTTGGGCGCAAGTTCGATCTGGAGGTGTTGAAGCACCCGATCATCTTCATGCACTACGACGTGATCAAAGATTGGCAGGCACCGATTCAAATCGGCACGCTCATCTTCGACGAAGCGCACCTACTCACGAACCCAAAATCGAAGCGCACGAACGCAGCCATCTTTCACGCAGTCAATGCTGCGAAGGTCATCGCGATGACCGGCACGCCGATCTGGAACATGCCTCCTGATCTGTGGGCGATCCTGACGCTGATCGTGCCCGGCGGTTTCGGCGACTACTACAGCTTCTGCAATCGATACGGCGCACCCGAGCCGTCAGCGTACGGAATGAAGTACACCGGCATCTCGCATGAGGCTGAACTGCGTAAACGCATCGATGAAATCATGCTGCGTCGACGGTGGGTCGATGTTGCTGATGACATCCCGCCGATCACGCGCAACGTGCTTGTCGCGAACATCGACGAAAAAACAAAGAAGAAGCTCGACATCATCGCTGCCGAGATTCATAGCGATCGCAAGAACACGGCGGCGAATCTCGCGCATTACCGGCGCGTGCTCTCCTTGTTCAAGGTCCCGACGGTCGTCGGTGAAGCCAAACGCATGCTGGATGCAGACGAGTCGGTCGTTTTGTGGGCATGGCACAAAGAAACAGCGGACGCTCTTCTCGAACGCATCGGGGAACGCGGCTATCTCATCCACGGTGATATCTCGATCACTAAGCGGGACGAAATCATCGCTAAGTGGAAGCAAAGTAAGGCCGAGGGGCGCGCGGTCGCGCTGATTGCGACGATGTCTGTGGCGCAAGTCGGCCTCGATTTCAGCGGCGCTTCGCCCATTTTCGCCGAGATCGATTGGACGCCTGCCGTGATCGCGCAGACTGAGATGCGCACGTTTGACCCGAAACGGCCGATGAACGTGACCTTCGTGGTTGCCGACCATCTCATCGAGCAGCGCATCCTGCGATCGCTCATCGCCAAGCTTGGCGCAGCCAATCCTCTTGGCGTGGGGGCGGCGATCGATGCCATTGACGCACTACGCACTGCGGTGTTCGGTACTCCAGAAGAAGCCGATCTGACCCGCCTTCTCGACGCATTCCTGTCTGAAGCTGAATGACTTCGACATGATCGTCAGCCCCAGCGGATAGGGTTGCCGGCATGTCAGCCCCGAAGAACCCGGAACCAAACGAGCAGGATTTCTGGATCCTGCTCCTCATTTTGTTGGTTACCTCACCGATCACGGCAATCTTCGACGCCATGATTGCTGCGAAGCTGTGGGATCTCCTCCTCGCCTCGCAATACGGCTCGGGTCCCACGTATCAGACGTGGTACGGCATTGCTCTTTTGTTCGCGTGGGTCGCGAACAAGGCGAAGGATGTCGAAGTCGACAGGAACGGCGAGAGCTGGTTCGTGTGGGCGATCGTCAAATTGGGGGCGCACATGATCTATGGCGGGCTCGTGCTCGTCACCGCTGGGCTCGTGCGATTGCTGTTTGGATGGCACTGATGGTGACGTGTCTGCTGTGTGATCGTGAGCTGAGCCCACTCGCTGGGGGTTTCTACTTCACGCATCCAGACGTCGAGGATTGTCAGGTACGGTACTGCGATCGTTTCGGTGTGTCCGTCGAAGAAGACGACGCACTACAGACGCCGGCTACTGAACTTGTCGAAGTCGATACGCCACGAGATCTGGCGAAAGGTGACTTCGTCATCGACCTGGATCCCTACCCACGTGTCGATGAAGTCCTGAAGGAAATCTTCGCTACGTACGGTTTGCAGCGGCTAGGCGGCCAGTCGACTGGCCGTGGCTGGTCCAGCTTCAACCTCTTTCAGAAGTGTCCACATGCATGGAAGCGTCGGTATATCGACGCTGCGCAGCCTTCGTTTGTTGTCGAAGCACCGTCGTTAGCGGTGGGCACGCTCGTGCACACGTTCCTTGCAGTCATGTACATGCGCATGATTGTCGATGACTACCCGTTGACGCCGGAGCTTGTCCGCAGCCTCTGTATGGAGGCGGCACGCCCAGCGTACGTAGACGAAGCGTGGCGCGTGTTCACCGGCTATCGTCTGTTCTACACGTACGACAAGATCGAACCGCTCGCGGTCGAGTACGACCTCCGTGATCCGCGCACGGGTGAGAGCTGTCGCTATGACCTCATCGCGTTCTTCCCCGAAGAGTCGGGGCTGCGTATGCCGGGCACGTACGTTGTCGAGCACAAGACAGCCTCTCGCTTTGACATTGCCACTACGGATGGTTGGGCCAACGACGGCGAAGTGTTGGGGCAGGCCTTGCTCTGGAAACGTCTCGGGCTCGACAAGCGCTTCGGGCCGCTACGTGGCGTCATCGTGAACATCTGCGGCAAGCAGAAGGAATTGCAATTCCACCGTACGATCGTGGCGCCGTCGAGCCTACAGCTCGATCAGCACACCGAAGATCTTCGTCGGTGGGAAGGGCTTATTCAGCTCTCTCGTGCAACGAACAACTTTCCACGTGCGCGTCATAGCTGCGTTGGTCGGTTTGGCATGTGCGAGTGGTTCGAGGACTGCATCACTGCCAAGAGGTAGCTATGCCACGAGCAAAGGGTCAAGCAATCACACCGAAGACGGTGAACTGGTGCGACGAGTGTATTGCCGCCAACTTTCATCGTGCTGATTGCCCTCTGCTCAACGCTCCGCCGCCATCACGGAAGCGAACAACGAAACCGAAACCGAAAGTATCCCATGGCTCCGATTCCCGTTAAGTACCGCAAGTACGCCGCTGATCATCTTTCAACGAAAGGGCGGCGGAAGCACATCAGCATCAGCAAGGAACATCACGAGCGTCTGCGCAAGCAAGCCGAACGCGAAGGGGTTCCGATCGCATACATCGTCGAGCGCGATATCAACGTCGTGCTTGAAGGCCCGCCCGCGCCCAAACCACGCAAAGGAAAATGGAGGATCAATTAGTCATGGCCACTCTCGCTCTGCAACCATCGTCGCAATCAGCTCCACCAACGTCAGCTGCAGCCAAGGTCTGGTCGTTCAAGACGCTGCTCGAAGATGTGAAGCGCTATCTCTGGCGGTACGGGACAGCGACTGATGTCGAAACCGATCCTATCGAGTTGCTGAAGCAAGCTGCGGATGCGCTTTCGAATCGAGAGAGGCTCTTCGAGGCAGAAGGCGACATGATCGAGAAGCTGGAGAAAGAGAACGCGCAGCTCAAGGCGGAGCTGGCGGCGGCAAAGGCAAAGCTTCCGCCATGGTGGAAGGGTTAAACATCAATGTCAGCCCCAGGTCGTACAACTCCTCCTGTGAACACAGCGATCGCAGACTTCGGGTTCGAACCCTGCCGTGAGGAAAAGTGCAGGATCCCGCAGCTGCATCCAAAGCACGAGTCGCACAATCGCAAGCCGGCAGTCAGCTTCAGGTGCTGCCCGCTGTGCAAAGGCGCGCTTACCAAACCCGCTCCGAAGAAGAAATCGTACTGCGCAGCTCCGAACTGCGGTTGGCGCCGCCCCGGAAAGGCGCCGGAGAACACGAATGCGTGAACTGAAGATCGACGCCCCTGACGATGTGCCGCAGCTGTCCATCTTGAACTACGGTGATACCCGTACCGGCAAGACGACGTTCGGCGGCACCTTTCCACGCCCGCTCATCATCGCTGACACGACTGAGAACGGCTGGAAGAGCGTGTTCACGATGAATCACGCGAACCGGTTCGAGCCGGATGTCGAGCCGATCGTCTGGGGCGTCGATCAGATCAACGACCTCTCGATGATGTACTCGCGGATGGACTCGCTGCTCGCCAGCGGGCGCATCTTCACGATCGTCTTCGACGCGTTCAGCTTCTACTGCGACTTCTACCTCGCCAGCCTGATTCGGTTGCAAGGCAAGCCCGACAACCGCCAGGCCTATGGTGCACTCGGTCTGCATCTGCGTGAGGTGCGCGTGCAGTTGCAGCAGCGGCGCGCGTCCGTCGTCTACAACTGCCTTGCCAGCCACCCGAGCGAAGAGGACACCAAGGGTCGCCCGATGATTCCGGGCCAGCAAGCCGACAAGTTCGCGGCCGGCGTCGACATGGTCTTCTACTCACGGCTGGAGAAGATCAACAAGCAAGAGACCTACTACGTGCACACGCGGCAGTACGGCAAGTACATCGCCGGCCACCGCGAAGGCATCAACTCCGATCGCCTGCCCGATCCGTTCAACGGAACGTACTGCGATCTCATCACGCACCTCGGCTACGATCCCGACGCGGTTCGCGCGCGTTTGCCCAAGATCGGCGCGCCTGTTGCGAAGGGCTCGGTACCGGCTGCTGTCAAGCCGGGCGTTCCCGTCGTCAAGCCCGCGCCTGTCGTCGCGAAACCCACGGTACCTCAGGTCACGTACGTGAAGCCGACGGTGCCCCCTACCAATGTCAAAGCGCCGCAGGGCGCCAAGCAGTAGCAACAGCCAACAACAGTAGAACAAGAAAGAACGATCATGTCCCAAGAGTTTGCAGATTTCACCATCGAGCAGGATTACACCGACGTTCCGGAGATGTCGGGAGAGTTTGCGACGCTCCCCGTCGGCGACTACGTCTTCGACATCGTCCATCTGGAGCAGAAGGCGTCGAGCACCGGCAACCCCGGCGTCAACGTGACGTTCCAGGTTGCGCCGGCCGAGGCGCAGCTCACCGACGAGGCGCGTGCGTTCGCGGGTCAGAAGGCGTGGAACCTCTACTCGCTCCTGCCGCAGTCGGCGGGTCGCATCAAGAAGCTGATGGTCGCGTGTGGTGCGAACCTCGCGAAGTTCACGGCGAGCGAGATCATGAACTCGCGCATCGTCGCGTCGATCACGCACCGCAAGGGCGAGGCGAAGCCGGATGCCGATGGCAACCTGCAGGAAGCCCGCACGTTCGCCAACGTCGTCAACGAGCGCCCGCTCGAAGCGACGGAGGTGTCGGCCCCGACCCCGGCGAAGGCACCGCCGCCGCCCGTGAAGGCCGCGACGAAGCCGGCGACGAACGGCGCCGCACGCCGCGCGTAAGCTCCGCAACCCGGGACAAGGCTCTCGCATCGAGGCTATCCTCCTCGATGCGTCAGCTCGGGCGATGAGCCCTACGTTGCCTCGCTAGAGAACCGGCAACCCGAAGCGACGGAAGCGTGCTCTGTGAGAGACCGTAACAGCGCGGGACTGTGCACGCGTGCTGTGACGATGGGGAGAGACCCATTTTTCGCCAAGCGAAACTCGCGATGCGAGGGCGGCGTGCTCACGCCGATCGTCGGTGTATTTTGTCGTACCGTTTGAGCAGGACGATGTGACATCGATCGTGGTGAGAGCCCACGTCACTTGGCACTTTTTGTAACCGATAGCTCAACAGGAAGAGCGGGCGCCACTTGTGCGCTGGTCATTGGAGGTTCGAATCCTCCCGGTTGCGCGATGAAACTGAGCGCCCACTCCGCACGTCTCGCTGTCGAGATCGCCGATCGCGTCGTGCCCGAGTACCGCGACGGCAAGCGGAGCTACTCGTGTACCGGGACAGTCGCGAAGCGCTGGCAGGCCGCGTACGATGGTGCCTGCATCGCGTTCGTGCGGAGTCAGCGCACGGTCATCGCAGCCTCTCGCAAGCGCTGACGCTCGAAGTTTTTGTGGTCTGCCGTCGCTGTTGGGATGCGAAAAGACGTCCGCCAGCGACGGCGGGCTGCGCCTTCCGGAGCGGGCGGAGAGATCTCGCTCAGGTTTTTTTCTGATGTGCGCGGGAGCGCAGGGTGGTGTCGCAGGGGCTTGTGGATAACCGGTGGACGACGCATTTTCCCAAAAATATTTTCTGTGGATCGCGTCTTCGAAGTAGTTGGCGCACCAACGAAAGATCTCCCTGTGGATCCCTGTGGAGAGAAAACATCCGCAAAAAAGTTGAATCCACAGATCAGCCTCCGTTAGAGAGTGGGCTCACACGTCACACCGAGCGTCGGTGCATCGGTTGACGGTCAAACCGCTAGCGACTCCCGTGCACGAATTCAGTTCGTGGGGAGATCTCCAGGGGGCTGGATAGGTATGTCCAAGGCTGGGAATTGTCCGATCATCGTCGATGGTCGTGAGGTCGATCCGCGTTGCATTTGCCGGGAAGAGCACTGTGACCGCGTAGGCGTTCACCTCGCTCATGGTGTCGTCCCGCCACCCAAGAAAGAGCGCCCGCCCACGCCAGGACGTGCGCTGTGGAAGCGTCCGTCGAGCAAAGCGCTCGACAACGCGATCGCGAAGGCGACGTCGAAGTATTGGGCCACGCACTTCGGTGCGATCCTGCGCGAAGTCAGGAACGACTACGGCACCGCCGAGTCGGAGCACTCGCTCGAACGTGCCGTTTATCGGCACCTGAAGAAGCTCGTCGCTCGTGGGCACATCGTGAAGCTCGACCTCGGGCTCTCGTTCGCCGCGTATCTGCGTCCCGGCAGCAAGCTGCTCAACGACATCGACTATCTGCGCGAGCAGATGGTGGATCAGCTTGAAGTGCACGGGCAGTACGCGGCATGACACGACTCGATCGGTTCGAGGCGCAGCAGATCGGTGAGGAATGGGCGCGAGAGACTCTCGCCAGGATCGACGAAGCGCTCAAAAAGCTTCCGAAGGCAGCGCAGCTCGACAGCGTGATGTGCTGCCCGCTGTGCCATCGTCCGCTGGTCACGCGGTACCGCGTGCTCAAGAAGTACAGTCGTCGAGGATACATCACAGCGTATCATCCGTTGTGGTACTGCGAGACCCACGACTTCACCGTCGAGATCAATCACTCGAACAAGAAGCTCGTCAAGCACAAGCCAAACGTGCGGCGAAAACGATCGCTAGGTAGCGCCTCCAACACATGACCGTCACGCTGCCCGTGTTTCGTGGCGACGCCGAGGGCGCCAACTGCATCGAGTGCCCATTCTCGATGGGTGGCTTGCCGCGTCAGCCGGTGTTCTCGGAGTTTCCCGAGAACCCGTTGTGGCTGCTGTGTGGCGAAGGCCCTGGGCGTACGGAGGTCATCACGAAGCGCCCATTCATGGGCCCGACGGGTCAAGTCGTTGCGCAGGTGTTGCACAAGATCGGGCGTCCTCGTCAGGAGCTAGGCATCCTCAACGCGACGCTCTGCATGCCGACGACGAACTCGACGGAAGCGGATCGCCACAAAGCCGCTGAATGCTGCAAGCCGCGCCTGCAACGCGAGCTGGCGATGTTTCCAGGCAAGCCGGTGTTGACCCTCGGTGCCGTTGCGGCCCGTACGATCATTCCCAAGGCAACGCTCGATGCAATCGATCCTCCCGAGGCTCCGAAGGAGGTCAAGAAGCAGCAGAAGCTCAAGCAGCAGCCGACGCGCAAGCGTGAGCTACAGAAGGCGAAAAAGATCGAAAAGCTCGCAGAGAAGCGGCTGAAGAAGATCCTGACCTATCGCAAAAAGCAGCTCGTCGCCGAGTACCGCAAGGTCCGCAAGAAGAAACCAGACCAGATATGGCTCGATCACGAGCTGGGCCGCAATCGAGCGCAGCTAGAGCTGAAGGCACGGCGTGATGCCGTGATGGAGTACGAAGTCTGGGTCAAAGAGGCCCAGTTTCGAAAGCTCGCGAAGGAGGCGCAGCAGGCCGCGAATCCGAAGCCGAAGAAAGCCAAGCCGATCAAGATCACGGACATCGTCGGTACGACGTTCAAGGTCGATGTCGACGGCTCTGGCGATCGCTGTGTCATTCCCGCGATTCATCCGGCTGCGTTGCTCCGTGGTGGTGGCGCATCGATCGGTGGCTCGCACACGCCCGATCTTGCCTTCATCAACATCGTCTACGACGCAGTCAAGGTCGATGCGATCGGTCGTGGCAAAGACATCTGGCTCAATTTTCCTGTCGAGGTCGAGTGGCAGAACGCCGATCGAGCGGCACGACTCTTCGTCGAGATCGTTCACGAGGCGTTAGTAGAGGGCACCGCCGCGCTCGACTTGGAGACCTACGTCGACGATCCCGATCGTCACTCCGCCCTCATGGCGTACGTCGCGAAAATTCGCGCCATCGGCCTGTCGACGTCGACACGTGCGGTCTCGGTCTACTGGGATTTGTTGCCGCCATGGTGCCTCACGTATCTGCAGCTGCTTCTTTCGCGGGTGCGGCTCATCACGCACAACGGGCTCTACGATCGTACGGTGCTGCGCAACAAGCACTACGGGTTCATCATCCCGAGCGAGCTGATGGAAGATACGCTGCTCGCACACCACGCAGCCTTTCCTGGTAATGCGCACCGCCTGCAGGTCGTCACTTCACAACTCTACGCCGTCGAACCATGGAAGAGCGAGTTTCGTAACGCGGAGGAGACACCGGACAAACTCACCGTTTACAACGCGAAAGACACGTACTCGACATACAAGCTTCATACGCCGCTGGCAATCCACGTCAAGCGCAGCAAGACCGAGGAGGTCTACGCGCTCGACAAAAAGATGGCCGAGATTGCCTGCAAGATGCACCTCGCGGGCATGCCGGTCGATCGCGAGATCAACTCGCACTTGCTCAACACGTTCAGCAAGAACGTCAAAGAAGCGCGGCGTGCGGTCGAGGACAAGGCGCACGATCCGAAGCTGCGTGAGCAGATTCAACACCACCTCGCGCTGCAGCAGGCGCAGAAGAAACGCAAGCTCGACCCCGAAGACTTCGAGGCCCGCTACAACGTTCGCCTCGGAATGATCCAACAGGATCCCGATTGGCGATGGAAGATTTCCGCCGGCAAGGACATCGCAGCGCTCCTACTCGCGATGGGCGTCGGCCTCTATCAGACGACCGAGTCGGGCTCGATCTCGACGAAGAAGGACGTCCTCGAATCGCTCGTTGACGTCCCCATCGTTCGCGAGATTCTCAACTTCCGCGAGAACGACAAGCTTCTTTCGACGTTCATCTGGCAGATCTTCGATCGCTTCGGGCCAAACGGCGACATCATCCAGTACGGCTACGCCGACGACGATGATCGTATTCACCCGATCTGGTCGGTGCACAAGATCACGGGTCGTTGGGCGTCCCGCTGGCCGGTGGTCTCGAACGTTCCGAAGGACAAGTGGAAAAAGCTCGTCATGGAGGCCGTCGCTCGCGAGATCGGCGTGCCGATTCCCGACAAGGGCATCTTCACCGGCATCACCGGGCAGCAGTACCGCGTCAACAAGGATGGCTCGATCTCGAAGATGACGCGGCCGAACCTGCGTGCGCAGATTCGTGCTCGTCACGGACGCATGCTCGTCGGGTTCGATTTTTCACAGCTCGAAGCGCGTGGCATTGCGCTCGTATCTGGCGATCCGTTCCTCCTCGATGTGTTCGCCTCGAACCTCGACATTCACCGCGAATGTGCTCGCGTGATCTTCGCCGGGTTCGATCAGATGGACCCGGACAGCCAGAAGCAGGTCCGCGAGCAAACCAAGCCGATGGAGTACGGCGCCTTCTACGGTGGCTCTGTCGAGACGTTGCACAAGCAGATGCTGAAGGAAGGCTACAACGTCAAGCTCGTCGATGTCGCGAAGGCCGTCGAGACGTTGATGCGCAAGATGGCTGGCGTCGTGAAGTGGCAGCGCGACACGGTCGCGAAGGCTTCGCAGCCGCCCTACATGATCAAGGATCTGATTCTCGGCCGTACGCGCGTCTGGCCGATGGGCAACGTCGAGCCGTCGGAAGCCATGAACTTCGGCATCCAAGCGCTCGGTGCGTCGATCATGAATCAGGGCATGGCTCGCATGGATGAGCGCATCATCAAGTACCGGGAGGCATTTCCGATCGCGCAGATCCATGATGCTGCCGTGTTCGAGTGCTGGGAGGACGATGCCGAAGCCATCGCGGCCGACATCAACGAGTGCTTCCCGCAGGAACGTGAGCGCGAAGGCCGCGTGATCAAGTTCCCTGTCGAGACCAAGATCGCGAAGAGCTGGGACAAGGTCTGATGCCGATCTACTGGTGGTTTCGTCAGTTCGTGCTGAAGCGTGGCGTGTACGTCGAAGAGCCGATCGATCAATCGAGCAGCCTCTTCAGGCGCATGCGCAAACCGCCGTGGCTAGACGTGAAGGCCTACGTCTTTATCAACACGGGTGAAAGAAAGACGTACCGTCTCATCACCGTAGGCGGAAAGACCAGGCTCGTCGAGCAGTAGCACGAGTGTCAGCCCCAGCGTTTAGAACCACTGCGTGACCACGGATCGCGAAACCGCGCTGGAGAACACGCTTCGGCTGTACCACAACGCGCTTCTGAACATCTCGCGGCAGCGCGACTGCGATTACTGCGACATGCCGCGTGAGCAGCGGCCAACTCCATGCCCATGCCCGACGTGTGAGGCAAAGGCTGTACTCGAACAGGCCGTAGGCTGGCGCTACATCGGGGCGCATTTTGATCGCGTGGTGAACGGTTTCAATCCTCGCGAGACGCGTATGCATCTCGCATGGAAGCAGGAAGCCGATGATCGTGTGCTAGGGCTGCTGCTCAACCCGGAGCCACCGACGGTGTCCTCTTTCAATCGAGGCCACTACGTCATTCCGACGGTGCGCGATTGGTACGTCGCGACCACTGTCGTGCAGTGGCTCGCCACCAACGTCGGCATGGGCGTGCTCGAAGCCGCCGGGTTCAAGTATCAGCACTGGGACGAGGATCGAAAAACGCTCGAAGAGAAGCGCAAGGAGCAGACACCGTGAACAAGAAGAAAAAGAGGCGTGGTGTCCCCACGAAAACGACGTCGCCGACAGAATCGCCGACAGAATTGACCACGTTTCTCGCTGGCGGGCCTACGTTGCGCATCGTCATCGAAAAGGATCCGTTTCCGTCGCAATTCGGCTCACCAAATATCGTGAAGTACCTCGTGGACGACAAGCAGGTCAGCGGAGAAGTGTACGGACTCGTTGTCGCTACGTGGCATGCGCGTGCGATGGAGAGGCTGGTAGGGCTGTGAGTCATCCCCTCTGTCGTCCACCAAAAGGCGTCGGCAAGCCTGATGGCGCCAAGTACGGCGACGACAAGCCGTTCCGTCTCGGTGACGACGGCAGGTGGCGCCCCGACAACGGAGTCGCTGCACGCGCATTCCTCGGCAAGCTCGATGGCGAGAACGTCGCCTTCATTGCCGATTGTAGGTGCCCCTACACCAACGGCTGTCCTCTCGGGCTCGCGCTCACCAAAGCAGACGATCTCGGTATCTCGGCAACGATGGTGCATCGGCGTACGCCTATCGGCATCGGCACGATCGCGTCGCGTGGGGCGACACGGAAGGTGCTGAAGCGCAAGAAGAAGCGATGAAGCCTTCTCTCCTGTTGTTAGCCATCGCTTCGATAGAGGCCGCGTCTGCGCTGCGTAATGACATCGATTCGTTTCTCATCGAGATGCAAGGGATGCGTAAGCGTCTCGGGCGCCGTGGGCGATGGGTCATTGTCTACACGATCGAGGATGGTTCGGTTCGAGGCGTACGGTGTCGACGAAAGTCCAAAGCACGTGCGATTGCGCGCGAGCTGAAGGGAAAGGTTCGTCGGTGGCGCTCGCGTGATTGGGGCTTTGCAGTGGAGGACTACTCGTGAACATCGATCCAGCACAATGGAAGCTCTTCGAGCAGGCGTATCAAATCGGGCAACAGGTCGCCGACATGGTGAAGAACCATAAGGCGGACGCAGCTCTCCTCGGTTTGCTTGCCGCCACGGCCATGCTTCGCCGCAAGACGTCATTCACCATCGACGATGTCTTGCAGCGCATGCGTTCGATCGATTCGGTCGTCGACTTGCTCAAGATGATGGCGCCGCAGAAAGCGCCAACCGATGGCTGAGGTTACGCAGTTCGAAAGTCACCTTGAATTCGTGTGCCCGTTCTGTGGCGGCATGTTGATGGCGGGCTACGTGCAGCCCGTCAACCTGCCGACGGTGATCCACTCGGATCCGATGTGCAAAGAGTTTGAAGAGATCGACGACCCTACCGACTTCTTGAAGAAGAGCCGCAAGAAGATGGGCATCCCGGACGCGCCCGACGAGAACAACTGATGCTGATCACCGTCGACTTGTTGAAGCTGATCTTCCTGGGCCTTCTTATCCCGCTCGTTGTTGCGCTGAAGATCGAAAGCTGGCTGTTCAATCGACGTCTTCAGCAGAGAAAAAACCATGAAGAAGAAAAAGCTCAAGAGGCTGCTCGCAGAGACTGAAGGCAAGCTGGCGATTCAGACCACGGAAGTCACGCACCTCAATGAAGATTTGAACTACACGCGAGCGCAGGTGCGCAAGCTTGAAGTGGACGCCGAACATCTTCGTAAGGCGTGTGCTGACACTAGGAGCATCGAATGGACCCTGAAAGGCACTGAACAACGCCTCCAAGCGATGACGGCTGATCGCGACAACTGGCGCAAGGAAGCTGAACTGCATCAAACCAACAGCACTCGGCTTCAGCAAGAGATCGATCGTCTCACCCAAGAGATCAATCGGCTCACGTACGAAATGCGTGCACGATGAGAATCACGATCATCACGGGCGGACAGACAGGTGTCGATCGTGGCGCGTTTCGTGGCGCCATCGATTCTGGTCTCGATGTTGGCGGCTACATGCCGAAGAATCGTCGTGACGAGCTTGGGCTTATCCCATTCAGCGTACGATCGAAGCTTGTCGAGTGCCCTGTCGACGGACTGTCTGCGCGCACGACAGCGAATGTCGAGATGGCGCAGGCGCTGCTGATCGTTGCCGAAGACAGAGAGCAACCATTCGTTACGCCAGGCACACGCCACACATGGGAGATGGCGCTCAAACGCAAGCTTCCATGGGTAGCAGTTGATGCAATGAACCCGCGCGCCGTATTCGAATGGCTAGCGCGACATCTTGTCCCCCACGTCAAGATGACTCGTGAAGGCCCGAAGCTTGCGATCATGGTTGCTGGGCCTCGTGCATCGCATTGGACGCGAGGCGAAAGCGTGGCAGCAGAGGCCGTGTACGACCTCGGGCATCGAGTTTCTTACTACAAGGACGCGTGAACGTGCAGCTCACCCCGGAACAGCGGCGCATCAAGGATGCGGTTGCCTCGACAAACGATCACCTCGTCATCGATGCGAAGGCGGGCTCGGGCAAGACGACGGCGCTCATCATGGCGCTCGAAGTCATCCCCGCTGTGAGCACGCTCGTGCTCGCGTTCAACAAGCGCATCGCTATCGAGATGGAAGAGAAGCTGCCACCGATTCCACCGGGGCGGGCCGTCGTCGTCAAGACGCTGCACTCCATCGGCTTGGCCACGCTGCGCTATCACTTCCCGCACCTCGCCGTCGACGACAACGCGAGCGAAGATCTCATCACAGAGGCCAGCCAGAAGCTCATCACCGAGCGCAAGGTCGGAACGCTCACGATGAAGATGCGCAAGAGCGCTGTGCGTCTTCTGGAAACGCTCAAGGAAACCATCACCGATGCAGAGCCGTCTACCGAGCTGATTCTCAGGACTGCAGTCGACTTCGACTGCTTCGGTGGGCTCGATCAGACAGAAAGTGTGTTCGTCGTCGATGTTGTGAAGCTCGCGTACACGAACAGCCTCATGTTCAAGCGGCGCAGGACGATCGCCTACAGCGACATGGTCTGGGGGCCTGTTGCGGCACAGCTCGCTCCGCGCGGTCGCTTCAAAGCCGTGTGCGTCGACGAAGCGCAAGACGTGTCTGCGCCGCAATTCGCCCTCGTTCAAAAGCTTGTCGCACCCAGCGGACGGCTCATCCTCGTTGGTGACCCGTTGCAGGGCATCTACGCGTGGCGTGGCGCCGCAGGGCACGTCGTGTGGGAGGTGATGGCCTCGACGTACAAGGCCATCAACCTGCCGCTGACTGTGACATGGCGTTGCCCGAAGGCAGTTGTCGCCGAAGCCAACAAGGTTTTCATCGCGATGGGAATTCGCGATCGGCTGCACGCACGGCCAGACGCCCCCGAGGGTGCGGTACGCCCACTTCACTTCGAGAAACTCGCGGCGGAATTGCGTGGCGTGCGGCAATCGACGTTCGTACTCTCACGCACCAACCAGGGGCTGCTTCGCGTGGCGCTGGAGTTGTGGAAGCTCGGCGTCCGCTTCTCGCTCAACGGTGGCGGCGAGGTCATCAACCCGTTGTTTTGGACGCTCGAAAAACTCGACATGTCGAGCATCGATGCGTTCAAAGCGAGCGCGGAGCGTTGGCACAAGCAAGAGCAGGCGCGTGCGGAGCTGGCGCAGTCGAGCGCATGGTCAGATCGTGCGGAGCAGCAATACAGCATGCTCCTCGTCGCACTCGACTACGCGGGGCAACCGACCAGGATCGCGAAGCTGCTGCGTGACGTCCTCGGTATCGAGCGCAAGACCAACATCACACTGTCGAGCGTGCACAAGGTCAAAGGCCTTGAAGCGGATCGCGTCTACCTCATCAAAGAGACGTTTCATCGGCATCGGAAGCCCAAGCCCGAATGGAAGGACTGGCGTCCGCCGATTCCGCCTGAAGAGCTGCACATCGAGTACGTCGCCATCACGCGCGCGAAGGACACGTTGACGTGGGTCGAGCTGCCCGAGAACGCGCTCACCAAGATCATCCGGCAACGGATGAACGATCGTGACGAACTGCTCGCCATGGATCCGCAGGGTCAACCCGACGAAGATCCGGCTGAACATCCCGACGAAGATGGGTTCGAGGGGGCGCGGCTTCTTGCCGAAGAAATCTATGGCCCTGGAACGACGATCGACTTCGTCGGCCGCGTCCATCAGCCCGGTGAGGACAACACGTCCCGTATCGTTGACCCCCTGAAAGACCTCCAGCGCATGAATGTCACCCGCATGAAGTAGAACTATGGCCGAAGATGTCCGACGACGTACACGACTCGCGCTACGAGCAACTCGTCGCCCGCTACAACGCGGTGGTTTCCGAGCGCGATCGCCTCGTCACGGCGCTCGATGGGGCTAATGCCGCAAACGCTCGTCTTGAAGAGGCTCTGCGGATGGCCCGCGCCCCAACAGAGACACCGGGCCTGCTGTGTGACGGGCGTTGTGGGCGCGCCATCGTCGGTGAATCCGAGCAAGCCATCCGGGCACATGCCGTCACCCTCGGGTGGAAGGGCGATTCTTGCCCCGAATGTAACGCTCGATCGAAGTAAATGCCACCCAATGACATCAAGGTGTACGGTACGCTGATCGAATTCAGTCCCTACCGTCCTCGACGTGAACATGTGAAAGACCTCTCGTTCATTCTGCCGGTTCTCGACCATCACTGGATGGGCTTGACGGTGCGCCCGTCGTTGACGGGCAACGTAGTCACGCGTGTCTCGAAGCACCTCGTGGTGGATGCAGAGACCAAAGAGGTCGCGTATGTGTGGTGGCAGGTCGAGTTGGGACACGTGCCGTGGAACATTCGGCCTACGCATCCCGTCGACGCATGGCTGCTCGAAGTAGCGACGAGGCACTCATGACAAGTTTTTGCCCGCACTGCATGAAGACAGATCATGTGTTCGCGCTGAAGGGCGAGAGCGAAGGCTCGCTTCAGTGTTCGCAGTGCTTGCTCGTGTTTAGGCCAGACGACGGCATCCGTGTGTTCTCCGATCTTGATGTTCGTCAGCCTCCGATGACGAAGGTCGAATTTCCGCTCGTGTATGTGCAACTCGTTAGCACCGATGGCGACAACATCACGATGACACGGGGCCTGACCGACGCAGAGGCGCTCAAGTTCGCAGGCGAATTGATCGAAACCGTGCGGAGGCATCAGCGATGAGCAAGCGGGCATGGAATGCCGGCGACGTTGCCATCATTGTGGCGTGCCTTGCGACGATCACGATCTGGATTCTGCTCGCCTTCGGTGATCGTCGATGAAGCCGCCGCTGAAATGGGTCGGCGGGAAGGGCAAGCTGCTTCCCGAGCTACGTAAGCGTATGCCCGAGAAGATCGGTCGCTACTTCGAGCCGTTCTTCGGTGGCGGTGCGTTGTTCTTCGACGCGTTGCCGCAGGTCGCGTCGATCAACGACATCAACGCGGATCTCGTGAACGTGTATCGACAGCTGGTGGATCAGCTCGACGACGTTCTGTGGTTACTCGGCGAACACAAGAAGTGTCACGTCGATCCTGGCTTCTACGATCTGATGCGTGCCCGTTTCAACGAGAACGATTTTCACGGCTCGCCCAAAAAGATTCTGGCGTGTCGTGCGGCCGCGTTCATCTACCTCAACAAGACCTGCTTCAACGGGCTCTATCGCGTCAACCTCGACGGCAAATTCAACGTGCCGAAGGGCAAGTACAAGAACCCGGCGATCTGCAACGAGAAGGCTCTTCGAGCGGCATCCGAGGCCCTGGTCGGCGCGCAGCTGACGGGCTCTTCGTTCGAAGAGTCATCGTGCTACGCGACACGCGGAGACTTCGTCTACTTCGATCCGCCGTATGTGCCGGTGAGCAGGACGAGCAGCTTCACAAGCTACACCGATGGCGGCTTCGGCATCACCGAGCAACATCTGCTCGCCGACCACGCACGCACGCTCAAGCGGCGTGGCGTCAAAGTCATGCTCTCGAACAGCGACACGCAGATCGTTCGCGAGCTGTACCAGGACGACTTCGTCATCGAGACGGTGATGGCCGGTCGCGCGATCAACAGCAAGGCAACCGCACGCGGCAAGGTCCGCGAGGTCATCATCAGGAGCTATTCATGAGGGATGCGAGAGGAAAGCTGAAGGCGCTAGCGACTGGACTTGCGACGGGATCCTTTGTGCTTATGGTGCTCGGGGTTCTTTGGCTCATCGTCAACGCTGACTATCAATGGCGTGAACATGCCGCTGAACATGCTCTCGGAGCTGGCGCGGTTTGCGGCGAACACGATGATGGCGTCATGCAATGCGTTCGTTTGGGGACGCTCCACGTCTGTGTAGTGTCCGCCGACGATCGCGCGCCTCGTGTCGCGTGCGCAGAGGTATCGAAGTGAAAGTCTGGACGCTGTGGCATTGTGGCGATGACAGTGATGCACCGTGGATCGTTGATGCAGTCGACGAGTACACGCTCGAAAATCACGGTGACTTTCCGCCGCAATACGAGACGTACCGAAAAGATCCGCTCATTCGTGAGCTGATCATCGATGTTCCCGAGGACAAAGTGCGCGCCCTCTTCGAGGCGCCCGCTGTTCAAGCCACGGTGGTTGAAAAATGACTCGTCTCGGCGTCTACAAACATTACAGCGGCAGCCGCTATCGCGTTCTGTTCGTGACGATCAATTCGACGAACGGTCCTGACGACGGCAAGACGATGGTTAACTACATCGCGCTCTACGGTGACGGCACGATGTGGACTCGTGATGAGAAACAATTTCATGAACAGTTGTTCGTGAACTTGACGACAGGCGTCGCTCAATCCGAAGAGCCTGATTTCAGATTCACCAACGACGTGTTTCGCACGGTCACCCGTTTTACATACGAGGGCCCGTGATCTTCGCGCTTGTGTTGATGTGCCTGTGGGCGGGTGGCGCGACGGTGGCTGCGTACAACTGGCACCACACGTGCCTGATGTGGCAAGCCAACTCTGAGGGCTGGAAGAAGCTCGCCGAAGATAACGCGAAGCTATGCACAGACGTGCTCATCGCCGCACGTCGCTTCAAGGCGATGGCCGAAGGGAAAAAAGATGTTCGAGATTGGCAGTGACAAGTGGCCGGGCATCTCCAAGCTCATCGAAGAGAGTGGAGAGGTGCTGCAGGTGTGCGGCAAGCTCATGGGTGCGCAGGGCGAGATCATGCATTGGGACGGCACGAATCTTCGTGAGCGCCTGATGGAAGAGCTGGGGGACGTGATCGCAGCCGCGCAGTTCGTGACCGCGTATTGCGATCTCGATCCGGTCTTCATCAGCGAACGCGCCGACGCGAAGCTCGCGTTGTTCGAGCAGTGGCATCGTGAACAAACGCGGCCCCCTAAGGCGCCCGTCGTGCCAAAAACGGTGCAATGCAGTGTGTGCCATGGCAGCGGGCAAGCCGTTGCGCCCATCAGTCGGTACGGCGCGCCCTCGCGTTGCTATCAGTGCGGCGGACGTGGATACGAGACGACGAATGCAACGTAAGATCGATCCATCGCTGCTCTGGCTCGTCGCGATCAAAGACAAGGAGATGGCGAACGAGCCGCACATTGCCTTCGCGGTCATCGAAGCGCTGACAAGCGACGCCGCCATCAAGGCGATGGATCCGGCGATCGAAGAGCTGCGCAAAGCAAACCGCTGCCGCTGCGTGCCTGTTCTGATCGGTACGGAGCATGCTCCGTTTCAGATCAACCGCGTCTATTCGTGGCACTGGATCGACAAGAGCGGCCCATTCGTCTTCGATACGAAGACGGACTTGAAGGCCTGCCAGCATCTAAGCGTGCATCAAGGTAAGAACGCGCCTCGTCGCTACGGCTCGTATCGCACCGAAGTTTGCAACGACTGCGGGATGTTTCGCCTCACCGGGCACAACCCACGGAAGCCGATGAGCGGATGGAAGCCTGCGAGCGAATACGCGGCCGCGATTTCAGAGGACGATGACTGATGAATCGACCAACAACCGTCATCAACATGAACACCGCCCGCTCCGCCGTGCAGGAGGCCAAGCGAGAGGGCCGCTACGTGCCGATCGATCGCACGACGATCTGGGGCAATCCGTTCTATCTCGGCACCGATGGAAACCGTGACGAGGTGATCAAGAAGTTCGAGGCGTACCTGCTCGGCAACGAGGTGTTGATGCGTCAGGTGTGGACGCTACGTGGCAAGGTGCTCGGCTGCCACTGCGCACCGATGCGATGCCATGGCGAAGTGCTCGCACGTCTCGCTGACGCGACGAGCGTGTCGACGGCGTCCGATAGTGGAACCGTCTCGACAAAGATCCCGCACGAGTACCTATCGGCCGGTGATGCGCCCGGCGCCGACGGTGATCGACCATTCACCGGTTGCTACATCTGCGGCGGCTCGCGGAAGGATCATGTGAAGTAGTCGACTACGATCTCGTCATTGCGTAGCGATGCCCTGCGCGGCTTTGCGACGCTATGCCTAGCACTGTGTGGCACTGCGCTGCGCTGCTCGGCATTCCACTCCAAGGTCACCCTCGTCTAGCTAACTTGACGAGCTGTTTCGCCTATGGGACGCTCTCCTCATCCCAATCACTACGGGAGAGGAAATATGGCAAAGAAGAAGCACTGCAAGTTCGGCAAGGTCTCGCGCGGTCGCCGCAAGGGCCAGTGTCGCAAGTCGCGCAAGACCAAGCGCAAGTAAGGTCGACGCGAACGTGATCGCCGTCGAGTGCATCTCCCGTAGGTAGCGCTCGGCGGCGATTTCGTTTCAACCACCCTAAGACGAGGTCATCTCATGCAGGTCTTGAAAACGTTCGAGCAGACTTGGCAATTCAAGCCCGGTGACCCGAACCAGTATCAGCGCGAAGCTTACGTCGGCGTTCCCGGCGGCTACGGCTCCTTCTACTTCGACCGCGTCCCGAACACCGCGACCCTCGGCAACGTTCGTGGCCTCGGCTTCTGGTCGAGCATCCCTTCGCTCGGTCAGGCCGCGATCGTCGCGGTGCTCGCCACGGCAGCGGGCTACCTCGGCATGAAGCATCTCGGCCCGACGGTGAAGCAGAAGTTCGGTCTCTCGGGCGCCCGGCGCCGTCGGCGGTAACCGCCATGGCCCTCATCATGGGTCTGGAAGGGCTGCGCGGAAACCGACTCCTCGGTGTTCGCGGGCTCGGGCTCATTCCGCCGGCACGTGCGACGACGCTCGCCGGCCTCTACGGCACGTTCGATATCATCAAGCGCCACCCACTTTTGATCCTTACCGGCATCATCGCAGGTGGCTGGTGGGCAGCTTCAAAGCTCGACGGCCCCAAGGGCTCGGCAGACGCGTGGGGCTCGCAGCGTATGGCGCAGTCACGCGCCCGTGCCCTCAGTGGAGCGCAACAGACGAAGATCGGGAGCGTGACGGTGGTTCGTGATGGTCGTCGCGTGTACACCATGCGCAACGGCAAGGTCCGCACTGACCGTACGCACGACGATGAGGCCACGGCACGCCACGATTACAAAGCGACAATCGACTACTACGCGGAGCCGTAATGAGCAAAAGCAGCAAGCGCACTGAAGCCTCTCGTCTCGCGACTCGTCGTCGCTTCGAGGAAGCGGCGCCTCCACGCCACACGTCGATCATCGTGCGCGGCCCCAAGAAGAGCGCGAAGCGCGCGGCCGCTCGCCATGGCATCTCGACCGAGAGCTGCTACGAGCAGGGCAAGGACGTGCAGTGCTTCGTCCCCTGCACCCCGAGCACGAGCGATCGCCTCGACAAGTGGTACGGCAAGGGTCCTCGCAATCGCAGCACGACGCGGACGTGGGCCGCGCCCGGCACGCTGCTCTACGTCGGCCGCTGTCCGGCACCGGGGCTCAGCGGCGCACGTCGTCGCAAGCGCAGGTAGCCCGCGCATCCGGCTTTCAAGCCGTGTAGGCTCGGAGCATGGCGAAAACACGCGCATGCGCAGCACCCGGAACAGTCTATGAAATGCACGGCGGGCGTCTGCAAAAGACCTCAATCGACAAGACGTACTGCGGCAGTATCGAGAAGGTCACTAGCATCAAACATGGTGATTTCCGCGTGTCACAGCATGTTGTCGTGATCTCCGCTGGTGGCCGAAAGTTGTGGGTGCCCGTCAGCCGTATCAAGGCTGGGAAGGCACGCCACAAGCGCTGAGCGTAGGTAGCTCGCGCATCCGGCTTTCAAGCCGTGTAGGCTTGAGGGTATGGCAAAGCGCAGCTGGAAGAGGGTCCACAAGTCGAGTGGAGCCACGGTTATCGAGCGGGGCCCCAAGGGCGCTGCACGCTGGGCTGTGTCCTGCAACGGTGATCATGATCGTGGTTCTTCGACGAGCGTTGCTCGCGCAAAGACCGCAGCAACCCGCGCCGCGAAACGCATGAAGAAGGGCTAGTTCAATGAAGGCGATCCAAACGAAGTATTCCGGCCCGACGAACACGCGCGGCTCGCGCGTTGTCGCGACCGATGGTGATGGACACCGCGTGTCTGTGCCGTTCGATGATTCGACCGGCGGAACGCAAGGCGCGCATCGTAGGGCTGCGCTTGCTCTGTGCAAGAAGCTGGACTGGAACGGCTGCGAACGTCTCGTCGGTGGTGCACTCGCGAAGGGTTACGCCTTCGTGTTCGTACCGTCTGATTGCAGGTGCGCACGGCCGCTCGAAGGCTTGCGCGGAACACGAGGTCGTCGTCAGAAAGGACGTCGCTAGCCATGGCCACGCCGAAGAAGAACATCGAGTGGAACAAGGTGCCCGCGACCGCGTGCATCGAAGATCGCGGCAAGTACTACGTCGCGCACATGGGCCGTACGTCGGCCGTCGTGTTCTGGGGCAGCCAGGATGCGCGTCAGGCGCAGGCCACGCTCTGGGCGCTCGCGCAGGGCAGCAAGAACCAGCGCATCTGCGGTGATCTCTTCCGCAAGACGCGGCCGCTTCCCGGCCTGCGTGGTGCGCGCCGTCGTCGGAGGAAGTGATCATGGCGAAACAACGTTTTCGAGCAATCGGTCCCAACGAAGATCATCACGCCGGTTCTTTTCAGCGTGCGCTTCATCTCGCGACGGAGCGCTCGCTCGCGCTACGCAGCACGTATGAGGTGGTTCGCTGCGTCCCCGACAAGCGCCATCCTGAAGGAGAGTCGTGCACGGGGTTGGCTCGCGTGACGGTGCGGCGCACGGGGGAAGCACGTCCCGCCAAGCGCCGCCGCCGTGAGGGAGACGAATAGTCGTGGCGAAGAAATGCAAACCGACTGCACGTCAGATCTGCTCGGCGTCTACCGCCGACAGTCGTGGCGTCTTCATGCGTGGTGACGTTCGTACGGCAGCTGGTTCGGTGTGCATCGCCGACTGGATGCTTCGCCACGGTCACTTCGAGAAAGCTGGTCGTGCGGCTGGCGGGCGTCCACTGTACATCATGACGCGCAAGGGTCGCCGTATGTCCGAGAAGGCGTGCGAGACGGTCTACGGACGTCGCGGAAGGAAGTAGCTCGTGCCGAAGAAGCCCAAGTTCGAGAAGCTCTCGATCAACATGGAGCGTCGCGGTGAGCTGCGCTACGCCACGGCGTACAACGCACGTGACGCCGCGAAGATCGCGACGAAAGCTGCAAAGCAGGGCTGGGATACGACGGTGCAGTCGTTCAGCAGCCTCGGCACGAAGCGCGGCATTTACATGGAGTGCCACTCGTCGAAGGTCAGCGCCGGACGTGATCCGGGTTTTCTTGCGAAGGCTGTCGCACGCTGCAAGCTGAGCCCCGCATTCAAGAAGCGCCTGCGAGGTCGCTGATGCGTAAGGGTCCGCTGACCAACCGCGAGGTCAAAGCCGTGACCAGCGCAGTTCTAGACGAAGTCCTGATGGGCTCGAAATCGAAGGTGGTAGGCTCGGGCATGGCGAAGAAGCGGAAGAGGGTTGGTCTCGGTTCGATGAAGCTGGTTGATGCCATTCGTCCGGGCTGCCGCGTGACGATCGTCAACCGCTTCGGTCAACAGCGCACCGGTACGGCCGTCATGCGTGGCCCACACGGTTGGGTGTTGAACATGGGCGGCAAGCACGGCACACCGGGCATCGCGACCGACGACAACACCAACCGCGTCGTCTGCAAGAAGAGGTAGGTCATGGCGAAGAGGAAGAAGACCCCACATCACGGCACGTGTTACTGCGCAGCTCAGCGCGATGCGGCGGGCGTCACCAACATGGTGTGCGCTCGCTCAAAGAAACACGTGCGTCGTCTCGCGTCGCGCCTCGGGCGTGGCTACGACAAGAAGCACGGGCGCTATGGCAAGGTCTTCCGCGCCGTCCCCACCAACTGCTAGGAGATCGTCATCATGCCTCGCAAGCCGCTACCGAAGAGTCCGTGTGATTGGGATCAGGGCTCTACTCGCCGTATCTATGAAGCACTCGGGCTCAACAGCACGGGCGCGAACAAGATCCCCAAGAACATGCATGGTCGCTACAAGGTCGACGGTTACACTGTCATCGTGAAGCGGTCGGCCCCCGGTCAACGCGGAACCGGCAAGCATCGCGTCTTCGTCGACATCGGCGGGCGAGATATTCCGGCTGGACGCGTGTATCAAGCCGCGTGTCAGCGGTACAAGCTGCGTCAGAAGCGTCGTCGCGCCGCTCGCGCCGCTCGCCGCTAGTCCTTGTAGCGCCCGCCGCTGGGCACTACCGGCTCCTCGCGCTCACGGATGTTGATCGTGATGCCATCGGGAGGCTCACCGCTTACGGTGACGGCCTTCCCTTGTGTGAGCTGCGGGTATGTCTTCATGGCCCACTCGTGCAAGATCGAGCGGATGTCATGCGCGGACAGCTTGATCTCGTGCTTCATGTGTCGTTAGGCGGGACGTAGAAGTCCGACGAGGAATGGGGTTGTGGCGGCACTTCGTCGATACGCGATGGTGTCACGCACCGTCCGCACTTGAGGCGCTGGTCGCCGACGAGCGCGAACCACGTCTTGAACACGCGGCGCCCACATACTTCGCAAGTAGTCGTCAGTGTCATCGCGTCGACACCGTTTCAGGCACGGGGGTCCATGCTGTGATGGCGCGTTCGAGCGGTAGATGCACGACTTCGATGCCGTACTTGCTCGCAAGATCGTTGATGTCGATCTGCTTGCCGCCGACGTACACGGCGCCGTAGACGATGCGCTTGATGCCGACTTGCAGTACAGCCATGAAGCAGTCGCGGCACGTACTCGCCGTCGTGTAGAGCGTGCTGCCTTCGAGACGAACGCCGTGACGCGCTGCCGTGATGATCGCGTTCTTCTCGGCGTGGATTGTTCGTACGCAGCTCTGGCGCCCGTTGATCTCGACGAGGTCATGGCCGACTTCGTCACACGATGGTAGACCGCTCGGTGCACCGCCGTAGCCCGTCGACAGGATGCGATGATCGGGTGAGACCACGACCGCGCCGATGCGGGCGCGATCGCAGCTCATGCGCAGTGACACGGCGTCGGCGATGACCATGAAGTACGTGTCCCATTCGGGACGTGTACGAGGCTTGGGGTCGGGCTTGCGCCCGAGCAGCTCGATCAGTTTCGGCCGATTCGGGATGTCTCCGGCTAGGATCTCACGACAGAGCTTCAGCAACTCAGGTACGTCTGAGAAACGGATCGATTCACCCTGCAGCGCGCACACGCCGCAGAGCAGTCGGCCACCATCACCGACGTAGCGAGGGTAGTTACCGGTTCGATCGCCACAGCCATCACAGTAGGTCGCCATCGATAGCAGGCTATATGCTGGGGCTGACACTCAGGTGCCCGGGGGCGGAAGCGGGTTTTTGGGCATCATCCGCCACAGCTCACCGTACGTAATCTCGCCGTCGTAGTAGAGCACCGTGAGGAAATCGAGGGCCTCGTTCTGCTCGTCGGTGAGCTTGTGGCAGCCCTCGTTGCTCATATCAGCCGTTGACAGGATCTGCCGGCAATACTCGATAGCGACAGCGGTCTTGAGGCGAGCTAGTTCATCGAATCGCATGCCTCGTAAGTCGTTCGAGGCTCAACGGTTGTGACAGGAGCCGAAACGCCAACGATTTCGCCATTCAGCTCTGGTAGGCTCGGGGGCATGCCCTACGCCATTATCGACCCTTCGGGGGCTGTGCGAACCGTCGTCGACGGCGATGCACAGGAGGCTGTCCACGTTGCTTCGCAGTTCAGCCCATTCGTGCAGGTCGAGGATGACCTTCGCCACGATGCCGAAGCGCTCGGTGGCGCGTTGGGTGACATCGATCTTGGTCGCGTCGGCTTCGAGAATCGCCCGCGTCTTGCTTTTGAACGCTCGGGCTTGCCGCATATCGATTACGCCGAGGCGATGGCGATGAGCGCGGCCGAAGCACACCAACGGCTGCTGCCTTTCTTCCCCACCGAGCGGTTCCGGAAGTCGGGCGAGCGCATTGCGGTCAACACCTACGCGACCCCGCGTAGCATGGCCGACGCACTGCTCGGTCAGAACTACAAAACGGCGAAGAAGGACTCCGATCAACGGCCTGCTGACGTGCAGGGACTCAGCCTTGTCCCACAGCGCTACATGCACGACTTGCGGCCGGGCTCGATCCCGAACCACATCAATCTGTGCGTCGGCGCCAGCAAGGCGTGCGTGCAGTCGTGCCTCGTGTATTCGGGACACAACACGATCGATCCGTACAACCTCGTCGTGAAGATCGCTCGCACGCAGGCGCTGATCGGCGAGCCGCTCGCGTTTGTTCGTCTGCTCGGTGAGAGCATCACACGCTTCCAGGCCTCTGCGAAGCGGGCCAGCTACGAGCCCTACGTGCGGCTCAACGTGTTCTCGGACATCCCGTGGGAGCTGGTGTGCCCCGGCCTGTTTGCGGCATTCTCAAACCTTCAGTTCTACGATTACACGAAGGTCGAGGGGCGCAATCCGCCGAGTAACTACGACATCACGTTCTCGTTCAGCGGCGTGAACCAAGAGCAGGTCAACTTCGAGATTGGCCGTGGGCGTCGTATCGCTGTCGTGTTCATTCCGCCCGAACGCATCCCTGCCGAAGGACGTCCACGCGGCGCAGGGTTGCCGACGTCGTTCTTGGGCCTTCCGGTCATCGATGGTGATGTCAGTGACGTGCGTCCTCGTGATGCAGCGCCTGCCATCGTTGGCCTGCGCTGGAAGGTCCCGATGGGGCGCCAGAAGGAATCGATCGCGATGGCCAAGCAGCTGGCGTTTGCCGTGCCTGTTACAGTAGTGGACGGGCAGCTGATCGCCGCCACGAGTGCGCGGCAGGAGCCCATCGCTGACGCGGATGAGGAGAACTGATCATGGCGAAGTGCCGTCGAATGACCACCAAAGAGCTTGCCAAGCAGCTAGGCGAGAAGAAGGGCCGCAAGCTCTCCGCTGAGGAACTGGCAAGCATCAAAGTGATGCCGCCGCAGTTCATCTGTGAAGGCGCCGCACCCGAAGGGATGGCGCTTCCTGACGCGCCCGCTCGTCCGGCAGGCAAGGTCGGCTTCGACCTATCTGGTGCGAAGAAACGCCGTGCCAGCTAGCTGCCCACGTCTCGTCTTCAAGACGATCAAGTACGGACGCGAGGACGTCCGTGCGCGTCGCATCGAAGCACGAGACACGAACAAGCAATTCATGGGCGCCGTGACGGTAACATCGTGGGGCAACGGGCTCGCGCCACGCGTCACGCACATCGAGGTCAACGAAGACGCCCGCAAGTGCGGCATCGGCACCAAGCTCTACGAGCAAGCCGCGAAGGTCTCGTGCAAGACGTTCAAACAGCCGCTGCACAGCGACATCGAACGATCGAAGGCTGCCGACGGGTTCTGGCAGAAGCAGGTGCGGAAGGGCCGCGCAACGTGCGTGAAGCCTCAAGTGCCTTTCAACGAAGACGCCTTCGACGAGACACCTACGCAAGGCCGCAGTGGTTGCTACCAGTACGCCCTCAAACAGTGCCCGGCACCGGCTTCGCTTGCGGGTCGTCGCCGCCGCTGAGCGCGCGCGCTTGAACGATCGAGCAGAAGCGCTCAGCCGCTTCCATGGTGTTTGATGCCTCGAACAACTCTTCTTCTACGTTCACGCCTCGATCATCGAAACGGCTGACAGAGATGCGGCCGTCTTCCAGGCGATAGATCATCCAATTGCCGCAGCCTACGTGCACGTCTGCCGACAGCGGCAGCTGCAACACGTGCATGACGGCTTCCCATAGATCGTCCAGCATGGTCAGTGGGTCGGAAAGTATTGAAGCCTGAGCCCACGCTTTTCGAGCGTTGCGTGATTGAGCGTCCAGCCGCAGATACAACGTGGCTCTAGCTCGTTTTGTGGCGGGTGACGAGAGTCGTCGGCGAACTGCTTCGAGAAACGCCCCGAGGGCGCGTGCTTCACGTCGTAAGCGGTCGGCGCCTGTGAGCACACGGCGAAGTAATCGTCGCCGTCGCGCCGAACAACAGGCCACACGGCGGGGGTCTCATAGCTCTGCTCGCGTGGGAGCTTCCAAACTTCCGTGCGTGCCTCGCAGGAGCATTCGATGAGGCTCGTGTGCACCGTCGGCTTGTTTTGCAGCGATGGGCCGGGCCATCGCATCGTACGTACTGGGCGATGCGCGGGATCTTTGTGCCCTGTGCCCTTCGCGCAGTAGTACGTGAGGTGATCGAATCCGAGCCACTTCGTCCACTCAGGTGGTTCGCTACGATCGGACATCACGTCTCGCGGCCACTCCGTGATCTCGACGGAGTGTCGCCGCCATAGCACGGCAAGGATGGCGCGTTCGAGCCCCCGATCGGCCGGTTCGTAGAGCTGATCTTTGATCCAGATCAACGTCGCATCGGCGAGCTGATCGAGATCCTCGATGAAGGCCCTATAGCGCGGATCGCTCATGGCTTCGCCATCGGGTGCTTGTCGGAGAGCACCAACGCCTCGAAGAATTCGTTGCTGAGGAGATGATTGCCGCGTGCTCTACGAAGCAGCTTGATCGCTTCTTTCGCGTCGAGGCCTTGGTGACGTAGCGCCCAACCACAGACCCATGCGGAGCGATTGATGCCGGCGAGACACGTGACGAGCACGTTCTTGCCGGCGGTCAGCTGCTCGTGAACGAACTGCGCAGCTTCGACTGCACGCCAGTACTCGTGTTCGGCCGGTGGACCGTTGTCCATGATCGAGAAGTGCCTCACGACGACGTCGGTATGTTGATCCGCTTCGACGTTACGCTCACGTGCACACGCAACGAGTACGTCGATGTTTGGATGGAACGGGCTGCCGCGACGCAGCGTTTGTGGGAACGGATGCGAGCCGATGTAGAGCATGCCGTGGACGTGGTCGACGTCTGCGTGATGTTCGATGGTGGTCATCGTTTTCTCTGTTGCGCCGCTTTCTGCGCCGCTTTCTGGCGTTGATGTCTTCGATGGCGACGATTCCCGAAGCCTTGGTTGCCGACGCCACCATATGCACGTAGCTGCGCCATCGTATAGGCACGCATGAGCGCGTCGAAGTCTCGTTGCGACAGATCGTCGGGCGTGCGCGGTGGTTTGATGCAGCCCTCCCATGCGACGAATGCGTGGCCGTACGCAGCAAACGTCGCGGGATGAAAGTTGCCGTGCTGCGCGATGCGCAACGAAAGGATCGCTGCTGTCATGCGACGACGCGCAGCTTGAGCCACCTTGGCGTTGTACTGCTCTTGTGGGCACGCGCGCCCAAAACGTTGCACAGACGTCATCTGATCCCACGCTAAGCGCTCGTCGTAATCGTCGAGGAGTCTCACAGCTTCTTTGCCCTGAATGGATGACGAAAGGCGTGTGGCGACTCCGGGTTGCCGCAAGCCGCACAGAGGCGGGGCTCTGCTCGATCGAGTGCCGCTGCCCAGCTCTTGGTGAGACCCGCGAGGAAGCGCACGAACTCGACCTTCGCCTCGTCTGCGTTGATGCCGTCGAGCGGACGATCCTTGACAGATAACGTGTGACACGTACCAAACCATCCGTCGAGCCCCACCTTACGATGCACGACGATCCGAAGAAACTCGACGCGCGTTTCCCAGATGCGGGGCTGGACGTTTCCACGCTCACCTGCGCTGTACGACGTTTGATCTTTCCATTCCAATGGCATCGGTTTGCTCCTATGACAGCCTTGCGGGCACGAGTGTGACCCCTGCATCAGCGAGATGCTTCGCTTGCAGCGGGAAGTGGATCGGGAACCACTTCAGCATGTCCTCCATGCTCGGCATCCCCTCGACGATGTAGCAGCTATTGCAACCACCGCGACGATCACCGTGCGTACGATCCCACCACGACATAATCGTGTAGCGCCCGCCGTGAACGCGATGCATGAGGAACAGGCCCTGCTCGCACTCAGTTGTGTTGTCGGCGATGCGCCGCCGCTCTACATCCGTTTCTGCACGACAGACGAACGTGATCGAGCCACTCGCCTCGCGACGCGGTGCCCATCCACCATCGAGCCACGAATTTTCTCGGGCACATGCCGGTGCATCACTGTTCAAGCTGTACTGCCCTGCCACGCCGAACAAGAAGTGCCCGGCGCGATCCCAGCAGCCGTGCCACCAAACCTTGGTGTCCTCGTCGATAACCGTTTCAGTCCCCAGCGCGGGCAGGATCGTCGTCCACGACTCTCCACGCACGAGGGCCCACAACAGGTTCTCGACGCGGCGTAGCTCCATCGCAGCGCGCACGTTGCCGATGCGCTCGTAAGCGCGTGCGAGGTCGCCATGAGCACGCGCACACTTCTCGGTTTCAGTCATGGATGCCTCTCGATGCATTGCCACGAGCTGCAGCCGTCTTTGCTGCAGTTGTACTCGTGGATGGCGCCGCCACGATCGACGCAGGCTTGCTGTTCACCGTGGCGCAGAACGGCCCACCACACGATCGCGGCGATGACGGCAAGCGCAACAAGCAGCCCGACTACCAGGTGCTTCTCGTTCGTGCGCATCAGATACGAACCTCGGTCTCGGACATCTCGATCGTGCCGACGATGTCCTTGCCGTCGATCTTCACGGTGAGCGTGTTCTCGTCGATCGACTTGAATTCCGAGGGCCACACCTGACCGACGATGACGGCGAACTTCTTCTGCGCCATGCGCTGAATCAGACGACGCGTCTGCGCACGAACGGTCGTCTGCTGGTTCTGCAACCACGCGGCCTTGCCCTCGTCGTTGAGCTTGGCGAGCTTGCTTTCGACGTTGGTGATCACCGGCTTCATGAGCGCACCGCCACCACCGCCCTTGCCTGCCTTCGCGTTCTCCAACGTGGGCAGCGAGCTGTAGCCCTTGAGCTTCACTTCCAGCTCCTTGGCCATGTAGAAGTCGGTGCTCTCGGCCTGCGTCCGCTTCGGTGCGAAGCCCGCGTCGGTGATGCCCTGCTCTTTGAGCCACGCGGCTGCGTCTTCGCCGTACTTCACGGCGAGGTCACTGTCGGCCGTCTTCGCGCCGGGCGCCTTGGTCTTGACGAACGAGTTGTAGACCTTCTGGTGCGCCTTGGCGTCGAGCAGCTCGTACTGCGTCTCGATCAGATCGCGGGCGCTCACCGAGCCCACCATGTTGCGGTTGATGATCGGCAGCGGCTTGAGGTTGATGACCACCGTGCAGGTCGGCAGCGTGCTGTCACCGATGAGACGCATCGAGGCCTTGTCCTTGAGCATCTGGTAGGTTTGCTTCGAGATCACGACCGGCAGCTGCTCGACGTGGACGAGACCGTCGGCGACGACGGTGTAGTTGCGCCAGATCTTCGTCGGGAACGTCGTGGGGATGTTCTTCGCCCAGGGCTCCTTCGCGACAACACGTGCAGACAGATCGACCGTGCCGCCCTTCGTAACGAGCAGTGAGATGTTCGCGCGGTTCTCGTTGTACACGAGGTTCGCGAGCGGATAGCCGTTCGGCGCGGGCGTCGGGACGAACTTGAGCGCATCACGCTTCGTCGCGAGGAGCGCATCGATCTCGGTCTGGATCTTCTTCAGCTCGGCGGGCTTCTTCGCGGCCGCAAGCTGCACCTTCAGTGCATCGAGCTGCTCTTGCTCGGCGACGTAGAAATTCTCGTCGGCGTCGAGCGTCCCACGACTGACGCGCGAGTATTCGAACGATGGGTGGTCGAGCAGGATGTGCGTTGCCTCGTCCTCGGTGAGGAGCTGCAGCAAGTCGAGGACGGTGAACGCGTCGTCGGCAGGGACCTTCGTCGGGTCGTAGCCGTTCGTGTAGCGAACATCCGGGTAGAACGCGGCCGTGCGTGCGGCCTGCATGAACTCGGTGTACTTCTGCTTGCCGAAGCAGCCCGCGAACAGCTCGATGAACGCGACGTCACCGAGCGTCTTGAGGATGGGGTAGACGATGTCCGGCTTCATGCGGACCGCGAACAGCGAGAGCGCGGCGTAGCATCCGGCAAGCATCGGCTCGTCGTGGTTCACCTTCGTCTGCCCGAGGCGATCCTGACGCACGTAGCGTGACATCGCGTCGCCCATGCCGATCTTCGACGGGGACAGGTACCAGACAGCGTCGGTTCCTGCTGGAACCGTGGCCTGGCCTGCATCGAGCCCGTACGTCGTGATCTCGTGCTTCTCGCTGTCGAGCGCGAACACGAAACCACCGATCGGGTCGCCGTCGACCTTCACGGCGAGCTTCTTCTCGCCGACGGCACGCTGTTGCATCTTCGCCTCGAAAGCGGGCACGTACTGATCGAAACGGTCGGCGAAGATGAGCGAACCGCCGCACTTCTCGGCCATCGCCGAGAGCAGCGGACGGTCGGCGTAGTAGCCGTACTCGACGAACGTCGCCGACGAGAGCTTGCCTGCGATGCCTTCGATCGCCTTCAGGATGTCTGCACGTGACCACTGGTTGTCACAGCCGTCGCTCATGAAGAAGAGGGCGAACGGGTTGCCGTTCTTCTTGCTGACTCGCGTGATCAGCTTCTCGGCCTCGACGAGCGGATCCTTGAATCCAGTGAGACCGATCGGGCGCAGCCAGCGATCGATTGCTTTGTGGACGTCCTGCAGATCCTTGAGCGTCGCGACCGGTTCCGCTTCGATGAGCGCACCCGCTTCGCCGCGCCCGGAGAACCAGATCAACGAGAACGTATCGCCCTCGGCGAGCAGCTGCGGCAGGCGTTTCTTGAGCTGCTCGCGAATGCGCGGCAGCTCGCCTGTCATGGAGCCACTGCAGTCGATCACAGCCACGTGGTTCGTGGGCTGCGGCGCTGCGGCCGTGGTGCCTTGCGATGCTGCTACCTGGCGAACCAGATAGAGCGAGGGAGCGATCTCGAAGCTGGTAGCGGGCGTTTTGGTCATGCTCCGACGGTAAACGACGGGGCTGACACTCAGGTGCCACCAGGAGTAATCACCGAGGAGAAACGCTCAGATACACGATTTCTGCGTCGAGGCTGTCAGAAGGCGCCCCTGGCGGCGTCTAGGGGGCAGATGACGACGAACAACCGGCAGCCCTCAGAACCCGCCACCGAGCGGCGTTATACGGGCATGGACGATCGAACAGAAAACGACCCGTGGGACCCGATGGATGGTGTCCTCGAAATCGACAACACAGGCGCCGCGAGCGGCAACATCACCGAGCACTTCACGCGGGATGAGCGTGTGACCTACCCGGATGTCTCGCGCCTCATCAACGGACGCCCCATTCGTACGCTGTGCGGCCGCGACCTGTATCAGGTGCAGAAGGCGTGCGGCAACGTCCCGTGTCGACGGTGCCAGCAGCTCGTGGGGCGCGAATGATCGCGCAACTGCGGTATCGACGCCGACCACGGTGTGATCGGCTAGCCTTGGAATGCGCTGCTTCGCGCCGCTTCGCTATGCGTTGCGTAGCTCCGCATCGCAAAGCCTAGCCTCGCGTCGCAAGGCTAGAACGGATTGCGTGCGCTGCCTTTGCAGTCGCAGTTCGTGCGGTGCCGGCGGTCAGCCTGGCACTGCAAATCGAACGATGGTGCCTCGATGACAATCACTTCAGGTGCACGCTTGACGGCTTCGTCCGCACGCGCCGTGACCATCTGAGCCTGCACCGCGATCGGGGGTGCGCTCTCGACTGGAACAGTCGACGACGACTCTTCGATCTCGATCTCCACCTCGACGTCCTCTGTCGGCGTCGGTACCGTCGCAGGTGGAGTCTCGATGCTGGGGGAGGACTGGCGTTTGCGGCTCATGGCCTGCAGCCTATCACTCCTGAAAACAGCTGTGCCCAAGCTTCATGCATGGCGTTCAGAAGGGGTTTAGGCCTTCCTTCGGTGCATCGGTGCCAGACAGACCGCATCGCTTCTTCGTTAGTGTGGGCCTTTTGGGGCCTACCTCTGTCGCGAGCTGTCTTCATGCATGGCCTAGCACGCTGAGAAAGGCGCAGCTACTCGTTGCTCCATCGCGACCCTTGCGGATGGCGATGGCTACTAACGAGCGCGTTACGTCTCAGCTGCCGAGTGCATCGGTGACAGCAACCGCATCGACGCCGCCAGTGGTTAACTGCCAACGTCATCGTCGTTTCATGGTTAGGTAGCGGAGATTGGATTTGAACCAACGACCTCGTGGGTATGAGCCACGCGAGCTGACCGGGCTGCTCTACTCCGCAATAATGGATCGCTTCTGGCGCCGGGTGTCGGAATTGAACCGACCTGGGAAACGACTTGCGTCGTTCCTAGCATGTAGACACTGATGAATGACGAGCATGCTCGTCGAGGATTAGTGTCGGAAGTTCGTGCTTCGTTGATAGCGAAGTGATCTCACCAGAGATCGAACCCGGCAAAGTTGATCGAGAGGGATCGAGTTGCTGTGTCGTGGGACCCTTACGGGTGCCCGGGAATTGAACCCGGAACATTCAGATTAGTAGTCTGATGCTCTACCAATTGAGCTAGCGTGTGGACCGCAGCGTAGTGATCACTCTCGAATCGTCGGGGAAGTTGGAGTCGAACCAACCTAGCGTGTAGATGCAACGTGATGACGAGCGTGCTCGTCGAGATGCAGCATCGGAAATTTGGCTTGTTCCAATAACAAGTGCCGCCCACGCGGCTTTTCCCCGAGAAAGAAAAGAATCGTCGTCGACTATTCCGTTGTCAGGTCAAGTTCGCTTACGCGCCCTCAACGAGTTTGTTTCTACACATCGAAGGCGATCGCGTCAAGCGCTTCGATGCCACCCGCGTGTCACTTAGTGGCAACGCCGCGAACGCGAACGACTTTCGCGATCGGAATTTTTGATCGCAGCCGTTGCCACCAACGAAGCTTCGGCAACGCGAACGATCTCCTCTCGGCGCCAGCGGTAGCGCACAGCGAAGCCGTTCGTCTCGTAGATGTACGTCACGTCACCGATGGTGTACCGGTTCACTTCGTGCCAGACGGCGGGCACGACAACGAGGTCAGCCAAGGATGTACCCACGCTTGTCGAGCTGCACCTGGCCCTCGTCGAGCCACTTCTGATGGCTCTCCGTCAGCGCACGTAGCGTGAGCTGATGATCGTAGCGGCCCGTGTGTTCGCAGAATTCGGGGAACACATCCCCGTCACGCGTACGTGGGCACGACGCACAGGTCCCCCAACGACCGTTGCGTGCGAAGCACTTCCACGGGATCGCGTTGCGTGCGGCAGCCCAAGCATGAACGTCTTTGGTGATCTTCATGTGCGAACGACCGTGTCGACGAGATCACGCGCCTTCATTCCGAGCCGTCGACGTTGGCTCGGGCTGAGACGATTGAACCATGCGGCAACCTCACGCAGCTCTGCTTCGCTATAGGGCGGATCGTCCCAGATGCTGTCGCTTGCGCCAAATTCGTAGTTCGCGTCGGACAGGCTGACGTGGAAGATGCCCCATTCTGGATGCTTGCGCAGATACTCCGCGAACCATCGGATGCGCTCGGCGTTGAGACTTGTTCGTGCGCTCGGTGCAGTCATCAGCGGTACTCGATCGGGTTTTTCTCGACGATGATCTTGATGATGTCGCCGTCAGAGGTCTTGAACGCCCAGTGGTGTTCGTTCTGATGATCCGTACCAACGTTGAGGAGGCGGATGCCGTCGGATTCTCGCTTCGATTTGATCGTAGCGTCGAGGATGCCAACGAACGTGTCGAACTGGCTCATGTGGGGATGACTCCGACGGGTGTGATCGAGAAGCCGACCTTGTTGCCGGTCCTGAGGAAGATCTGCGCCGCTCGCGCGATCCATCCGGCTGTGATGGCGATGAACGGAAGATGCGCGCCGTCTTCGCACGTTGCGCCGCCTTCGCCTCCGACACCGTCCGGCGTGAAGTACTCGGACCAGATCGCGCGACCGAACTGTCCATCTGCAGCGAGTGCGCCGTGAAGGAGTGGCGGGCTGATCGTCGTCTTGCCTGGCGCCTGTAGCGTGCACCACGACTTCAACGTCTTGCGCGCCGTGATGTTGTCGACGCAATCGATCACGAGCGTCGAGCCTTTGAGCATGACGTTGATGTTCGAGTTATCGAGACGATGAATCAGGTGCTCGCTCTTCATGCCCCAGTTCATCTGCAGCGATGAGCTGAGTGCTGCCGCCTTGAGCTTGCCGACGCTTGCCTTGTTGTGGAACTGGCTCAGCGTGTTCTTCGCCTCGACGCGATCGTAATCGATCAGGCGCAGACGAGCTTCGTTGCGTAGAAGCATGGCGACGTGCGAGCCGAGGGCTCCGACGCCGACGATGGTAACGAGAGGTTTTTCGTTGGTCATTGCACGTCTCGCATGATGAGTCCGCTCGCGTAGAACTTCGTTTGCCGGGCTTGTTCGAGGGTGTATCTGTGGACTGCTTCACGTTCGAGCCAGCGGTCACGGTTGTACTGCAGGATGTGCCAGACGGTTCCGATCACGAGCCCGTACGCCACGACGATGATCGTGTGCCAAGGCTCTTCGACGCGATCCCGTAGGAGGTACGTCAGTATGAAACAGCTGCCAATGAGCAGCATGATGGCCTGCATGTGCAACCAGAGCGGCTTAATCAGAAGGCGCATTTTATCCCTTGTCGAGAGCATCGACGATGCTGGCGTGTTCTTCGGGTGAAACGAGGCGAGAGCCGTCAGGCGTGACCATGCGTTCGAGCTTGAGCGCGCCAAGCTTTTTGGAGATTCCTTCGGCGACTTCTCGACGGTTCTTGCCCTTTGGGGCCCAGCCACCGCGTACGTACAGCTCGGAAACCGCGTGGAGTAGATAAGCGCGCTCGCTCGCGGTTAGTTCGAGCCTTCCGGCGAAAATGTCTTCAAGTGGTGTATCCGCCATAGCCCCTCTTGGCCTGAGCCTCGCGCGTCGCTTTGCGGAGGTCTCGCCGAACGTTTTTCAATGTACGCCAGTCGCTCGGCGTTGCTGCAACGTGGACGAGACCACCGTTGTTGAGACGCAGAGCTATGTGGCCACCGGGTTTGATGGAGAGCTTGCCCCCACCAAACTCAGCTATCAGCCCTTCGAGCTTCGAGCGCCACTCTTTGATCGTCACGTTAGTAGGGCCGACCGCAGGTATGGCAACATTGAACACGCGGTGATGCCTGCGTTGGGCCGGTCGGCGGATCGTACGGACGATATCCACCGGGAGCCATGCCGAAGGGCGTCTTCGGGCGCAGCATGATCAGGTTGTAGTCGCGTCCCTCAGTAGGCCCGAAGCGATCGACGACGAAGTCACTGATGTCGGCGTTCGCGTCGGCTGCGATGCCAGGGATCGACCCTGCGCGCAGTGCTTCGGTGATCATGCGCTTGATGTCGACCTCGCTCGAATCGACGTGCACGGGATCGGGCAGCTCGTTGTTGCCGCCCGCGTACGTGACGTTGACGCGAGCCTGATCAGGGCGAAGGACGTGGACTAGTGCGTTGTCGTTGTTGTTCATGGTTTCTGTACCTGGTGTGGAAGTAGCTGTGCCTGTTGAATGGTCTCGGGCGTTGCGGCACGCACAACGTCGAGATGTTCTGCTTCGTAAGCTGTGTATGTTCCTTCACGAGGCCAGCGGTCAAGTTCGACGCGAGATGTCCCCGCAATGAACCCGATCACGATCCACTCGCCCTTGAACGTCGGCTCTCGCCTCCGCATCCTAGGGGAGAAGCGCAAGATGTCCCCGAGCTTCACGTAGAGTGCCGCTCCCGTGCGAGCGTTGTACTGTGCTTCACGCACTCGCGCTAGCAGCTCTTTGTACCGATCCTGCACCTAGTACCTGCTGCGTTGGCGAAGCTCGGCGACCCACGGCGTGTCGTCGATAGCAGATACTTGACGACGTTGTTCGCCGACTATGGTTGTCACAACCAGCATGTCACTGGATGTGATCCACCAGGTAAGACGAACTCCGAGTGCACGCTCGATCGCGAGGAACGTGCTCATGTCCGTGTCCGAGGGCCACGGCATGCCGCTGCCCGGATGGCTGTGAGCGAAGCCCTTCAGGATGCCGCGCTGATGCGCGTCCCACAGAACGCCCCACAGACGGGGAGAATCAGGGAGAGCACCGCTCGAACGTCCGTGCGGTTCGTGCCAGAAGAGCACCTCGTCGTTTTTGCCGATGACACAGCCCGCTTCCATCACGACTTCACCTCGCTCGGCGAGAAGATTTCTTTCCATGCCTTCTCGCCGATCTGTTGGCGTGCCTTTGCGAGATCACCTTCGATACGCGTCTTCGCGACACGAAGGTTCTGACTTGCCGTGTGCTCGTCCCTGAGACGGGCTTCGGCAAGCTCCAGCGATTTGGCGATTGCGGTCGCCCGTTCCTGGGCTTTGAGCATCGCTGCGGCTGCCTGATCCTTTTCTGCGCGAGCGGTACGGGCGTTCTCCCACGCCTCGTCGAGGCGATGCTGCAGCTCTACTTCCTTAGAGGCCACGTCGGAGTCTTTCCACACGACGAAGATCAGCACGTCTCCAAACTCGACACGCTTACGGAGAATCGTCGGCCTCGCGTAGTGGTCACGCTCCCTCGCGCTCTTATACGCCTCTGATGAGAGCGGAACCTCTTCCTCAGCCGTGAAGAAGCGCTTCTCTGTGCGTGGCTCACCTTCGACGAGTTGCCAACCTTCTTGTGTGGCTTCATAGAGCTTGTCTGACGTGACGGCTTTGTAGAGCTTCATGTTGGGTGTCTCCATTTCACGAGCTTGTCTTCGCGAATAGCTTCGCGAATGACGGCAGGCAAACTCTCCAATGTGAAGAGCGTGTCGCCCTTGCGGCCGGTGCCGTGATCGGTGAGGCACACGCCTGCATCGATCACATGCATCGTCTCATCGACGACGCACTGCAAGCGCTCGTCATCGACGCGATAGGTCACCACGAATTCGCGACGCGTGGGACCCTGACGCCAATCGAGTAGCTCTGCACCGCCGACGGCAAGTGCCGCACGCGCCGCCGTCAGGAAGTCGATGCGTGCCATCTCACGACGGCCAGCGCCGGTACCAAGTTGCGTTGCGATCACCGCACGGCGCTCCTCTGCCGCACGGCGCTCCTCTTCTTCACGAAGCTTGCGTTCAAGCTCGGCGCGAATTCGTTCCGCTTCCGTGCGTTGATACGACTCTAGCCGGAATGCTGATTCGAGCGCGGGCGTCACGCCCTTGATGTGCGTGATCGATGGCGCCCGATCGTAGAAGGCCTGCAGCACATCGGGCTCGGGACCGAGAGGCGCGTCGAGATTCTTGAAGATGACCTGCCCCGCCGTCCAGATGCGGCCGACAACGACCCGCGAGAACCGATCGATGGTGTCATCGATGAGGTACACGCGTTCGAGTGTCTTCGTGATCTCCGCAGGATCGATGCGGCCGTGGAGGGTATCGGGTGCGAAATGATCGCCGACGAGGTAGCCCGTCATGCACGTCTTCTCGACGAGCAAATCGTGATTGGGCGCGACCTCTTTCGGGTCCTCGACATCGCGTGCGTTCAGCTTCCAGCTGTACCAGCCGTGTGCACGCGGCGCGCGCCCTTTGATGCGCAGCATGCGAGTTCGCGTGTGAACGTTGCGGCCGCCGAGCCACGGGGCCGTGATGCGCTCGTCGGCGGTTTGCAGAAGGTCTTGCCAGCCGGTCATCATGGCTCGTACTCCAGCGCAGAACTGCAGCGCTGGCATGTGACAGTTCTCGTCAACGTTCCTGGGGACAACACCTTCACAGCGGGTCCTCCAGGTTCGGCTCGGCCCACGGTATCGCCATAAGCTTGATGGCGCGCTCGACGTCTGAATCGGTGAGTCCGTCGGTAGTGTCCGTGTGGATGTGACGATCGACGAGATGTGCCATATCGCAATCGTCGTCGATGATGATGAAGGCCGTACACGGCGGATTGTTTCGCCGGAGCCACGTGGCGATCTCGTGACCGCGCTGTGCCCACCGATTGCGTGCCCCGACATACGGTCGTGAGTAGCCTTCGCTATCGATGTAGCCGCCGAACTTTTTGGCGGCGTCGTCGAGCATGCCACGATCTTTGAACGCATCTGGCGTTGCGCCGATGATCTCGCCCTCGAAGCCATGCAGCGTGAGGATGCGATGAATCTCATCGAGCGCTAGCAGCTTGCGCCATGTCGAACTGATGACGAGCTTGGCATCGGTTGCCGCGATGATTCGATTCAGGCGTTCGACACACGCCGTGTCGATGTTGTGCTCGAACAGCAGATCTCGCATCGCAGGTTCTTCACCACGCGCTTTGGCCGCGAGGCGTCGACGTTCACGGTCGAGCGCGAATCGTTCGCTGTTGAGCACTCCATCGATGTCCTGAAAGATGACGTTCATCGTGGCCACCCCCTACACGGGACGCAGATGTCTTCGCGTCGTTCCTTGTTCAGCGTTTCGTCCGTGATCGTGCCGCAGAACATGCACAGCGTCGGATACCGCTTGCGTGGCCACACGTGCCATCGAACCCACAGCTTCAGGCGCCTCCATCGATTGCGTAGCGACACCTGATCGTTCTACGCGCTGGGGGTGACGTCGACGTCAGCGCCCAAGCTCGGCGAGGATCCTTCGCGTGTTCTCGACGAGCAGCTGGTGCCGTTGCTCGGCCCCAGCAAAGACTTCGCCCCACACGGCTTCGACGCAAGCCTCTAGCGTGGGGTAGCCCGCGCCCTCGCAGAGCGTGAAGCCGAGGCCTCGCGTCCAGATGTAGGCCCACCCCCGAACGGCTTCGTACACGTTGATCGTGTGCGTCGTGCCGTCGGGTGCCTTCCATTGACGAAAAAAATCCGCGTCCGAGATTCTCGTCCAGCCCATCATGGTCAGACCTCGATGCCTGGGACGAGCCGACGCAGCTGATCGATCTCGTGCCGAATCTCTTGGCGACGTGTTTCGACGGCATGCTGCACGACGTGCGGTGGTTCGATCGACCACGACGGAGCCGTACGGTCGAAGCCCGCGAACGTGACCGCATGTCCCGACGGCGAGATGAGCCAGATGCGCCCTTTCGCGTCGACGAATGCGGCCTTGATCGTTTCACCGACGACCGCTTCCATGATGTGCGTGTCGTTCTGTGCTGCGCCTGCGTATGCTGCGAGAGTCATACTTTCTCCGGTCTCGGCCTACCGCACTTGCCGCATTCTGATGGACGCCCGATGAAGGAGCCGCCGCACTCGCAGCGATCGTAGTTGAGCCTCAGATGGCAATCACAGTCTTTGCTGTGATCGTTTGCCTTCGAGCAATTGCTCGCATGCATACCAGACGTATGAGCTGCAGCTTCTACAGCTTCCACGTTTGATAGCTGCAAACGATCGAGCCCTTGAGCCTGAGGCTGTGTAAGCGGGCTACGTTTGTAGAGTGCCCCGTGGGCTGCTGTCAGACCTTCGCGCATCGGGCGGGACTGATTGTTGTGCTCCCATCCCGAGAAACGAAATTCGTATTCGTCGCTCTTGCCCCACCGCGCGAACATTTCGAGGATCAGTTGCTCTTCGAACGTCTCAGGCTCGAAACGAATGCCGATGCGATCGTCGGTTGCACGCTCGAACTTTGCCTTCACTGGATCACCTCGTGTAACAGATGCATTGAGGATCGTCGTCACCGCATCGCGTGCAAAGCCCGGCCGCACCCCACTCTTTTGCACGCTGTTCTTTCGAGGCCACCTGCTCGTCTCGTGCGAGCTGCTGATCGATCCACGTTAGCGCGGCCTCGATCGTATCGTCTTGCGGTTCAGCTGCCGTATCGACAGCTACACGTGCCAGTTTGCCGAGTTTTAGTAAACCGACGCGTGTCTCGAATGACATCGCCATTGATTACGCCCAGGCCGGCTTGGCGAGCAGATCGGTCTTGAGGATGAGATCGATCAACGTCACACGCGGCGTATGCATGGGCTGAGCGCGAACACCGACGGGCGCCGCCTGCATCAGCATACGAATCGTGCGCGGAATCGCGTACGGATCGTTGAACGTCTCGGGCTGGATCATGAAGCACGGAACACCGAGATTCGCCGCCGTCATGCGGACACACGAGCCACGGTCACCGAGCTTGAGCAATCCGAACGCGACAGGATTGATGCCGGATCCGCGTACCGTCGAATCGAACGGCACGTCTTCCTCGTCGCCGACGACGATCATCACCGCATCTTCGTCGGCAGCGGGCTTGTACTTCGAGAGCACACGAACGCCCTCTTTGTGATCAGTGCCGCCGCTTGCGCGAACGCCCTTGAACGCGTTGACCACGCCAGCCGCAGACGGGTGCGGAAGCTTGATCTCCGTGCCGACGGTGTTGAACGTGGCGATGTGAATGCGATCCGCAGGGAAGCCCTGGAGGAACTTCGAGATGCATTCGATTGCGCTCTCGATCGCACCCGTCATCGAAGAAGAGCGATCCACCAAGAAGTAGACACGCATGTTGCGCGTCGCCTTCTCGACTTCCTTCTGCAGCACCTTGTCCGCTGCCTCTTCGAGCTTGTCGGCGATCTCCTGGCTGCGGACGTTACGCGCGATGTTCGCCGCACGCATATCGTCGGCCTGCTTCATCGCAGTTTCCCAGTGTGCGCGCACGAACGGAACATCGAGCAGGCCCAGCTCTTCGAGCGTCGGTGTCATGTTGACGATGTCCTTCGAGCTGAGGCACTTCATCTGAATGGCGCACGTGACCACCGCACGCGTCACGCCGACCTCGGGGGGCAGCAGTGCGACAATGCGCTTCCAGTCAGGCTTCTGCGTCGAGATCGCGAGGCAGACCTCGTGCTCGTTCTTGCCCGCCCACGATTCGGCAGCGGTGACCGCTTCACCGATAGCAATGCTACGGCGACCGTCCTTCGCCTGCGCCTGCTTCCAACGCAACGCCTTGAAGAAGTACGGCGTCGTCGGCTTGTAGCCCACGTGACGTGCGAGATCCATGACCGTACCGCGCCAGCCGTCCTTCACGAGGCCGTCGAGCAGCTTCGGGTTCTCTTCACGGTGGCGCAACCACTTCTCGACAACCTTCGGCCAGCGACCAAGGGGCGCCTTGCGTGTGCTGTTGCCAAAACCCAGCTGATGGTTGATTGCCACGACCTCGGGCAGCGTGAGCACGTCGTGAATGCGCATGAGCATCTTCGGTGCGAAGTGCTTCTTGTCCTTGCGCATGAGCAGCATCATGGCCTCGCCGATGTCGCGATAGTCAGCATCGAAGAAGGCGACCTTGCCCGCATCGAACACAGGATCGCCCTTGCGCGCCTGCACGAGCATGAATGCCGCGAGCAGCACCTTCAGATCCTTGTGCTCTTGCACGAACGCGTAGCTCGCCCACTTCGCTGCAAACTCGTTGTCGAGGCGGTAGACCTCGGCGATCTGCTTGTAGAACCACGCCGCGACCTCGGGGAAGATACCCGGCTGACGATACGTTCCAACGAGCTTGGCGCCATCCATGATGGCTCCGTTGCCCATCAGAATGCCAACCTTCGTGCGCACGTCCTTCTTGCCGCGCTTCTCCAGCTTGTAAACAACGCGCTCGTTGTTTTCTTCCTTGTACGTCGCAGCCGTCCACTTCACGCCAGTGGGCGATCCGTCGACTTCGACAATGCCAGGACGACCGTGGAACAGGTGATCCTGATACGTGAGAAGCGTGTTGATGATGTGCTCGGCAGGGCCGAGGTTTTCGCGTGCGTTGACCATGGTGACGTTGTCCTTCTGGGCCGACCCCGTAGGCATCGGCGCAGTTGATGAATCGTGCGGGAGAGAACTAGGTCGGCTTGCCGGCAGTCTTACTGAGCGCCTTGAGGCCCTCTTCGATGATGGCTCCGAGCGTCGGGACATCCGTGCGATCGATGCCAAACGCTCCATGCCAGCCCTCGACTGCGGCTTGCTGCAAGAGCTGATGGGCCTGGTTGTAGGCTTTCATCGGGACCTTGACGGTCGTGTGATCGCCCTGCGCGCGGGCCTTCTTCGGCTGTTTCGGCATGATGGTTCCTGGGTGCCATACTGTGGCAGTTAGTGTCAAACGAAAGGTTAGCCGCTGTTTGGGCCCGTCGCAATCACGACGAGATCCGAGCCTACGACGCTGAAATTCACGATGTGCACGCCGCGAGATAGCAGCTCGTTGAGCGCAGTCACGACGTGCGATGCGATCGGCGTTGGCAACGGAATCGATATCGCGTGTCGAGGTTCGCGTTCGCTCAGCCGTGTCGAGATGCGTGTGAGCCACACGCGTAATGCACGCACAGCTCCGCGTGTTCGTGCAGACCAGTTCGCATCCACGCGTTGGTTGCGAGCGTCGTCGAGTTGACCCTCGATGTGCGCCAGCGCGGTCACGATAGCCGTGCGCAACTGTCGGACCTCTTCAACGGTGCCCTCACGCAAGATGCGTTCGCCATCTCCGCGCGTGTACTGCCCGACAAGCGGCAACGCATCGTCTGAACGGTCAGGCATCGTTCGATTGCGATGACGTCTTGTAGAAGACAGTCGTGAACGACAACGTCAGAAACTCTTCTGCGCGATCGGCTTCCGGTGTCCACCCTGGTGGCGGCTCTCGATGTGCCGGCGTCGTGATGAGTCGGCCGCACCGTTTTGGATCGAAACGTGGTCGAACGACATGCCGTTGCATTGGCACGTGTTCTAGCCGCTGGGGCTGTCTTTGCTGCTAAGTGCTACGACGGCGCCGGCTTTCGCCGACTGCGACCGCGCCCAACGTGGCGATCACGAGCCCCGTCACGAGGGCCCCCTTGTGCAACGTCGGCAACGACCGAAACGCAGCAGCCCATGCGCTCGGCGAGTACCACGCGACTCGCGCGGACGGCACGGCGTTCGTCTTGACCTGCGTACCGGCACTCGGAGGCGGAGCGGACGACGTCGGTGCCGGCGCCGAGTAGCTCGACGTGTATTGCGGCGTGTATGGCTCCCACGGCAGCTCGCGTGTACCACCGTCGTCGGTGTTGGTCGGCGTTGAGGTCTGGGCGGGCGCGGATGGCGGAGGCGGGCTCGGCTCCGTGTAGCTCGGTTCCGGCACGTACGTCTGGACGTTGAAGTACGTGGGGCTCGGCTCTGGCGCGACCGTCACCTGCGTACCGGCGCTCGGAGGCGGAGCCTCTTCGTACTTCCCCTCACGCGGCTGAAACACCGGCTCGGTGGGGGCGACATACGATTTCACTGGCTCGGTGTACACGAACGTCGACGTGGGCTCCGGCGTGGGTTCGACATACGTCGTCCTCGGGCGCTCGTAGGTCGAGCTGGTGCTCTTCGTTGCCGTGTAGATGTCCGTGTAGGCCGGCTCGGTCGGGGCCGGAGCCGTGTACACAGGCGCAGGCGCGGATGCCGCGTCGATCTCTGCACGCGTTGCCGTCCTGGTCCTAGTCGTCGTTGTATCCGCAGACGTTGTCGTGCGTGCGTACGGATCGCGGGTCAGGCCGAGGCCTCGCAGGAAGAGCATTCCTGTAGGCTATCAGATTCAATTGAGATCTTCGGCCTTCTTCTCGCCGAACGTGTCTTCCCAGTTCTTGTCGAAGGTTGGGCTAGGAAACCAGCCAACGGTAGTCCCTCGGGAATCGTTGACGCGCACGCCGCCGTTCGAGCGGTGGATCGTGACGTCTTCGACGGAAGAGTCGGTGACCACGGGCTCGCCGCGATCGTCTGCCTCGACATGCATCTTGATGAGCTTGCCGGGCTCAGAAGTTTCGTCGTTTTTGCTCATGAGGAATCCTTGGAGAGCTTTGCGCTGGAGAGCTTTGCGCTACAAGGCATAGCCACGCGTCGCACTGCTCCGCACCGCCGCGTGAACTAAACGATGTTCCTTCGCTTCGCGTGCTGCAGCTTGATGATCGTCTTGCTCAGCACGTCCGTGTAGACCTTCTGCACGATCTTGTTGATCGTGTAGCGAAGGTCGATCACGCGCCCTGCAAGCTCTTCGGCGCCCGGCAACGTCGGCGCTGAGCGCTTCGGTTTGGCGGCAACGAGCGCGGTGTCGATCTGCGCCATCGTTGTTTTGGTAATGCGATCGCGTTGTGCATTCGTCAGCTTCTCGACGGGCTTCTTCTTTTTCTCGACGACGCGTTTCGTAGGCGTCGTCTTCTTGCGCTTCGGCATGTCAGGGCTCCCAGGTGACAGGTTCAGGTGCGTCGGGTTCGACGATGCGAGCCGTATCACGATCGTCGTCGATCGGCACGGTCTTGAGGGTGTTGTCGGGAAGGCGCAGCAGAAACGCATGCGTGCGCCCCCAAGGTACGAGGGTCATTACGACCCCACGCACGACTTCACGTGCGAGGACTTCGTTGTCCATGTTGATCGTGACCGCACGATCGATCTCAACGGTCTGCCCGACGAGCGTCTCTGGTGCGTTGAGGGCATCGCGAATGCGGCGTGCGACGTTGAGGGACTTCGTCCGAGCAAGCGTGATGTTGCCTTGTTTGATGTTCACGTAGCCCTGCTCGGGATCGGGCTGCACCCAGACGCGTTCAGTCGTCTTTGTTTCAGTCATCCTCGTTCTTTTTCCTTCCCGTGAGGACCCATCGCACGAAGGCTTCGATCTCACGTTGAACAGCAAGGGCGGTGTCGTACGCTGCGCTGATCTCGACAGGAGTTGCGTCGTTGTCGGCAGTCGCGTCGGCAATCACCTTGTCGGTGTACTCACGCACAGCCTGACGATCGAGGCGCCCGTGCACCTGCTCGACGAAGATGGGCTCACCATCTTGGGAGGGCATGCCGCTCTCCTTGTAGAGCTTGAGCAGCGCGCGATCTACGTTGCGGTCTTTGACAAGCATCTCGATATCGCGCTCGCGGGCCTCGGTGTTCATGCGATGTGCGTCGATTTGCTTGAGCAGGCACTCGCGCGGACAAGCCGCATTCCTGATCGCGCAGTAGCCGTCCTTGCCATGCCCGCTCTCGATGCGGGCCATCATCGTGCATCCGCGAGATGCATTGTTGTCGGGTGTGTTCTTCGCTTCGGCTTGAAGCGTTCTGATGACGTGATCGCGATCGTTGATCGCAACGCGCAGCTCGTGGATGGTCTTGGCGATCAACACGACGCGTGTCGTGCCGCGAAATGCGTTGTCGAGCTTGCCGCCGTACGCAATCACATAAGCAAGTTGCTTGAGCGACGCCGCGTCCTCGAAGGCGGGCGTCGTGTCATCGATCGGTGGGGCCGGTGGGGCCGGGCTCTCGTTTTGGCTAGGCATTAGTACCACTCCTTCCAAGAAGACTCTGCGATTTCGTAACAAGGCACGCAGATGAAGAACTTGATGCCTGCCGCCGTCGCCAACGTGCGTGGCCCCCGACATCGCGGGCATTCGTAGAAGATCGGCTTCCACGTCTTCGGTGGACGTGGCGTGTTGTCATGCCGACCTTGATGGCAGCCGTAGCTCTCGACGAGGATGTGCCGCTCTTCGTAGTCGATGTCGTCCTGCGATCGGAGGCAAAACCGGCAGCGGTTCAGTTCTTCTGGCGGCGCACCGCCGACGATCACTTCGTGCCCGTTGCAGTCACAGCAACAACACAAAGGACGTCCGGTGTGGGTCGGGTCTGGCATAGAAGAATCCTTGGAGTGGCGTGCAGCTCATTGCGATGCCGTGCCCAGCTACGCATCGCATAGCGTGGCTTTGCCTCGCATAGCAAAGCTATGCGCAGCCCAGCATCACGTTGCATTGCGAAGAAGCGTTACGGCAGCAAACGATGAACAAGATCGACGAGCCATGCGGGCGTCGAGTTGCGTGCTTCGCGACCCGCGACACCAAGGTCGAGGTAGCCCGCCATCTCTCCGAGCTTCACGCCGCTCGAATCGATCGCAGCGCCCGCGAGGCTGTGTCCGGTGATGGACGCAATCTGCACGGCAGAGAGCCCAGCGTGCTCACGTGACGTGATGAACGTGTGGCGTACGAGGTGTGGATGCAGATGTCCGAGCCCCGCAGCGCTCGCACGTTGATCGAACGTCTTGTTGATCATCGGCATCGAGATGGCGCCCGTGCCCGGATGCCACTCGGTAGCGCCACGCTTGCCGATGCGCTTGTGCAATCGAGCGAGCATGTGCTGCCCACGATACTTGTGCTGGCGCAACCACGCCTCCCACGTGCCGATAGCGTGCATCGCTGTATCTGAGAGTGGAACGTCGAATTCGACGTTGCCGCCGACACCTTTGATCGGCACCTTCACGACCGGGTAGCCGTAGCGAGCGTGCGGCTTGATGCGATCGAACTGCAACCCGACGAGTGATTTGCGGCGCATGCCGGTCTCGAATCCGACGACAAGCATGACGAAGTCTCGGTGATCGACGGGCGTTGTCGGTGGCTCCATACAAGAGATCAACAGCTGCTCGATCTCGTGCTGCGAGAGTGCGAAGCGCTTCTTGTCGGCGTGATCGTCGGCGCGCTGCTGTACGATCGCGAAGTCGGCTTCGGGGCGCCCTTCACGAATGGCGTACCACTTCGAGACGTAGCGCAGGCTGCTGATGTACCCGTTGACGGTACGGACCGAGGCACCGCTTTGGAGCAACCAGTCGTAGAATTCTTGCGCCCGCACACGCGTCCAGTTCTTCGGGTTCTCGCCTGCGAACGCGATCCAGCGATCGATGATGTTCGCGTAGTTCTCTTGCGTGACCGGCGAAAAGCCGGACCGATCGAGGATGCTATGCAGCTGACTCTTAGCCATACGGGTCGAGTCTACTTGTTGCCGCTGTCAGTGGCGGGTAGTTCGAGTGTTTCGAGGGCAAGCGAGATGTCTTCCAACGTGATGCGGCCCTGACAGGTATCCGCGTGGCCACGTACGACGCCGTCACCGACGCCGTCGCATTGATCGCAGTACTGTCCGTTTCCGATTTGTTTGCCGTAGCGATTCAGCAACGAAGACGCACGCTGCAAGATGTCGCGTAGGCCCAGCTGTTCGAGTCGATTCATCTAGGGCACTCCGTTCGGCCAGGGAGGTTTGTTTGGATCGGGATGCTTCGGGCACGCGACGTCGCTTGGCGTCGGGTCATCGCAGAAGCAGTGCAACGGGTCCTCGGGCTTGCGCAGCGGGCAATCGAGGCAGCGATTGATCGGCTGGTAGTTCGAACACGCGTGCCCGCCTAGCGCGGAACGATGGCAGTACGGAGTGCTCATGAGGAAGTTCCTTGGAAGGGTTCGCGATGCGTCGCGTTGCCTTAGGCCGCGTTGCAACGCCCGACGGTGCATTGCGTGGCCCGGCATAGCCTCGCGTCGCGCGGAAAAATAGGGGTGACCTTGGAGCGCGTCGCCATGCAGAGCAGGGCTGCACCACGCAGTGGCTCGCTACGCCCGGCCATGCTGCGCAGAGAAAATCAAACAGAGGTGACCTTGGGTTGGGGCGCGATGCAATACAGCGCAGTGCGCTGCCATGCGCAGCCCAGCTGCGATTTGCAGTGCGCTGCCATGCGCAGCTACGCATTGCAGTGCGCAGCATTGCCAGGCCACGCAGAGCGACTACCTGCGCTTACCAAACGCGCTGAACACCAGATCGTTGCCAGGCTCTGCGTCGCAACAAAAAGGGCCCTGGCTTGTATACTAGTAATACAACGGTTACGGCTGGCCTGGGAAGTTTATACCAACCTTCATCCGCCCGACGTCGAGCCTGAGGCTCCTCGACGAGCACGGTTTCGATCGCGCCACGGCGAGATCGCAATTGGTGGCCACCAATCGGAAGGCTTGCCTAGGATGCGGCGCACGATGCGAATCGTCCGGGTCCAGCATTCGGTGCAAACCTCGCCGTACGGCCCACGATTGGATGCGCCACCGCCACCGCACGCATGACAGTAGAGCGCCATCGAGAATGTCCTTGGTTCGGGTTGCGTCGCAGAGCATCGCAGCGCCACACGAGTCCTCGCCATGCGCCACATAGCCTTGCCTCGCATCACGAGGCCCTGCCTGATGAAAAATGTAGTGACCTTGGATCGCGAAGCTATGCGCCGCCCGGCATTGCCGCACGTAGCGTCGCCTCACCTTGCGCAGCCACACGTAGCGTCGCCTCGCGTTGCAATGGGGCGAAACTATCGAGGCATTGCCTTCACGGCATGCATTACGTAGCGACGAAACGCTTTCACGTTGCGTGCACTGACCGGTGTTGCCTTGAGACGCCGTTTCACAGCCTGCAGCCGCAGACGACGCGCAGTACGCGCAGGAACATCATCATCGATGGGCCGTCCTACTACTCGTAGGGCTTCGAGGACGTTTCGTGCGGCCTTGTTCCATGAAAGCTTGAAGCCAAACGTAGCGAGCGCCGCAATCTCCAATGCAGTGACCACGTACTCGTGCCGATCTTGATGATGGGCCGCCATGGCATCGATTTCGCGCTCGAAGTCTCGGCGAGCCACTCCATGCCCTATCACGATTGCGTGCGCTAGTTCATGCGCGGCGTACTCGGTTTCTTCCTCGAAGAGGTACCAGTCAGCATTCTTAGCGATCGAGATTAACGCACGTTCGAGAGTCTTGGGTTTCATGGTTGCGTGCTGCAGACGACGCCTTCACTCGCGTAGAGATCGCCGCCGCTGATGGGATGTTGAAACGCGCCGCCACCGATCAATGCGACGCACGGCACGGTGAACAGCGCCTTGAGTGCCTGTCCACAGCGATACGTTTCTTCGACGACGCCGCCGCCCATGAGGTCGTTACGAACCCATCCGAAGAGGACGCGGTTGTGTGCTTGCGTCGCGCTCATCGCAGCGTCGCAAAACACGCCGACCGTCACCGTCGACTGGCAGAGGCCGAACACGGCGAGCGGACCCATCGGATCGGGCTCGGTGATCGAGACGTTGCAGTACGGCTCGAAGCTCGGTGCATCGGGCATGCTCACATCAAAGCCCGCATCGGGCTGAAGTGCCTCACCGTCGACGCAGCCGACAAGCAGCACGAGAAGAATCGCACGCATGTGAACCTCCATGTAGAGGGTAACCTTGCTTTGCCACGCCACGCTGTGCCGTACTTTGCACCGCTACGCACCGCACCGCATTGCAGAGCTTAGCTAGGGACAGCAGAGCCTTGCAGGGCTCGGCGGCGCAGCGCTTCGCACCGCTGGGAACTACTTACGGGCAGGCATCGACAGCTCTTCGACGGTGCGATGAGGGTCGAAGATGCGCACGCCGCGATAGAGGAACGCCTCCATCAACTCGTGTCGCACGATCAGCTCGGCGAGTAGCCATGCTGTCTTGACGACAGACGACTCGGTCGTGCCGTACGCGATGAATTCCTGCCGCCCGGAGCCCGTACCGATCAAGCCCGTGTGCGTATCGGGGCGACGAAACGTCGTGTTCACGAGCCAACCACGATGGCCGGCGGAGTCGAAGTGGAACACGGGCTCGATGTGCCACGCCCATCCCATGTCGAGACACGACGGCGCGAACGTGATGTTGTCGAGCACGCCCTGCAGCGCGCTGATGGAACGGATCGGTTCTTCTTGCACGAGAAACTCCTTGGGATGGTCTGCAGGGCGTTGCAAGCATCGCACTAGACTGCATCGCCCAGCCGGGCGTTGCTCCACGTAGCGAAACCACGCGCCGCCGTGCGAGGCGCAGAAACTTACGCGGCCTTTGTCTTCTTCGCGTCCTTGTCGGTGACCGCGACTTCGCGCTGCCACTTCGTGACGTTGAAGCGGCCCATCGGACCCTTGCGATCCGGGCGCCAGTCGCCAAGGCCGATCTTCGAGCCGAGGTCGTCGACGAGCACACGCACGAGCGCCTCGTCGAACATCTTGCCGTCGACGATCAGCGTGAACGGCAGCTTCCATGCATCGAAGCGCGGACGGTGACACATGATGCGACCACCCGTCGACGGGATGACGACCGAGCGCGAATCGACCTCCCACTGGATCGGAGCATCCGGCTTGAACGGATCGACAAGCACGCACTCCAGCTCTTCGACCTGCACGCCAGCGGGCACGAGCGACGAGCGGCCCGTCGTGATCTGCTTGCGCCCCGCCTTGTGGAACTTGCCGGCGGCGATGAGACCGCTGAACACGTTCGGGCCGGGGATCATCGGCTTGCCGTCACCGGTCATGTAGAGCTTGGGCTCGGCCTGCTGACGCGGCGTGCCCTTCTCGTTCACCTTGATCGCGCTCGACGTGCCTGCGCTGACCTGCGCGGCGTTGCCGTCGGTGAAGCGGTTCATGAGGATGGGCGAAGCGCCCTGGATTTCGACGAAGATCTTGTACGTGGACATGTTTCCTTGCTGTTGTTCGAGTTGCTGTTTGGTTGTCAAAGAGCGAAGTGACCTTGGAGAGCGCTGCGCGGCTATGCATGGCGCAGCCGCACATTGCATCGCGTAGCCGGACGATGCCTGACGATGCGTTGCGCCGCATCGCTTTGCCGTGCGCCGCAGTGCTGCGTGAAAGCTAGTGTCGTTTTGTGCGAGGGCGGACGTCAGCGCGGCCGTTGTCGACGATCAGATCTTTGATCGCCGTCCATCCAGCCCAACCGTCAGGCCATCGCACGTTCACCAGGCGTGATCCGCGACGAGGAAAGCTAACGATGCGCCCCCAGCGCGCACGTCCGCGTTCTGGTTTCTTCAACCCAACCCGTACGCCGTGCTTGAACGGGAACGGCTTGCGGTGGTCCTCAAGTTCATTGAGCGCGGTCTCGATTGCTTCGGCAAGATCCCACCACACTCCAATGATGCTGCGTGCCTTGTATTGCTTGACGTACGCGCGTAGCTCGCGCTCCTGTTCATTCGATAGCCGTCGACTCATCGCTTGTTCCTCGCTACGACCATCGCACGACTCTTGTCGTCGAGGCGGCGCTTGGTGGCGCGTCGATCGTTTGCACGGCGATCGGGTTTGCCCGTCTTGCGAACGCGTACGGCGTAGTCGAGCGCGCCCTCACGCTCGATATAGACCTCACTCAGCTTTCGTTCACGAACGACGTGAAGTCCGAGATCGAAGGCACGGTTGATTTTGCTGACAGCGTCTTCGACGGCAAGACGAATCTCGTCACGAAGGGCGTGCGTGATTGGAGGCTCCTTGCCACGCGCAGCGATGCGAGCCTCTGCGTCGGCGATCAGCGTCGAGCGGTGACGCAGCTCTCGATCGATTTCACGAAGGCGTGCATCGATCCCTTCGCGCACTGTCGGCCCCACGCCGCACTGAATCGAGATGTTCAGCTGCCTGCGCTCGTGCAGCAACATCTCGTCGGCGACGTACGCTGGCCGCGTTTTCTTGGGCACGCCTGCGATGTCGCGTTCACCGGGGGCGCGCACGAGGTTTTGCTCGATTTTTCCTCGGTGGTACCGGTTGACGAGATCGCGTTCGGTTCGTGCCGGTGTCTTGGCGATCGGTTTCGGTTTTTTGGGCATGCGGCCTCACTTCCCGTTCGGCGTCTTCACCGAACTCCCATGACCGCACAGAGGCGGCACGGTGATGCTGAATGAATTCTTGCGGTGATGCGAAGACGTCGACACGGTTAGCGGGCATGCGAGGGAATGCCGGATCGCGCGGCATCTTCGCCATGTTCGCGGACAGCATCAGCGAGCCCGCACAGATGTTACCGATGGCTTGCGCCGACCACTTTCGCTGCCAGTGCTCGTCCTCGTAGTCGATCGACATATGACACGGCAGCGGCATCTCCATCGAGATCTCGATGATGAAGCTCTCGGGCTTAGCTGCACCGAGCCAACCAGGCATCGCTTTTCGACGGAAGGGGCACTCACCGCACGGCTTGCTACACGCCGGACGATACGTCACGACGGCTGCGCCTCGATGTCGAGCACGACGGCGTCGGGTGCGGGTGCCTCTGCATTCTTGAGAAACTCGTCGCGATACGTCTTGGCGTTGAACCCGAAGCGTTGATGCTTGAGGAACAGATCTGGCGCGATCACGTCGAGGATCACGCACACGCATTCGCTCTCGAAAAGCATCTTGCCGTGCTCACCCGCATACGCGTCCTTGTCCGGCAGGTCCTTGTCCGGCAGGTCTCGAAAAGCCATCCGCGAATGCAGTACGACGAGACGCGAACGCTTGAGCCCATCCTCGTGGTTGATGAACCAGAAGTCATCGCCAGCAGATACCGGCGGCAGCTCGACGGCGAGT